CGTACATCATAATCGGCACAAGACAAATACCACCTATCTCTTCAGGTAGGTGCCCTCACTAAAAAACCAGAACTTGACATTCTTGGACATCGGGAGGCCACGCCACTAATAACGTACATCATAATCGGCACAAGACAAATACCACCTATCTCTTCAGGTAGGTGCCCTCACTAAAAAACCAGAACTTGACATTCTTGGACATCGGGAGGCCACGCCACTAATAACGAAAGGTTTATATACAGCAAAAATACATGAATGAAACTATAACTGAAACACATAAAACCTTATCGAATCCGCCACCTTCGACAAATGGTAAAACTTCGATTTTTGAGAAGAGACGAATCTTGGCATCTCTAGATAAAACGCATCGCGATTTTAATACCTATATGCGTAATCTGCAGAAGGTATTGGAGGTGTTTGAGTATCCTTCGTTAAGGCCTAATCAAGTTGAACCTGTAATCCATTTGTTAAAAGGTCAAGATTTGCTGCTTGTATCTAGTACATCTTCTGGCAAATCTTTTTGCTATATTGCCCCATCCTTAGCGATGGGGTATAAAACCATAGTGTTTTTTCCTTTGGTAGCGTTAATTCAAGACCAATGGAAAGAGTTGATGCAGAGAGGAGTGCGTGTAGGCGTAGTATCTTCGGGAGTATCATTAACAGAAGCGAATAAAGCCATGGCCGAATGGGAGCAGGGTGCTTTGGACTTTTTGTTTGTGGCTCCGGAAAGATTGCAAAATAAAAAATTTTTAGAGCTAATGGATAGAGTCCCCCCTGATTTTGTTGTGGTGGATGAAATTCATTGCGCCTATGAGCAGGCTACCTCGTTTCGATCTTCGTATAAAAAGATAGCGCCATTTGTGGAGCGGGTTTGTCCAAAACTTTTTCTTGGCCAGACAGCTACGATGTCGGATGATGTGGAAAAGGCTGTTAGAGAAATTTATAATCTAAAGGACACGCCTAAGTTAGTTAAGTCTTATCCAAGACCGAATTTGCATTTTCGTTCAATAAAAATTGAATCGGACAAGGCTGATGATTGGGTATTTCGGGAACTTAATAAAGCCCCATTGGTTCCTAGTATCGTTTATTGTTCTACAGTTAATATGGTATCCGATCTTTACAGGATTTATGGTCCTGCAATTGTTGGGGGTTCCATGATGTACACAGGACAAATGTCTCCATCCCAACGTAAAGCCAATCAAACGAATTTTCTTAACGGTAATATTCGTGTGGCTTTTGCTACCAATGCTTTTGGAATGGGTATTAACAAACCTGATATTGGCAGAATTATTTTACGCTCGTTTCCAGGAAGCTTGGAGGAATTAATTCAGGAGTTCGGCAGAGGAGGTCGCAACGGTTGTGACTGCGATTGTGTCCTGTTGGCGGATTATCGTACATTAAATACACAAAACTTCTTTATCGATACAGCATTTCCTGACATTCGTTATTACTATAAATTTTTTGACGCTTTAAAACAATTTCAGAATCCCAGTACGCATATGGTTACTGCTACATTAAAAGAGTTGGCAGACAAGATTGGTATTCATCCTATGTGTATTGGGGGCATTAGTGAAGCGTTGAAAGGGTTTAAGATAATTGATCGCGCTGAACCTACTACAGAGACTCAAATTAGATTTCTTGACTGTCCTGATGATACGTCTTCGGGTGTAGGTAAAAAATTTGCATTGTATAAAGAGAAAATTGATTTAATAGGTATTGATAATACTGATCTTTCTTGCTTTGAAGTTGATTTAGAATATCTTGCAGAAGAAGTTGGTGCATCTAATGTAAATACGATTAAAACTAATTTAACTAAATTTCAAAATTTAGGCTGGATAGATGTAAAAATGCCTTCTCGTAGTCAACCAATTAAGATTATTGGAGATATGTCATTATTTAGTGAAGAAAAAATTAAGCAAGAGCGTGAAAAAAAGAAATTAAAGCTTGAAGAGGTAAAAAATTTTGTTGATATTCCTGATCCATATAAGGCAGAGTATCTAGATAAATACTTTGAAACACATAGCTAAAAAATGGAAAATATCGAACAAGATAAACTTTTGGGAGCCTTAAATAAGGCTTCTGAAGGTTTACAAAATCTAATTTCAAGTGTTAAGACGCAAGACGAAGCGGTTAAGTTATTTGGCGCTGAGAACGTTCAAGAAGGCTCATATCAGTGCAAAGTTTGTGGAAAATTGGTAAGTTATTCAAAATTAATTATTTTTGATACTCCAGTAGTCAAAGGAGTTACAGCTTATATTTGTCCTGATTGTTGGAAACTTGTAAATGAAAATAAATTATGGAAGTTAGTTTGTGTAGGGTGTAAAGAATTTAAACAGGCCATGGAGCCTGGAATTAACCCTAAGAACGGTTTTGAATTTAAACCTGGAAAATGTTATCATTTGTTGCAATGTCCATCTTGTCACCCTGAACATTTTGACTTGACCAATAAAAAGCAAGGTGAGGTAATTGCACTGCCTTTAATTGAAGAGATATTATACGATCAAAAGCTAAAAGAAAGATTTGCTAAACCCTTTAATCCCGAAAAATAATAATGAAAAAAGAAACTAAAGAATCTAAAAAAGACACAACACTTCGCGACATATATAAAATGTACAACAGCGATAAGAAAAAGTTCATAGATACAATTATAAATAGCGGAGAACAATGCATTCTTCGTGCAGGAAGTTTGACTGTTCCAGTTTATATGGAAGAGTACACAGAAGAGGAATCTCCAGACGAAAAGTTTTACTTCTTCACAGTTACGCCAGAAGTACTAGAGGAAGATATTGTAGATCTGAAAATTTTTAACGAGTTTATCAGTGATATGTTATTTTCTGTATCGGATTTTAGCGTATCTGTTAATTCTGAAAATTTAATTGAAATTGTTTTGGATCCTAAACATTGGAAAGAGTTGTTAACTGAACTAATTGAGGACGTTAGGGAACGTCAGATATTATATGCGAATGTTTGCGAATTGACACTTAATCCTTTTCGCCAATTTAACTTTAATACGATAGAAGTAGATTAAAACACTGAAGGAGTCTATATGAACGAAATAAATCAAGAATATAATAGTCAAATAGATAAGCGTTTAAGTGGTATAGATACAATGCCTTGTTATACGAATTTTAAAAGCAAGGAGGTAACAATTGTTCGCTTAGGACATCCCATAGGGATAACAGAGATGTTGGAGAATAAGAATGGTTCTGTGTTTGGAGGAGCTGTTTATATTCCAAAGGTACTTCGTCGAATTGGTATTCCCATTGTTGTTAGAACAAATGACAATAGTACCCTGGAAGTCACAGTGCCTGCTACAGATGAACTTTGGGATGCAATTGTAGAAACTCAGTTATTTATGGCTACTAATCCTATGAGGGTTAAGTTTGATGTTAACGGCATTGCTTATGATATTGTTGTGGATAAAATTGTGCACAATATGGATAGTCCTGAATATCGTGGTTATGCCAATATTAAATGGCCAGAAGATCAAGAAGATCCAGATATTCTACGTACTCAACGTGTTTTGTCAAAAGATTTTGGATCTTATAAGACACTGATGGAATATGTGCACAAAGATTCTTCACTTACTGCAGATATCGGAAACGTGAAGGATTCAGCAACAAGAGATCTTGTGATTCTTTCCTTTGATGGTGACAAAAAAGATTTTGCGATTGAGTTCCGTGATTCTTCGGTAAGTGTTTACGATGCTGAAGCTATTAGGGCTAAATTGTCGTCACTCTCTAAAAAGACACCAATCAAAACGATGGATTATATAAAAGATCCTAAAGCTATTGTGTCCGATATTCGTAAGGGAATGTATTATGTGAAAAAGCTTTAAAAGTTTAAAATGCTTTAGTTAATAATTTAAGGGCGCCAATTAAGACGCCCTTAAATTATGTTTGCATTTCAATAGAAAATTTGCCTTAATTTTTTGCAGTTCAATAATTATTATGATTCCTGATGAAGACAAAGATACGTTAAATAAAGAGACATACACTGTTGATGATAGTGATTATGTAAGATCATCTTTGGAAAATAAGGTTCAGGCTGCATTAAAGGAAAGCTTTCCATTGGAATACGGTGGTGTGCGTTTAGAAGTAAAGAATATAAATATTCCAAAGCTTAAGAGATACACCTTAGGCGAACAGAAAAAGGCTTTACTGCAAAATAAATATTTAGCAAATAGTGTTAGAGGAGATTTGTATCTTTATGATGCAAAAACTGGCGAACTCTTAGATGTAGCTCCAGAAAGAACTTTAATGAGAGTTCCGTATTATACTGAACGTGGCACATTTATTCATAATGGTAACGAGTACAACACTTTAAGACAAATGAGGCTGCGTCCTGGAGTGTATTCTCGGAGAAAATCAAATGGCGAATTAGAATCACAGTTTAATGTGGAGAGAGGTACAGGCAACGGATTCAGGGTATCTTTAGACCCGTCATCTGGCATTTATAAATTAAATGTTGGACAATCCAGTTCAAATCTTTACTCAATACTACATGACCTTGGTATACCCGATGAAGAACTAGAATCAGCCTGGGGTCCGGATATTTTAGCACGTAATAAACGTAGATATGATCCAAGAGCTTTATCCAAAGTTCATAGTAAATTGGTACCGAAACGTATTTCAAAAGCGACAAACAGGGATGAAATGATTGCTGAATTAAAAGAGGCATTTGATAATCAGCAAATTGATGAAGAAATTAAATTAAGAAATTTAGGTTAGCTTATATGTCATTAACTATTAGTAATTTTAAAAAATTTTCAGCGTATCCAACAGCTATCGGTAATCAAGCTATTGATCAAAAAACTCAGGCGAATATTTGGGCTCAAGATCCTAATAATGCCAATATTGTTAGGGAATTTAAACGCTACACAGATGAATTAGCTAAAGAAAATTATATAGCTGATCGTATGGCGAATGCTGAATATGTTAAGTTAAAGGATAACGATAGTTTGTTACCGAGAATTGGTAAAAATGTTGGCAACTTAGCTATACAGACAGTTGGTTCTTTAGGAAATGCGGTAAATTCTGCAAAATCTGCTATAAGAAATGTATTAGGCATTGGGTCGTATTCTAAGGTAATGCAAATGCTGAAGGATCATCCGGAATTGCGTTATTTTTCTTCAGGTCTAGACGCATATAATTATAAGGGATATTCACCAAGTTCTGAATATGCAGCGCAAGAGGCTGAAAACCGCGCTAAAGAATTGCAAAGAGATACTTATTGGGAAGGCGCAAAAGGACTTGGTACAGGACTAGGCCTTGCGTTGACAGGAGGATCGGGAGCAATAATTCCGCGAGTTGCAAATTCTTTTGGGTCTCGTGCTTTAAAACTTTTAGGTAATAATTTAATTGGCAAAGGTTTATCAAAAGCTATAAATTTTGGGGGAGAAACAATTAATGATGTAGGTCGTTATTTGGTTAATCCTGTGGCTCCACTTACAGATATATTTCGAAGCTTTTCGCCTTGGTCAGGAATGAGCAAACTTAATCGGTTTTTGTATCCTGTTTTTTCGGCTCCGTGGCTACCGATGGGTAACAATACATCGAAGGGATACGAAAATAATCCCGACTTTCAAAAGTTTGTAAATGAAAATTACTATAATGTTCCAAACAACATGGATTCTCAGGATTTAAGGATGCTTTTTGACTTATGGAAATCAGCCAGATAACCAAAAAATTTAAATTTAAAAAAGCATCTACTTCGCCATTTCCGAAAATTCAAGTGGCGGAAATGGACAAAAATACCCCAAGAGCTTCAGTAGGATTGGATTCGGTTATCAAAGCTACAAAAAAACTTTTAGCGATAAATCGCGGAGATACGGATTCTGACGAAAGAGATTCTTTAAGATTTAAAAAGATTTTAGGGCCTGATGATTTAATTGCTGAACGGGTCAGGTTGGATGCTGGAAAGTTGCGCAATGCTTTAATGTTTAAGTTAAGCAAGAATCGCAGTTTAAAATTCTTCCCGTCCGGAGCTTTTGATTCTTATGCCACTGGGCATATTATAGGTAATCCTTTGTCTTTGCCATCAGAAGAAATTAATCCGGTTTATAATCTTGATCAACAATCACGAGTGACGGTTTTTGGTCCCGGTGGAGTTTCATCAGCCGATTTAGTATCTGAAGAGGCGCAAAATGTGCACCCAAGTCAGTTTGGAGTGATTGATGCCGTGGTGGGCCCTGAATGTTTGGTGTTTAATCCAAGATATGAGATTTTAACTGAGACTGGATTTAAATCTATAAAGGATATAACTTTAAAAGATAAAATTGGTTATTGGAAGCATGACGATAGAATCATAGGTTTTACAGAACCGGATAAGATCATATTGCAAGAATACGAAGGGAATATTGTTGGCATTGACAATGGAGTAATTTTTCAGGAAACAACACCTGATCACCGTGTTTTAATAACGAATCCGGATTTGGCAAAGGATTTGCAATATGAGATTGTTGAAGCAAAAGATCTCATAGAAAATCCTTTAAAAGATATTTATTTATTTTCTGTACAGCAGGATTTATGTAAGCAATCTTTAAAAATTGTGCCTGACAATTGTTATGTAAAACATTTTCATGGTCAAATTTGGTGCTTGAAAATTTCCGGTGGTATGTTTGTTATACGTTATGGTTCAGAGGGAATACCTTATTGGACTGGTAACTCAGAGAAAATAGGAGTTGACGTTAGGCTAGCTTCTATGACAAGAATTGGTAAAAACGGAAAATTATATACTTTATTAAGGGATCGAAAAACCGGTAAAAAGGTTTGGATGACACCTGATGAAATAGAGGACAATATTGTAAGTTTTCCGGTTTAATTTAAGAATAATATTAAAATACAAAAATGACACAAAAAGAAATTATAGAAAAAGTTATAGACTCTTTAAGAAATGTTTTAAATTCGGAAGAGGTTATTGAGGTTGCAAAAGCTTTCACAAGGGATGCCTATAGAGAAGCCAGAAAGGTTGATTCTTCGTCATTTCCTTCTGATAAAATCATAGCAAAAGTCTTTGGCAGCTTTAAAGAATTTAAATTCCAACTTTTAGCTACCCTGCAAGGGAGACGTACAGCGGATACTTCCGATTCTGATACCAAACATAGTACAGATAATTCGGAATATATAGTAGAAGCTGACGGGGTTTTATATAATCCAAATACTGAAGATTATGTATTTGATTTCACCAATGTTGCAAATATAGCTAATGTCATAACGCTTAAAAAGACACAACTGTTTGCAATTTTACAGGATTATTCCAATTTTGATAACAATCCTCTCACGGTTTCGGAAATTGCTTTAAAACATAAGATTCCTACATTCATATTAGAGAAGATTTTACACAAGCTCAGATTTAGGCATAATTCCTTGCCTGTTACATCGTCTTATCTGACTGAAGTAAATGATGATGAAAAAATTGTTGAAGATTTGGCAGCAATTCGCAAATTTCGTGTAGCTGAAAAATATAATCATCTTCAGTGGAAAGAGATACAGTTAAACGCGAATAAATGGATTCAGTTTGAACAATGTATCTATAATCCTATAAAGGATGTGCTTTCGACGTTTAAACTTCCCAGAGTTACTCAGGATTGTTTGCCTAAATCAATAAATATAGGGAAAAATTCTTGTAAATTTGCAAAGGATAAAGCGTTTGTTGTTACTTTATCTGATCTTCATTTCGGAGTATTTACGGATAAGAATAATGTATTTTATTCTGATAAGGATTGGACTATAGAAAGTACGAAACGTGCCGTCGATAATTATGTTAAACAAATTGTCGATGAACTTTCAAATATGCGCGTTATACCGAAGGAATGTATTATTATTTCCCTTGGGGATATTTTACATTCAATTACAGGATTTACAGACAAAGGCACTCAATTAATTGTAAATCCTAAAGGAGTTACACAATTTAAATATGCCTTGGAATCAATTTCTTATTTCCTACAGCAACTTGCGGCAATTTGGAAGGGTATTTCACGGATAAAAGTTAAAGCTGTGAGCGGGAATCATGATTCATTTGGAGATTGGGTATTGTTTACTTGTCTTGAACAAATGTTTAAGGATGTTATGGATTTTGAAATCGGCTCATCTCGCTGGTTGATTTTCCAATATGGAGCGAATGCTTGTGTATTGGAACATGGTGCTGCTGCGAAATATCATAGTAAGGTGCCAAGTGATGATAAATCCAAAGAAAATTATGTACAAAAATTACTCTTAGAAAAGGTAGCACAATTTAAATCTCCAGTTTTAAATCGCTATTTCTTTATGGGAGACAGGCACCATTATAATCAAAAAGAGATGTCGTCTTTTGAATTTATCCAATTACCTACTCTAGTGCCATCGGATGATTATGCGGATAATTTAAATTTAAATAGCCGCGCTCGCCAGATTTGTTTTGTAATGGATGCACAAAAAGGTATTATTAAAACAATAAACTTTTTTATTGACGTTTAAGAAATAATTTTGCTTAATTATTCTATAATAATTCTATGGATAAGAAATTTCAAAAGATGCAGCAACAAATAAAGCAAGCTTATGTGCTTGGATTTAAAAATCAGTGCAAGATTCTCGGCGCTTCAAAAGAACAAGTGCCTGAGTTAACAAAAATTGCATCGGCACATTTTGACGATGTTGGCAATCGTTATACTCAAAAGGTTGCTAGCTGCAAGGATGCTATTAGAGAAGCCCTAGCTTCTTTAAAGTAGTTTTTGCTTTTGTTGCATAGGTTCTTTTTAAGCACACACTGCTTGAAATGTCTTGCAGTGTGTGCATTTTTGTGTTCCTATCTTGGACATGTTGGTAGATTTAAAGAAGTTAGATGAAGCTTTAAAATTTGTTGCACGTGCTAATAATTTAACCTTAAAAGGGTTTCTAACAGGTAAAGGTCTTCAGCGCGGTATTATTTATTATCTCAAAAAGGTATGTGATACTCCATCTTTGTATACCTTAGAGAAAGTTTTTAATGCTGCAGGATTAAATCCTACAAGTTTTATATTTACACCTTCTTCCAAAACCGTGCCGTTTAACCCTGTGTCTGATCTGTTATGTCCGGAAAAAATAGTCACCCGAGATAATTTAAAGTTATTTTTTAAATCATTGATTTACAATTATGGTGATTATTTAATGAGTTTAAGTTTTATCCATAAATTTTTATCTAATGAATTTCCGGATATTCGTATGGATTTGCTTATTTATGGGGATAAAAAACATGCGTGTTTAACTATAAATTTATCTGACGACAAAATTTTATACATTTATTTTAGATTGTGGCATAATAAAATTTATAGCTGCTTAGCAGACAGCACAATTCCTGCAGAGAACTTAAACAAGGTTGCGTATGATTCCTTGACAGCTACAATTATTTTAAAATATTTAAGAATAGTAGACTTAAATACAACTTTGATTAAAACAACCTAAAAACCATGAGTAATATAAAGGAGCCAAAATCTTCAGTAGACATGTTTGCTAATATTTCTAAAAGCATTCAACCTGTAGATGTAAAAAGCAGAGTAACTATTAAAAACTTTCCTGTTGTGTCAAACACTTCATTGGAAGATAAAGTCAATGTTAACCCAGTCCCTGTTGATACAGCAATTGAAGAAATAAAAAAATCTGAAGCATTTAAAAAGGAATTGCCTGCAGAGGATGCAACAATTGTAGAAAGGTTAAATGCCATTCATAGGGATATCTTTGAAGTAAAAAATTTATTAACAAAAGTCTCTTTAACTCCTGAAGTTAATAATTATCCAGCCATAACTTCCACAGAACCTTTAGATAAATCAGAGGGCATTTTTGTTATTCCGAATGTTATAAATTATAACTTTAAGTTTATTAAGTTTCAACAGGATGGCAATCTATGCAGTTTAATTGTTGATCCAAAAGATTTTACTTTAGAGGTAAATCCTGGAACAGAGGCAGTAATTAAACTACCTCAGAAGGGTGAACCCGATATTTATATGGAATTTAATTTACGGGTTTTGTCTTCAAAAATTTTAGTCGATTTAGGTAATGTAGAATATAATATATTTCTTTTCTATATTCCACAGCATGCAACAAAAGCTTGACGTAGTTATACTTTTGAGCAAAATTGTACTTAATATGATAAAAAAAGGCGTAGTAGTCAAAGATGAATCTTATCAGCAAGAGGTATCAGAAGAAGAACTTTTAAAAGACAAGAAAGAGAATATTTCTGATAATTGTCCAGATTTTGCGAGTATTATAGCTGAATTGCCTCTTTCCAAGCCTGAAAATCAAGATGTCCGATAGGCCCATTATATCCGATTTTTTCTCTCCCTATGCTTCAAAGTTTAGGGATCCTGTTTTCATGCCTTCATCGGCATGGTTTCCGAGAACTCTAAGCGAAGGGTTTGAACTATGTCAGTGGCTGTATGCCAATGTTCCGATTTTTCGTCAAGTAGTTCGTAGACTTACATCGTTTTTTATATCGGATTTTGAATTTAAGAATTGCGATGAAGCTACGCAAAAATCTTTAAGAGCATTTTTTAACGATATTCTCGATATAAAGCAGGTTATGCAGAATATTGGGGATGAATGGGGGTGTTATGGGAATGCCTTTATAAGGTTATACGTACCATTTCGTCGAATTTTAATTGATCCCCGTCCGCAATTTAGCGGCAAATTTTATACTTTTACAGATTTTCGTGATAATATTAGTTTAGTTAAATATAATTCAAAAGATTTAACTTTTACAGTTCCCGATCCTCAAAATAATTTTCAAGGTACAATTACTTGCCAGTTTATAGATAAGATCGATAAGCGTAAAGAAAACTTTCGCTTAATGCTTATTGACCCTCGTTATATTAGGATCATTCACAGTAGAATTAACGGGGAAAATACTTATATTTGGAAGTTTGATCAAGACATAAGAGAGCAAGTGGAACGAGGAGTACTTGACGTAATTAATACGATTCCGCGTTCTATGCTGGAAGCTTTGAATAAAAATCAGGATTTTAAATTTAATAAAGGTGAATTATTTCATTTTAGAGGTCCTGTAATTTCTGGGTTGTCACGTGATGGCTGGGGTATTTCAGAGTTCTTGTTAAACTTTCGTGTAATCTATAAATTGCTACTTTATTCAAAGGCTGACGAAATGTTGGCTTTGGATTACGTAACACCGCTTCGAGTTATATCTTTGGATCCACATGCATTACAAGGAGGTAATGACAGTATTGCTCAATCTTTTGACGCAGTAATGTTCAGGGATCAAATGACTCGTATGGTTGCCAATTATAGGGCTGATCCAACAACTTGGCAAGTAGCGCCTTTTGCATTGAGCTATCAAGAGCTGGGAGGCACGGGCAAACAGTATATTAGTAAAGACATAATAAATGCGGAAAAAGAAGAATTGCTTAATGGTGCAGGCTTTCCGTCGCGTTTGTATGATTTGTCTTTAGACTTGCAGGTTTTACCTACATCTTTAAAGGTGTTACAAAATAACTTTTGGTATATTTATAACCAATTTAATAAATTGGGCAAATGGGTCTTAAAAAAGACGCAAAAGATATTTAATGAAAAGCCTGTCGAAGTTGAGTTGCCACAACCGAGGATTATTGATGACATTGAAACACAAGCTGCCAAGATGAATCTCGGTATGCAAGGGTTGCTTCCGTATAAAACCTTTATGGAATCGTTGGGTATTACCGATCCAATCAGTTCCATCACTCAAAGACAGCGTGAAGACGCCCAGATACAAGTTGAGCAACAGAAAGTTCAAGAAGAAATTCAAAAGGAGCAAGAAGCACGCCAGAATCTTGAAGCTGAACTTCAAGATAACTCTATGGCTACAGGTGGCGCTGCTCCAAGCACTTCCGTGCTGACAATGGAACAAAGGGCCATGGGTATAGCACAACAGCTGTTAGCGATGCCAGTAGGACAATCGAGACAGCAACTACAACAGCTTGAACAATCTGACTTTACCTTGTATTCATTGGTGAGGTCTTATATGAATAAAGAACGGGATCAAATGAGGAATCAGGGCTACGCCGCAATGAAAGCACAGAATGGATATAACGTAAATGGCTAATTCAAGTACACAAGCAGCATTTGATATTTTTTCTTCTTTATTCAAAGACCTTAGCTTAGGTAAAACTACAAAGCTGAGGGCTGACACTGCAGATAATGTTAAAGTAAAAGATGGGGATACAGATGTAGAATTTGGGGTGAATGACAATTCTCGCCAAATTAATAGTCTGCCAAAAGTTAGTGATTTTAAGTTAAAATTCGATTTAGGTAATCGCTTTCCACAAAATACCATTAACTCAGGTTCAAGCATTCAATTTCCGCCGAATTTTTACACATATGAATACTCTAATGTCAGCACTGGCACAGGTGCAGGGCAAGAAATATTTCCACGTTCTATGGTCAAATCTTCTGCTGTTGATTGGAAAAATGTACCAGAATTAAAGCCTGGACAGAAATATGTCTATTCACCTTCCAAACAAGAAGCTTTTATAAATTCATTTCTTGATTTTACTAAGCCTATAAATCCTTTACACATTACAGGACAATCTGCTAAAAAAGGTGTAATTCCTGGAGCAGTAGGAGGAGCTTTAAGTTTTGGTGCTTTAGGGGCTTTAATGAATGCAGGATATCATGGAATAAAAAATCTTTGGACGCCTTTGGAATATCAAGATCCCGAAGATACTTTATCACGTTCGTTACTAAGAGGTGCCTTGGCCGCAGGTGGTGTTGGTGCAGTTTTAGGGTCTTTATTGGGTTCAAGTCAATATCAAAGGAGTTAGCTAATGGGAGGTTTGGATCAAAGATTATTGCAAGATTACACACTGCCATATAACCAACGAATGGCTTTAATTGGTTATATTCAAACTTTACCTTATTCTGTACAATCCCAATTAAGTTCCGCAACTTCAACAGCAATGGGTGCCGGTTTAGGTGCAGTGGTAGCCAAATTGTTGTTTAACATGGGATTAAAAGGTTCGATTATTATGTCTATATTAGGCGGACTTATGGGAAGAACAATAGGCATAAATAATTCTTTGACACCCCCTGCATTTAATCCTTTACAAAATTCTGGATTTAGAGATACTTTTGGAAGGCTGCTTTAAAATATTTATAGAAATGTCCGATAATACTTTTAAAAAATTTGGTACTACTTTGGAATTATTTTCTTACGGAGTAACTCCGAAAAATATTTCTTCTGAAGTAATTGAACAATATAATAATGCAGATAAAGCTGCTGAGCCTGATTTGGTAGATCATGTATATACCAAACTCGCTGCTTCGTTTGCGGATCTACTTAGGGTTACAGATAATTATGAGTATGCTCCGGAAATTTTGGTGCTTACTAAGGTTGCATCTGCAAATAGTGACCAATGGAATAGTTATTATCATAATGTAGTAAAAACTTGCATTAATGCTTCTATTGATTCCGTTAGTGGTATGCACAAACATGCAAATAATCCTGCTCTTGGAGCTGCAGCAAAAGCATTACCTGGCGTTCTGGGAGGTTTGCCGGGTCTGACATTAGCAGCAATTCCAATTATCGGAGCATTATTATCCGGATCCGCGTACTTTGCAGAAAAAAGTGTCAATGAAGACTCTGCAGATGTAGAAAAACAAAAAGCCAAGAATATAGCCTATAGGACTTTAGCTGCAGACGTTGTTCGTAGATTACGGGATGAAGGACTGTCCATAGGTCCTGAAGATGAATATGAGTCTTAATGGCATATCTAAAGAAGATCTATCCAAACTTGAAGATTTAGAGTCTCCAGGTGAAGGGATAGGAGAACTTGCCCAAGTATCTAATGCTTTAGCTGCTTCAGATGTGATACTAGATGCTTCACAGACTGTATCTGATGAGGGTTTATCTAGTCAGGCAAAATCTGTAGAATTAATTGATTATACAAAAGATTTAATTAATAATGATGAGAACAATATATCTGCAAAAGCTACTTCAGATACTGTGCCAGTTTATCCTGAATGGAATAAAATGCCGGTAATTAAAAACCAACTGGAACAGTATCCAAATTTATGTGAGAGAGTTAAAACTTGTGTATCAGTTTTAGACTTTAAAAATTCGGAAGATGTAGAACAATATCAATCACTTTTAAACCAAGCACAAGGAGAATCTGCTTGCATAAAGCTACGCAATAGTATCATAAAATTTTCTGAACAAACTGGTAATTTTATTGCTTTAGTAATCTTTGACACATTTAAATTTAAAAGGCCTTTATAAACATGAATATCTCAGATTATAATATTTTGTCCACAATCCTTACGGCTGCAGCTGCAGGCGGAGGAGCTAGTCTTTTACTTAATACAATATCGGAATTACGTGATCTGCAACGAAAACGGGATTTAGAAAAACGTATAACAAAGCGAGTCACAGGAACAACAGCAGATACTACAGGAGAAGATTTAAAAAATCTTTTAGTCAAAGATGCTTTAGAGGAAGATAATGTCAAACACGCTGCGGAAGAAGATCGCCATGGAGATGCCTATACTGTAATGGCAAATGTGTTGGGAAGTATTCTTGCATTAGGAGCTTCTTATTATGGTGCAAATAAGCTTTATAATTCCGTAAAAAAGAGACTATTACAGGATGAAGGGGCTGATATTACAAAAGATTATTATGACCAGTTATTTCTTTTGAAGAAGTTACAAGATCAAAATATTGTAACTGGACGTACGAGAAAATACGGATCTTTTGCAGGCGCTTTAGGAGGTTTGGGTGGTATTTTACTCTTAGGGGGGTTGGCTTCGGCAATTATGACCCGCCAAATTTTAAAGGATAAATATCCATTATTAAATACTTCTAACGCATACGATGAGGCTTTAAAAATTGTCCCACAGCCTGCATTAGAATTTGCAGATGATCGTAAGTTAAGGGAACAGAATGAACTTGATAAGAAAGAACTTTTACGAAATTTGGTTGAAGAAACTTCGGAAGACAATGAGGAAGCTTCTTTAAAGCTAGCTTCTACTGTTAAAGATTTACTAGCTGATGAAGTAAATGAGAATATTCTAAAATTAGCTTACTACTCAGAAAATGAATGTGCAGATAACCTTGGCATACAGAATATTGTACATAGTGTAGCTAACGGACATAGAAATTTACTAAAACAAGCTAATACTATCGAAGAACTTTTTGAGATTGCAGACAAATGTGCTTTGACCAAGTTTGCTTCTGCAGAACCTCTGAAAATTCAGTTGGCTTTTACAGCAATCGCTAAAGATCCAATGCTGAAGGAAACAGTTATCCCTGCAGCAGGTATACAGGTGTTACATGCATATCCACTGCAAAATAAATTAGCTTCTTTAATATCTGAGGAGGTGGATAATGATTTTGCAAGATCTGATATGTCTGTTATTTGTGCTGTTAATAATTTGTTAAGCAGGGCGCACGCTTTTGCACCATTCCGCAAAGAAGCAGCTGAAAAGTTAAAGCAGGAAGACAAACTTGATAAAATTTTTGATTATCCTTTTGATAACGGCTTGACAACCTTTACTCAAATCTGCAGATTTTTGGATAATTAATCTGCAGGGTGATGAGAAAAAAGGAAAAGCTAATTTTTGAAGGGATCAAGTTTGATTCTGAAGAAGAAATTCAGTTTTACATTTTTCTACGTGATGCAAAAAGACTTGGGTTAATTGTAGATTTTCAATATCAACCCGAGTCTTTCTTGTTAGTTCCTAAAGCTACAGAGGATATAATAGTTAATTTAAAGTCAGGTAAACAAAAAGTTAAAACAAAAGTTGTTTATCGAGAGCATAGTTATACTGCGGATTTTTGGGTTAAAGTAAACCCTGAAAAGTTTTATAATTCAGTAATTCTTAATAGTTCAAAAATACGATTGATAGATGATGAATTTTATGTCGATGTAAAAGGTGATTATAATCGTCATGGTGGAGATAGAATTTTTCCAATTCATCAAAAGTTAGTTTTTTGGAAGTATCATAAACATGTAAATAAGATTGTACCTGACGAGTTTTTTCAGTCTATAGGGTTTATTCCTGAAGAATTACGTTGGATAAAAAGAAGAAAAGTAAAAACTTTAAGACCTAAATATTTAAATTTAAGGTCTTTAGAAACAATTTTTGAAAATAACCAAACACAAACCAACATAGGATTTTTGCCTACTGTTGAAACTTTTACCGCATAATGTCAGAAAAAATTGTTGTTAAAAAACAGATTTTAAAAGATTTTAAACCTACTTTTAAATCCAATGGTAGGGTAATGGTTTTAAAAGATAAAGTTACTGAAAGTGGAGATATAATAACAGATTTATTTAATTCTTTTGGCAATCTTTCAATTAAAAACGATACTCCTGTAACAGGTGTTGTAGTATATATCCCAGATAATGTAAACAAACAAAGTTTAGGTATTGAAGTAGGAGACAGAATTTTATCTGTTCATAATAAAGTTATTTATATTTCTGACCAAGAACAGGAGTTGTTTTTGGTGTTAGAAGATGATATCTTAGCAAAGATTCCTATTGATTTAGAGTTGGATTTTGTAAATATGAAGAAGATGGATGTAGGATCTGATGATGATTACTACGGATTTAATCAAAAGAAACATAGAGATCAATTTGAAGACTAAACCACATATGACAAAAGTATCAGCAAAGGAAGAACAGAAAAATTATTATAAGAATGTAATGTTGCCAATTTTAAACGGTTATTGGCAAACCGTTAAAGGATTGGCGTATTATGATTATCCCCCTGCAATTACGGCGGAAAATATCGGAGCTTTATATTTCCCAAGATTGTTTTTAAAAGATAGGGATAGCGATTTGGGAAAGGTGTTTATTTCCGTGTTGAAAAAAGACGGAGATAGAATCCCTGATACTCCTTTGCATAGTTATCCGATTGTGCAAATAAAAGAATTTGTTAAGTTTTTAGCTAAAAAATCAGCTTAAAATTTAAAACTTGCGGATACAGAAGATTTAATGTTATATTTTTAGACAAGTAAAATTATGTCCCAAAATTTTGTTAAAGATACAGCAAAAGATCTTTTGTATTCCGCATTGTTAAAGTGCGGTTATAAAAAGTATGCAGACTCAAAAAGCCCTTCAATTAAATCTCAAGGGTTAAGAATTGATCGTTTTAATTCCATGTTGGCAGAGTGGAAACAAAAACGGGCGGATGAAGTAGCAAAAGCAGAGCAGGCTGCACTTGAGGAGCAAAAAGCTAAAATGGAAAATAGTACTCCACCTCCACAAGATCAAGCTCCTCAAACACCTGCAGATCAATGGAAACAAAACGTATCAAATTTTGCCAATACGTCACAAAACCTAGGCACCAATACGAATCCAGCTCCGGCTAATTCCCCTCAAGATGCAGGTTTACCTACACCTCCGAGTACACAGTTGCCGCCTAAAACGTCGCCAAATATGAAAGTTGCTAGCCAAAATGTAACCTTTAAGTGGAAAGTTAATTAAAATATGAATTTTGCAGTATTATCAAAGATTTTTCGTAAGGTACCATCTTTGTTAGGGTTAGGTTTAGGTGGTTACGCGGGTCACAATATGGCTCAATGGGAAAATGCGCATTTATATTCTAATGATACCACTAAATCCTTGGCTGATTTAACCGGTACAGGAGTTGGCGCGTTAGGTACGGCTGCATTGTTTAGCCCCGCCCATCGCGCTACTGGTTTAAAGCTTTTGGGAAGTTTAATGGGTCCTAAACAGCTTGGCTTATACGGAATTGATAAATTTACCCAAGGTATTAATGCGGTAGAGGACTACACGGATATTCAGAATGAATTGGCGAATAAAAATGTAGAAATTACAAAAAATCAGTTAGAGACCGCCAAACAAAATAAAGAAATTGCAGATATATCCAATGAGACATCTAAAAAATGGCTCGATTTAGTTAATAAAGGTTTGCCTTATGCTGGAGGCTTGGCGGCTTTAATGGCATTATTATATGCTTATAATTCTTTTAAAACGGATAAGCGCAAAAATAATGTAGCCTTACAAATTCCTGAAGAAAAACTTTCACCACAGTTTTACAGTAGATTAGGTAGAGAAATTTTATTTAAAGATCGTGATGAAAACGGCAGAATATTAAGAAAAAAATATATTAAAGATCAAGATGATGATAATTATGTTTTGCCTGATTCTCAAGAGTCTGCAAAACTTGCTTCAATATCAAGATCAAAATATTCTACGTTTTTGGATGATGTAAGAAGTGTTGTTGATTCTGTCAACCATGAAGCAGGCAACAAACGAGTTCCTGAAGCGAAAGTGGAAACCATAGGTAGGGTTTTGTCTGAGCATCCGTCTAACAAGACTTGGGATGCTACTGCAGGTAAGTGGTTAACAAAATATGGACCAAAACTTTTAGAACACTTTGGGTTCATTACACCGTCTGAAAAAATCAAGCAACTTGTTAGGTTTACCGATCCACATGGCCGTTCTCGTATGGCCCCGTCCTTATCAGCAGACTCGAGGTATTCAGATCCTAATGCCATATTACGCTTAGCGGATTATGCGCAAAATAGATTGAGTTACCCAGGTTTGCCTCATTTCACGCATAACTGGGTATAAAAACTCAAAAAATTCTCTTGACGTAAGCGCAGATTTTTTAGAATCTGCGCTTAACTTTTTTAAGACTATGGTTAAAGAACTTGAACTAAAAGCTCCGAAAGGAAAAATTATTGTTAGGCAGCTGCAAGCTGCGGAGATGGAACGTGAAGGGATTATTATCCCAGCAGGTAAAACTTTTTATAATAAAGAGGCTTTAGTGATTTCCATAGGAGATATGGATAATGGTGAATTTAAAGATATAAATTGTAATAATAAAAAACGTAAAAATATTCTAAAAGTTGGAGATCATGTCTTGTTAAGTTTCATGCCTGTGGACAGATATGAAGCTTTAGGTCCTGATAATAAGAGATATTTTTATGCTACTATTAATCCCTGCCAAGTCCTTTTAATAGGACAAAACTTTGCTTAAAAATTTAAATTAAATAACGGAATAAAAAATATGGAAAACAATGACGAAATAAAAAATATGGAAAACCATGCAACTGGTTCTGCTCACAAAGAAGATCCAGTTTGTACAGAACGTATGCCTTCTCTCTCTCGAAAGTGTCTTCATACAGGGAGAGTAATAATTTTAAGTGATAAAACTCGTATTACCGATCCTTGCTATGCTAAAGACGTTACCTGCACCTCAGTTATTCCTACGCTTCCTGGAAAGTACTTTATACGAAAAATATATGTATCTGATATTGTTGATCCTAATGTTGATGCGTTACTAAGTGTTGCATTTGTATGTCATCAATCGGTAATTGAGGAATTGATTCATTCTAATTTTAGGACAAAATTTCGTGTAAAATGTCTACAGGATATGGATATAGGAGTGGATAGCGGGGAATGTGGGCTTTATTGTGATTATAAATACCCGCTGCGAGGTGGTTTAGAAATGGGAAAATCCATATATAATGAAAAAGAATCTAGATATCCTGATGGAGATTGGGGTATAACATTTAATCATTTTGGAGGGGATATATCTCCTCATATATTTGGTCATAAAAATGAAGATGGGTTGTATGATATTATTTATTTAGAATTTGGGCCTTATGTAAGTTCAGGTAAAGAGCTTGAAATAAATAATTTAATAGAAATAACTGAGTAGCTTTAATATATCGTGGAACAGCAAACAATCAAAAAGAGAGGGCGTCCTGCTGGCTATAGAAAGCAAGCAGACGGTACTTGGGTTAGGGTTATAACGCCTGAACCCAAACAATCACAATCATCTAAACCAAAGCCCGTGCAGCCGGAACATGCGTCTACACCTAAAAAACGAGGTCGTCCCGCAGGTTATAGAAAAATGCCTGATGGTACTTGGGTAAAGCAAGCACCCGAAATGATGCATACAAAAACGAATGTGTCTGTTAATAAACGTGGTAAAAAGTCTAAGCTGAAAAATTCGGATGCAGACTTATTGATAGAATCAGATTCAGCTATATCCCCTACAGCTGCAGATTTAAAATCTTCAAAAGATCATTCTTCAAATGTGTTTTCGTTTGTAAATATTGTTGTAGATATAAGTTTAAAAGATAAAGGAATATCTGACGAAGGTTTTATTCATAATGATTCCGTATTTAAGTTATTTGCTCAGAAATATAATTCTGAAACTCCTATAGAATTTTATTTAGATGATCCTTATAATAGTTTAACTGAAGAAGAGTATTCCAATTTTTATGATTGGTTAGAAATTGAAGGGTATTTTAAGCGAAATAATGTAAGCATTACTTCTTCTACTAATGGATCTTCAGCTAAAAGGTTGTTTACTTTAGTATTAAAAGGAGGTGTACCTTTCTTTATTTTATGTCCTGTAGTTTGTCATCAAGACGGTTCTTATAATGTTAAAATTGGCGGAATTGTTCAAAACCAGATAGCTAATTCAAAAGCCACATCGTTGTCAGGAATTTGGGGAATATTTCCATCAAAACATTTAAAAACTTTATCTTCTGAATCTAAAGCTTTGATTTCGGATCTAAGGTTTACCCCTGTGGGTTTTTACGCTTCAACTCCTTCATTTAATAATGATCAGTTTGAAGTGTTTTTTGACGGATTGGTAGTTGAACTCGGTTCAAAGTCACACTCGAAAACTTTAGTAAGTTTGGAAATAGATGACATGGTTCCTGCAAATGTTGAATCAACAGCAGTGCCACATACTGTTTCGACATTGCTTGCAGAGTCTCATGAATTAGAGGAGTCAGATGATCAGGAAAAGGTTTCCGACGAAGAATATACTGATGATTATGATTTAGACGATTATAAGTTAAAAATATCACATAAAAAAGTTAACGATTTTGTTTTAGAGGAAGACGGTGTTTATAGGCGCCGTTTTAAGGATAGAGCCAGTAACTATGTTCCTGCAAATCATAATGATATTTATTATGATGATACGAATATAGAAAGAGACAATTATCAAGAAATAGGAGAAGGTCATTATAGAAGTATTAATCATCAACTAAGTGATGATATAGATTTTGATCATTGGGATTAGTTTATACAATTTAAAACACAAAATTAAAAAGGAATAAAATGCGCACTCTTAAAGTTTCACTAAGACGGAATAATTCTACTGTTGCAGTTTTTGATTATGAGGACGATAAAAAATTAGTGTCAGATGCTGAGGTTGTTGGCTTGCTCGCAAAGGAATTGCTTAGGCATGTGCGAGACGAATCGCCGACGGCCTTACTGTTTGATGTTGATGATGCAGAAGAAGCAATCAATACGTATGCTAGTGGGGAGATGCCTTGTGCAATCGTTTTGAGTGATTATTAAGACAAATCTTTAAGGAAATAATGGTCTAAAAAAAAACAATAAAAAAAATGGAAACACAATTCGAAAAAGTTATTCAAGAAGTAAAAGCCTCAAATAAGGCATTTCCAAATAAAGCTTATAACAAATATAAGTTACAGTTTTTAAATGCTTTAAGAAAGTATGGTGAAATTATTCTACCTTCATTCCAAGATGATAATATGCAGCTTTGGAATATTGGAGATAATGATGAGAATCAGGATATAATTATTGATGAAACTGAGTGTTTTAATTCTTATAACAATAACTTTTTACTCACGTGGATAGCCAAACCTGCTAGTTTAGAATCGGCAAATTATTTGCAGCTTTGCTATTCTGATAAAGAAGAAGATAAATGGCCTTATACTGCATTTTTTATGCATTTGCATGGAGATGTTCGAGCGAATTATAGCCAATGTATTTTATTGCCGTATAATCAGAGAATGTTGTTTGATTTGTTATTCGAGGATAACGATTTTCGTTATTATATAAAGAGTGACAAGTTTGATATATATTATCAACCCACGGAGGAACAATCTGTTTTGAGAGTTCAAGGGGAAAATGTGAATGATGAAATTTCCACTTATAAAACTAAGCAAGAATTGTTAGATGAAGATATTCCTGAAGAAGTCATAACCGCAATCCAAGAAGATCCGTTATTTGGAGAGGACATCCGTGATGAATAAGCGAAACAATAAACCTGAATTGATTATTAGAGAACGAGAAGATCCTTTTAAAAAGGACCTTCTGGATAGTATTAGTGCTTTAAAAGAAGCAATTGGCCTTTTGACATCAGAGGTACAACAGTTGAGAGCTAGCATATTAATGAGTGGTTTAGATAGGATTTCAGATAAACAAAAAGATACTATTACGCAACCAACTCCTAGTAATCCTCTTTCGCCATATTATCCTCCAACCACTCCTTATCCTCCAACCACTCCTTATCCTCAGCTTGACCCCAACTATGTTTGGACTTCTACAGCAGCAAGGTCGGATAATACTACTGGCGAAGCATGAAGAAATTCATATTCTACTTAATGAGATGGCAAATGTCCTCTCTCATTCTTATACCAGTTATTGCTGCTATTGCTGACCCTGTGTGGTCAGCAATTATTGGCAATTTAATTGGAGGTTGCGTATTTTTCTTTGTGGATAAAAAGATATTTAACTTAAAATAATATATTGATAATATGAAAATAATAGATCCAAGCGTAAGCTTATTAGGACAAACCTATGCGTTGGGTGACTTGAGCAATGAGTCTCCAATGAAGCTACTAGAGTTATGTATACGAAACTGTTATAAATCCGAAGACAAGATTACTGATGACTCATGGAAGTCTATAATAAAGCTTGTATTAGATAATGGACACACTTCAACTCTTGAACATGTTTCGTTTACATTTAGAATAATAACCTCAAGAGATGTATTGCAGGAATATGCAAGACATAGAATCCAAAGTCTGTCTGTGGAAAGTACTAGGTATTGTAATTACGGGGATTCTAAGAAGGGACTAACCTTTATAAAACCTCAATGGATTACCTGGGAACAAATAGAAAAGGCAAACAATTTGTTACAATCCAGGGACGAGTCTTCAGTATTGTATGAATTAAATAATCCAGATATTGATAAGGATATAAAGTGTGTTTGTAATTGGCTTGAAGACATAAAACGTGCTGAGTTTTCATATAATATGAAGTTGGACTTAGGTTGGAAACCCCAGCAAGCTCGTGTGTCTTTGCCAGGGTGTTTAAAGACTGAAATCATATCTACTATGAACATAAGGTCATTGCTAAACTTTCTTGACCTTAGAACTTCACCAAGAGCTCACCCTGATATTCAAGTAATAGCTAAAAGTATGGAGGATATACTTAAAGAAAAGTATCCACTGACATTCTCCAACCACTAAAGTAGTTGGGTTCTCCTAACCTCACGGTTTAGGTTTTCTGTTTCATCGGCGACTGCATTGGATGCTTTTGCATCTTTTAGTCTTACACCGCCTCCGCAGACAAACACGACTTGCCCAGCCGCTAAAATATTTTTAGCTGCGTTTATATCTCTATCTAATACACTTCCGCAGACCGGACATGTCCAAGACCTTTCGGAAAGCTTTAAGTTTTGTTTGATATAACCGCAGTGATTGCAAGTTTTAGAGGAAGGAAAAAATCGATCAATGATTTTTAGCTCTCTTCCATACCACTTACATTTGTATTCCAACATATTGCGCAGCATACTCCAAGAAGAATTGGAGATAGCGTGTGCTAAATTATGATTTTTAAGCATATTTTTTACTGCAAGATCTTCCATAACTATCGTTTGGTTTTCACGAATTAGTTTGGTTGTAATCTTATGCAAGGTATCTATACGCTTATTCGAAATTGTTTGATAGCATTTGGCCACCTTGACGTTTGCTTTGGTCCTATTCTTAGAACCTAACTTTTTGCAAGAAGCCTTATGTTGCAATTTTCTTAACTTATTAAAATCTTCTTTAGTATCAGGATTTTTGAATACTTCCGCATTTGAAGTTGTTATTAAATTGTGTAGCCCCAAATCCAGACCTACGGATTTATTTGAAACGGGAAGTTTGCAATCTTCATTACGATCTACAGTAATTGAAAAATACCATTCTTGAGAAGGGGTTAATCTAATCGTTAATGATATTAACTTATCTGTGGATTTAATCCTCCAATTATCCTTAGATAATTTTAAAGGTTGCTTGGATTTAGCAATATAAACTTGGTTATTTTTGACTCTAAATCCTGAAGTAGTAAATCTTGCAGAACTTCCTGAAGATTTCTTTTTAAACTTAGGGTATTTGGCACGTTTGGCAAAAAAGTTATCAAACGCTGCACCTAAATTTTTTATAGCTTGTTGCAAACAAACATTAGACACTTCATTTAACCATGAGTACTCAGTCTGACGTTTCCATTTTGTAAGCTCTTTCATTAAATCAAAAGAGCTTAATGATTTGCCTGTTTGCGTAAATGTCGAAGACTTAAGATCAAGACTTTTATTATAGATAAACCTAGCGCATCCCAAGGTTCTACGCAAAAGAATCTCTTGGTCTTTCGTAGGATAAAATCTATGCTTTATAGTCTTTATCATTTTTAATTGAACTTATTTAACTAAATAGATTCAGCTAATGCAAGAAAAATTTTTCAAATTTACCCACGCTTTAAAGCGTGGGCTTGTTTTAGCCTTTGTCAAGAAAAACAATTAACAAGGAAGCTCCGCAATTCCTCCGGATAGATAAACTATCCGGTATCCTTGCGGAAAATATAATGAAAAAGTATAACATTATTTACGCTGATCCTCCCTGGGCATATCAAGATAAGAACTGTCGAGGTGCTTCTGCCCGTCATTATAAAACAATGACGGATTCTGAATTACAGTCACTCCCAATTAAAGATATAGCTGCGGATAACTGTGTATTGTTTATGTGGGCTACATATCCTAAACTAAAAGAAGCCTTAGACGTTATTGACGCCTGGGGGATTTAAATATAAAACCATAGCTTTTCAGTGGATAAAACAGAATAAATCTGGAGACGGATTATTCTTTGGATTAGGAAGGTGTACTAGAGGCAACAGTGAACCTTGTTTATTGGCAACTAAAGGAAAGCCTAAGAGGATTAGCCCAAATGTATCACAGCTTGTGTTTAGTCCATTACGCAATCATTCGCAAAAGCCTGATTGTGTAAGAGATAAAATTATAGAATTAGTAGGTGATTTACCTAGAGTAGAATTATTTGCTAGAAATAAAGCTGATGGTTGGGATAGTTGGGGAGACGAAATAGATTCTGACATCAGCTTTGACTTAGCCAAATAACGTAATAAAAATGAGACAAATAACGTAATAAAAATGAGACAAATAACGTAATAAATACGGAGGTGAATAACAATGGATAACTTTTTAGATAAATTTATTGAGGCTTTAAAGATTTTTAGAATGTACACAAAGACCCCTTATCCTTGTTGGTGTAATATCGAAGAGTTTCATGTGGGGGTAGACCCTGAAACAATACCTGATGGGGAGAAGGAAAGGCTTGACGAATTAGGCTTTAAATATGATTCCGATACAGAATCTTTTTATATATTTATTTAATGCTAATTTAATAATTAAGGAAAAGATAGATATGAAAAAACAAGACTACATTTCTTGCATATCTAAATTTCAAAATGATATGGTCAATTTTAGTGGAGATGAAGAAGTGCTCTTTGATTATATGAGCATTTTAGACCCGAACGATGACTCTTATATTTACGACGACATTGAAGTTCTAAAAAAGATATGGGACGACTTAATGAGCTTTTCAAAGCGGAACAAGAAAGAGCTTTTGGAAGGCGGCGTAATTAAAGCTCCAAGAGTTTTATTTTAATGATATAAAATTAACAATTTTAAAACATAAGAAAGGAAAACAAAAATGGCAAAGAAAAACGAAATTGAAAAGGATTATTTAGTTGAATTTTATTATTCCCAGGAAGTTATTTGTACAGGACAGGTTGTTATACGCGCTAAGTCTAAAGAAGAAGCTGAAAGAATTGCGAATGAAAAAGATTATAACGGCGAACTTGATGACATAATCGACGAACCCGAAGTTATTGGAAGCGATTTTGTTATTGAAGACATTACTCCTTTAAGCGATGACTAGCAAAGCAAAATATAATGTTTGTGCGATATCAGACATACATTTTTTAGATCTATTTTGTGGTAAATTTTCTTCTTATGTGGACCCTCATATAGATCTTGTGCTTATTGCTGGGGACATAGCCGACAGCTATGTCCCCAGCAATGATAAAATTCTTATAGATACGAAAATGTGCATGAATCAAGTATATCTTGACGGTTCATTATCTGCAGAGGAATGCATGATAAAAATTGATCAACTGAAAGATAAATTTGACAAATATTGCTTAAAGCGTTCCGCGCATCATGTAGCTAACTTTCTTTATGAACAGTCATTTAAAATGTTCCCAAATGCCCAGTTTGTATGCGCGATACGAGGCAATCATGACCGTTATTCTTGGAAAGATGTTAAGGCTCAAAGTAAAAATTATGCTAAAACCGCAGATAAGGTGAAATTGTTGGAAGGTACGGGTTTGATAACTTTACCTATGACAAAGTTAAATCAAGCTGACCCTCTTGCCATCTTTTATAGCGAAATTGTTAGCACCGATAAAACCTTTTTAAATGTGCAGAAAAATGAAAAAGTTAAAAATCGCATGACAACGGATGATAACTTTTTAAAGGCTTTGCAAAAAACTTGCCGTAAAAATAAAGGTATAATGCCGGATATTGTTTTAACACATATGCCGCCATATAATATCATTTCTTCTAAAGTTTACACACCATTGGGTGATTTCAGTACTGATGTTGGTTCGAAGGCGCTAAGGTATGCAATAGATTTTGAATTTAACGAAACACCGGTTTTTGTTTTTGGGCATTGTCATAAAGGTTTTTCTAGTGATAGAGCTTACGAAGAGAAAAATGTCAATTCCGGCAAATTACAGTCATTTTATAATGCATCAATAGTTTCGGATGATATGGCTTTAACATTTAATAATCAAAAATTTGATAAGTTTATAACATTTACTATAGGCAGTTACTGATGCACTTAGACACTCAACCTGATTTTAAAAATACATTTAAGTATCAAACTATACAGTATTTATGGGAATTAAATGCAGTTTATCCTACTGATCAACTGAATAGAGTGCAAATTGTTACTCCAAAATCTTTGAAATATTTAAGAAAAAGTTTGCGTCCCTGGTTTGGCTTCAGAAACTATTTTCCTCCTATATGGAAAGACGGTCATCCGGACCTAAAGTTTAATGGATCACGCATATATCCCGAAAGCAAGCATAAAGAATTACAAGAGGAATTAGTCGGTTATGTTACTGACATCTTTGCAGTAAACGATAAAATATTAGTTAAATGCGCTTATAATGATGCAGGTAAGAGATTATTAAAACAATTTCCATTATTTGGATCTAAAGCGTCTACAAGACAAACCAAGAGGTTTTCACCGTTGTGGTTGATTCAGGTTATAAATACTCCTGTTGATCTTTTGGAAATTGCAATAAATTTCCCGTGTAGTTGTCCTATATTTGAAATAGCCTTACCTAGGCAGTTATTATCTTTAGCTATTAGCACAGTAGAAAAAGTAAGATATAAAGACAGCGGACAAATTGTTATCAAATAGCAAATTAAAAAAATTATGGAAGTAATTTACCCATTTTCTATCCAATATGCATCAGATCTACATTTAGAATTTGATGATAACAAAAATTATTTAAAACAAAATCCCTTAATACCATCAGCTGATATTTTAATATTGGCGGGTGACATAAATTATCTGTCCAATTATACAAGTGAGTTTATGCTGGATTGGTTTAAATCCCTTTCCAAGCAATTTAAAGAAGTCATTATAGTTCCCGGAAATCATGAGTATTATTTAAGTGATGAGGATGAAGAAGAGCTTACAATGAATCTGCTTCATCAGAAAGCCAAGTCAAGTTATCCAAGATTACGATTTTCCATGGTTGCGGATACATTGGGATGGGCAAATTCCTTGTCTGTTACTGAAAGCATATTTGCTGCAAATGGCATTTATAACATTAGGTTTCTTAATAATACTGTCGCAGAGTATACGAAAAAATCTTGCGAATTTTTTAATAAAAATTCTTCTTTTAATAAGGTAAATATCATTTGTTCAACCCTATGGTCAAATATTGATATTCCGACTATTGAAGCGTCGAAATATTATATGAATGATTGGGAGTGCAGATATGATGAGAATCTAAAATTAACGCCGAAAGTGATAAAGCCTATATTTTGGGTTAGTCAGTCATTTATATGTCATAAACTAATCCAGGAATCTTCTTGGGATGTAAATCCCGACTGCATTAACATTGTTGTAACGCATCATGCACCACTTTTAAAATGCGTTAAATTTAATAAAAATAAGAAAAGTGTTCTAAAGTCTTGTTACGCCAGTGCTTTAGATAGTTATGGATTTTTTAACAAAACCATTGATGGCAAACAAATAGCGCCGCAATTTTGGATTTACGGTCATAGTCATTATGAGCCTGAGTATAAAGAACTTTATGATTTCACTGTAAAGAATAAACGTGGCAATGCTATTACCAGGATTGTAAAAAATCCTGTTGGCTATGTGCATGCCAACCATCATATTCATTTTAACCCATCAAAAATTTTATTTTAACCCGGAAAGGAAAATTATGGAAAATATAGAATCAAAAAATCTTATGAACTTTGGCCAAGCGATTGAAGCTCTCAACAGGGGAGAAAAGGTGTCTCGCATGGGATGGAACGGAAAGGGAATGTATCTCTGGAAGAAGCCGGCTTTTGAAATCACCCCCGAAATATGCTCCGACCCGAAGCTTAAACAGGCTGTTATTGACAATGGCGGAAGGCTTCTCGGGCTACCGACAATCTGCATGTACACGCATGATTCGACCGGACGCAAGGCGGTTTTGACCGGATGGCTGGCCAGCCAATCGGATATATTCGCCGAAGATTGGGTATTAGTTGATTAAAGATCAAATAATCCTTGACGATTTATTTTTCTTAGTGCAGTTTATAAAGTGAAAAATATTTTATTTTTATACGAGATTTATAGGTTAATAAAATTTTAATATTTTAGTATAATTTATTTATGACCGTATATTTATAAAATATTTTCACTTAAAATATTACATATAAGTAAATTAAGCATTTAAGAAAAACAGATTTTATATATGCCAAACAAAAAATCAAATACACAAGATTATGATATAAATGAAGTTACGGATTTTTCTCAAGAATTTTCCGAAGTTGAAGTCGTAAAAGAGGATTCTAACGTTGAAGTAAGTGACAGTGAAATAAAAGAAATTAATGATGAGTTAAAAGAAGCTATTAACGAAGATAAAGAAGTATTTGAAGAACTTGTTGATGAAGATAAAGAAGAGTTAAAAGAACCTGATGCTGAAGAGGAAAAATCATCTCCTCCAGTAGAAAACAACAGTGATAGTGTAGTAATAGATAAACCTGTAAGTGCATATGATAACGAATCAAAGTTTCCTTATGCAATCCCTGATGCTACATTAAATACGTGTCCTGCTAAAGGTTATTAAATAAAACTATATTTTTATATCTATATAGTAAACGCCCATTTAGGTTTATGCCTTTTTGGGCGTTTATTTATTTAAAGTGAAAAAATAAATTAAGTTGATGTATATATATTTAGAAAGGAGAATTTTACCTATAACTAGACTTCTTGCATATTCGGTGTAAGAAGGGAAATTAATTTTGTTGACAGACAATATAACGCAACTAACATTGATAAATAAAAATTTCTAAAATTATGACAATTGATCAATTAATTTCTAAGTTTCAATTAAAAAAAGAAGCATCAACTAAAAAAAGTGAAAATTCTTCATATGCTACCCCTGGACTACTACGCTTATTCTCTAGATTAAGAAAAGACAAGCAGAAACAAGAAACTGGCAATACAGAGAAAAAGGGCTCAATACGTTCGACGGATATTGAGGGTGTTCAAAGAGATCTTGATAAAATTTTATCTCGAATCTATGAAGAGAATAAACGTTATTTTCCTCATGGGCTATATAAAGATCGATATAATGGAAATGACGATGTTTTAGAAATTATAAAAGATGAAGAAACAGGAGCCCCAGCAGGATTTAGAGGTGTGCAAGTAAGAACCAATCCCGAAAATAAACGTGTAGCTTATTATTCTATAGGAGTGCTTCCCGAATTTAGAGGTAAAGGTTTAGCAGAAAAAGCAATGATAAAAAGCTTATTAGAAGAAGGAAATAAGTTCGATATGAACGCATATACAGTTAACAAAGAGAATAGACCTTCTTTATTTTTGTATAAGAAACTGTTAGAAAGGTTCCCCGAAATGAAGCTACAATTACGCCTTAAGGATTAAAGACCTTAGAACCCAATGAGTTTTAACCGTTGGAGATGTCAGTTTAGTTATAGTGAAGAGAAGGCTGTGGTCTTCTCTTTTTTTAGCTATAACACCTTACTCACCTAAAAAATAAATCCTTGAATTAAACTCTTAAATAAGCGAATATACAATACATGTCATCTTCGAATATAAACGACTTAAGCGCATCAAATAATCCTAAAGAACTTATGGCTAAAAAAAATAAGCTTATTCCGGTATTAAAACGCGGAGTAATAACAGAAGAACCGGATGATATTGAAAAGGTTAGATATGAGTTCGTGTCTCCAAATCAATTCTTTGGCAATACATTAAATTTATTACCAATGCAAAATTCCGTTACTGCTGCAAGGGCGTTTTATGAGCATAAGTTTATCACTCAAGCCTTGCCTATTAAAGACGGCGAATCCCCTAATGTACAGTCGTTAAAAAATGCGGATAATAACGAGTCATATGAGGATTATTTAGGCAAAAAAACCGGTGTTATTTCGTTGGATGAAGATGATAATTCTGCGGATATTTTGGAAGTGACGCCGGATTATATTAAATATAAAAACGATAAAGGCGAGACCAAGACTAAGAATTTATATAACAATTTTGCCTTTAATCGTAAAACCATGCTTACCAATTATCCTTTGGTAAAAGCGGGAGATAAAATAAGTAGGGATAAATCCAAAAATCCGCCTATTTTGGCTAAGACAAATTTCACTGATAATAATGGCACTTTAAATATGGGTCTAAATGCCAGAGTGGGATTTGTGCCGTATAAGGGATGGTCCATGGACGATGCCGTGGTAATATCGGAAGATTTTGCTAAAAAGATGACTTCGCAACATATGTATCAATATAGCGAAGCTAATGACAGTAAGGATATAAAAACAGGCAAAAACCATTTTAAAGCTTTTTATCCGGATAAGTTTAACAAGGAACAGATGGATAAAATAGACGATAATGGCGTTATTAAAGCAGGTACTGTGGTGAATCCCGGTGATCCATTAATTGTCTCCACACGTTCCAGGGTTGTTTCTTCTAATGATGCTAATTTGGGAAGGTTATCCAAGTATTTAAAAACAACGCGATTGGATTCTTCCCAAGTATGGGATCACGATACCCCAGGTGTAGTAACTGATGTAGTCAAAACAAATGACGGATATAAGGTTAATGTCGAAACCTTTGCGCCTATGCAAGAGGGGGATAAGATGTGTTATCACCCCGATACTGAAGTATTCACTGATGAAGGTTGGAAGAATATAACTGATATTACGTTTAAGGATAAAGTAGCGGCTTTATTTGATAGAAATCAGGATAAATTTGTGCATAAAAACGGTAAATTTTGTAAAGACAAACAAGACTTATATGCTAAATTTGTTCATCCTTATCATGTAATGCATTATACTTACTCTGGATATATGTATGAAGTTGATGCTCCACGAGTAGCATATAGTGTTACTCCTACCCATAGAATTTGGTGCAAATCTCGTAGCAATAAGTCAAATGATAAAAAATGGGAAGCTAAAGATGCACAGACTATTTATGGTATGTCAAAGATGTTTATGGTATCAGCAGATTTTGATTTATCTAACAGAGAACTACCCGAAACTATCAAAATTCCATATTATGAATATGAAGATTTAAAAACATTAAACAAATTAACTGATAAAGATAACCTTTGTGAGTTTAATACGTTAGATTTTGCAATGTTTATGGGTTTTTACTTATCCGAAGGTAGCACACAGCATAAACATCAGAAGAATTTTAATATTGCTATTACCCAAACTAAAAAACCCCTTTGTGCAGTAATAGAGAAAATATTAAATCGTTTAGGTTTTAATTACTATTATAATAATTTAACGTCGCAATACATTATCATACATCAAAAATCTTTAGCCATATATTTAAAACAGTTTGGTACAGCTTCAGAGAAATTTATCCCTGATTGGATTAAAAAACTTCCCAAAGAAGGTTTAGAATTATTTATTGCTTCTTATTTTAACGGGGATGGAGATAAGAAAAGAGCAAAGACTATTTGGACTTCTTCGTATAAAATGGTGAAAGATTTAGCTTATATTTATACGTTATTAGGGGGTTCACCTAGCATACATGTCAGAGAAAGATTTAATTATTCAAATCTAAATGCGAAAGGTAAAATAATTAAAGCTAATTTTCCTTCATATGAAATCCGATTTTTGGAATTTCATACAGCATCTTTAGATAACACTAGAAAAAATAATTGTCATCTAAAGAGAAAATATAACGGGGAAGTTTATTGCGTTTCTGTTCACGGGTTGGGAATTATTCTTACACGGTTTAAAGGGAAGCAAAGCTGGCAGGGTAATTCAACTCGCTCCGGGAATAAGTTAACTGTATCCCATATTTTACCGCAAAATGAAATGCCGAGAACAAAAGACGGCAAGCCATTAGATGTATTATTTAATCAGCTGGGTTTGGTATCTCGAGTTAATGCCAATATGATGTATGAAGCTATGCTTGGGAAGGTTGCCGAGAAAACGGGTAAAAAATATAAATTGCCGACCTTTAATAAAAATAGCGAAAAATGGTATGATTTTGTCGAAAACGAATTAAAGAAAAATAACTTGTCTGATGTCGAAACCGTTTATGATCCGGTAATTGATAGGAATTTAGACCAACCTATTGCTGTAGGTAATGCTTATTTCCTTAAACTACATCATACGTCTGACTCCAAACTTTCTTCAAGAGGTCAGGGCATTTATGACCAAAATGAAATGCCTGTAAAGGGAGGGGAAGAAGGCATGAAAAGCAAAAGACACAGCAACTTGGAGAGTAATGCGATTTTATCTTCCGGTGCATATAACGTAATTAAAGACGCAATACATTTAAGGGGACAACGCAATGATGATTATTGGCGTAAGGTCCGCATGGGGCAGACGCCATCATTAGCCAAAAAATCCCCTTTTATCTGGGATAAGTATATTGCTTTAATGCAAGGCGCAGGAATAAATGCAAAACGCGCTGATAATGGCGATTCGATTCAAGCCACACCCTTTACAGATAAGGACTTTGCATTATTTAACCCTGTTGAAATAAAAAATGACGGCATTATAGACTTTAAAAATATGAAACCTATTTCCGGCGGATTATTTGATCCTGCTTTAACTGTCGGTAATAGATGGGGTAAAATTACATTAGATAGGCCTTACCCTAATCCTGCATTTGAAGATACGATAATATCTTTATTGGGACTTAAAAGGTCCACATTTAATGATATATTAGCCGGAAAAGAATCATTGCTTAAATACGGCACCGGAACACAGGCCATATATAACGCATTATCAGATATTGACATAGACAAAGATTTAGAACAGGCAAAACAAGATTTTAAATACGGACCAAAGTCTAAAAAGCAACAGGCATTAAATCGTATAATGGCTTTAGACGGATTAAAAAATAATCGTATGAAGCCTGAAGAATTTATGATTACGAAGGTGCCTGTTATACCACCTAAATTCAGGCCTTATTCTATCATGGGTAAAGACACTTTCTTACCTGGGGATGCAAACGAGTTATATCAAGACGTGATTAACATGGCGCATACCCAAGGCGAGATATTGCAAGAATTAGGCCCTGATGAAGCGGATAAAAATGTACCCAATGTTTATAAATCCTTAAAAGCTTTGTATGGTTACGGGGAGCCTGCAAGCCGTAAATTAAAGCAGAGAGGAGTATCAGGATTTTTACAAAAACTTATCGGGGGAACTTCTAAGTTTTCGCAATGGAATAGGAATGTCATAAGCAAGCCCGTGGATTTTTCTGCGAGAGGCGTAATCGATGCAAATCCCGAGATTTCTATGGACGAGCTTGGCATTCCTTATGAAATGGGTTTTGAGATTTATTCGCCGTATATTCAGCGAGAGCTTGTAAAAAGAGGCCTTTCCCCGAAAGAGGCGTTGCAGAATATTAAAGACCAGACAAAAATGGCTAAGGATGCGTTACAGGCTGTGGTGGATGGAGGTAGATGGATTACTGCAAGTAGGGCACCGGCGTGGTTTAAGATGGGTGTACTTGGCTTTAAACCTGTGTTTCATGAAGGCAAGAATATATTGCTTCCACCTGTGGTGAGCTCTGGATTAGGGGCTGATTTTGACGGCGACTGCCAATGGGGACACGTGTTTGTGTGTTTAAGGGATTCGTAAATATAGTAAAAATATAGAATAAATAATAGCCCAAAAGTTATTTTTACAACTTTTGGGCTATTATTTTTTGTCTCATAATAATTTTTAGTTTTGTATTAAAATCCTATGCCAAAAGTTTAAAAAATTACATTTGGCATAGGATTTTATGCTTGACGTTCACTTTTCTCTATGCATCCTTGAAACCATGAATAATGAAATTCCTTTTAATACTGTTAAATTTCTGCCGGATGCTGAATATGTTCTTCCTTGTATTACAGGGGAGTATATTAAAACTTCTTCGATTGGTTTAAACTGTTTTACTTCTTTGTTTGAACCAGTTGATTTACAAAAGAAAGATCAATATTTAGTACCTGTTGCAACAGCTGAAATCACAGAAGATAATTCCAGAACCTATCGCATATTTTCTGAAGATATGCCTGAAGTTAAAGAGGATTACAATTTAGGTCAGTTTTTAGGATTATTTGCGGGAGACGGGTGGTGGGATAAGCCACAATATAATGGTCGTAAATGGACTGATAGAAAAATACATTTAGCTGATGTACCTGGATATAATTATGCGTTTGTGGAAAATTATTTAAAAAATATTTTATGCGTAAAAAATTATGAAGTTTTGGAGAAATTTATTCCTAAAGAAGAGGCTTCTTGGTGTGAGGGTGATAGTCGTAAGTTTAGCATATCCTTTGATCAAGTTGATAAAATGTGTGAATTTTTAACTCAAATGTTAGGGGGAGAACGAGGACTCACTCATAATGGTGCAGGAAATAAATGTTTAAATTTTGATTTTAAAACAACTAATACGGAATTTAAAAAAGGATTGCTTGCAGGGCTTATTTCTTCGGATGGTTCGGTCTCGATAAATCATGCTTTTAAAACTCCTCGTTTAATAGTTAATTATTCTACCATTAGTAAAAAATTAGCTTCTAATATTAAGGAACTGGCGCATAGCTTGAATTTGCATGCTACATTCACATTTGACAAGCGTCCCACAGTTTCCGGAAATAAAGTTTATGTTATTTCCTTTAGTGTAGTTGGACTAAAGACTTTACAGATTTTAGATGACCGTATGGCTTATAAACCAAAATTTGAAATATTTAAGAATGCTTCTGTGGATATTTCTAAATATAAATACGATTATATCCCATGCACAAAAGAATTTTTGAAGGAAATTGAACCCTTTATATTTTTTAGAAAAACTAAGAAATTTGACCGCAAGAATCCAACTGAAGAACAGAAAAAGTTAATAGAAGACGCCAATATTGCTGATAGCGTTTTTAGATCCAGAAAGTGTGGTTATGCAACAAAGCATTTTATCGTGGAGGTTTTAATGCCTGCTGTTATGAAAAACATTAATCAAAGAAAACAAGAATATGAATGCGCCTTAAACTTATTAGAATCTTCAGAATTATTGGAACATTTATCAAAAGCGCATTATGATGCTTTACAAAAAGGGTTTAAATCTTGTTTTACCACAACAATTTCAAACGACAGGAAATTGATTTTTGATAAAGGATCACAATTATTTAAAAAGGTTTATTGGGTATTATATAGAGGAAAAGGAGAGGGCATAAAAAATGATCTAAGGATAAGGTTGTTAAATTACTTTAGAGAACTTAAACCTTTATCTTATAATACAGAGTTCATGTCCGACTATATTGCTAAATTTATTAATAATTCAAAAATTAAATGGCTTAGAATTAAATAAATCCATGAATACAGAAGAATTAAATATTATAATAAAAAATATCAGATCCAAAGGTTTTCCTCATTACGAGGCTTCTGAGAAGTTTAGAAAAAACGCTTTAAAAAAATTTCTCAATTATGACTTTTGGAAAGAGGATAAATTTTTAGAATCTTATCCAGATGGTTCTTATGGTTTTGGTGTTTTACACTCAGGTATTAGATATCTTTGGTCTTATTTTAGTCAGGAACGTGCCACTGTAAAATGCGGACACTTTTTAACACCTATGGAAGCATTTGAAAGTGACCAAGTGTTGATGGATGTTTTAATGTATCATTTACAGGAGCATAAAGAGCAACTAAGCGGTTCTGCTTTAAGAGATTGGTTACTTAAACATCCCAGTGTACAGTGTATATCAAATTTTCGTCCCACTGCTGCTGCAGCTATTTATGATGTTTTACTACCATTTGACGAGTCTATAGTATGGGATCCTTGTATGGGATATGGTGGAAGACTTCTTGCTGCAGTTAAGGCAGACAAAGTAAAAATGTATATTGGTACAGAACCAAATACTGCGACATTTAATAAGTTAACTGTAATTAAAAATGAGTTACAACAGACAGCACAAGGAAGCGCAATGAATTATGACTTAATAAATAGTCCTTTAGAGGATTATGATAATCTTCCGTGTAATGGGGTGGATTTGGTATTTACCTCGCCTCCTTATTTTGACACAGAAAAATATTCTAACGAAACTACCCAATCATGGGTGCGATATTCAGATTATGAACAGTGGAAAGAAAAGTTTTTAAAGGTTCTTATAGATAAAGCATTTTATTGCTTGCGTCCTAAAACCGGTATCTTAGCTTTAAATGTTAAAGATTGCAAAACATGTATGGATTTAGAAAGTAGTACCATAAATTATGCTTTAAAAAGAGGGTTTATTTTAAAACGTGTACATAAATATTTACTCTCTAATTATAACGGCAAAAGAAGCAACTTTGAACCGATATTTGAATTTTGGAAACCCTAACCAAACAAAACATGACAATAAAAGAAAAACTGGATTTATTAATCAAAGCCAACACAGCCTATAGAATAGGCAATCCTATCATCACAGACCAAGAATATGATTTAATCGTCAGTGAAATAAAAGATACAAAAGAGTATAATGAAATAAAGTACTTCCTCAATGAAGGCGCAGACGGATCGGATTTTAAACATTCCTACGTGATAGGATCATTGGAAAAGCTTAAAAATGGGGAAGATGATGCAATAAAGTCTTTTGACAATAATAATTTAACAAAAAATTGGATAGTTACTCCCAAACTTGATGGGGCTTCTTTGACGTTGTATTACATAAACGGTCAGTTGGCAGATATTGCTACGCGAGGGGATGGTTATAAAGGCAAATCGCAATTTAAACGCTTGTTTGATTTAAATATTCCCAAGACTTTAAAATTTGCAAAAGGTACAGTTGCTATAAGAGGGGAAATACTTTTAACCCATCAGGCATTTGACAAACTTAATGCTGATACTAATGACAAATATAAAAAGCATCCAAGAAATGCTGTCGTAGGACTTTTGGGAGATAAAAATGACACTTGTCATATTGCGTCTTACGCTTCTTTTTATGCATACAGAATATTGTCAGAATACGATACGGAAAACTACGAGAATGAATTAGGCATTTTAAAACGAGAAGGATTTAGCGTGCCTTTTTATACTATAATTAAACAAGGCGAGCTTAATAGCGAAACTTTAATGGGCATATATCAGGAGTTTCTTGCTAAAGCGCCTTGGGAAATTGACGGTTTGGTTATTCAATCAAATGAAAATTGCAAGTATGAGAATGAATATTATCCATCAAATGCAAGAGCATTTAAAGCAAATGAACTGGCTGCAGAATCAATAATAACAGGTATTGACTGGAGGATGACTAAGGATGGATCTTTAAGCCCTATAGCACAGATAGAACCCGTCATGTTAAACGGATCTAAGGTTATGCAAGCTTCTGCTTTTAACTATGAATGGGTTAAAAATCATAAAATAGGTATTGGCGCAAAGGTTGTAGTTATGAAAAGCGGTGAGATAATTCCCGTTATTTCTCAGGTCATTGAAACCTCAGACAATGCTGATATCCCTAATAAATGTCCTTATTGTGGCGGCCAATTAAAAATAGAAGGCAAGAAATTATATTGTATTAATCCTGATTGCGATGAATCTTCGTATAAATCTTTGGCATTCTTTTTAAACAATCTTGATATTCCCAATGTGTCTGCAAAAACGCTTAAATCATGGAATCTTAAGACAATTAATGATGTGATAAATTTTTATCCCGATACCAGATATAAGAAACAAATGGATTTTTATAAAAGTTTGCCTGAAAAGTTTTGGGCTATTTCCTACACAAAATTAATGTGTTCTTTTGACTACAAGGGTATAGGAGAAAAGATTGTTAAGAAACTGATAAAGGCTAATGGCGTGGATAAAATGAATAGAGCTTTGTTTATTGACCATAGTATTTCCCTTATTACGCCTTCCGGTACTACCCAAGATACTATTGCAAGGTTACGAAAAGCTATAATAGAAAACAATTTAATGTCTATTTGGCATAATATTATTACTTGCGATAATTGGATTGTCTATGAAAGTTCGAGAGAAAAAGAATTAAAGCCTGACTGCGAAGAATCTAAATTGGCTTTAAAAGACAAATCATTCTGTTTTACAGGAGCCATGTTCATCAGTAGAAAAGAAGCAATAGCTATGGTGGAAAGTTTAGGAGGAGAAGTTAAATCATCCGTTAGCAAAGGTTTAACTTATCTTGTAACTAACGATAAAAATTCCGGATCCGGCAAAAATAAAAAAGCTGCTGAATTAGGCATTGCTGTATTGGATGAAAAAGATTTTTTAAAATTGGTTAACACTTAAATCCTTAATTAAAACTTGCATTTAACCTAAAAATGTGAAATCTTATATTTAAGAATGCCTCCTACGCCTCTTAACAATGCGCACCCAAGGAGGCCGCTTGTTATATATGTATTTCGCTAATTTTAAAAAATTTGCTGTATCTCTTCCCGAATATTCCGCCACTCCAAGCAATGAATCCATGGCGGTTCAAGGAAATATAGACTTAACGAAGCGTCCAATAGTTAAAAATAAAGACGGCTCAATCTCTACAGTAAGAAGTATGAGCTTTTTTGAACCGGAATCAGGTTTGGAAGTGCTTGTTCCCACGGTATCAGATGAAGGCAAGATAATGTCAGACGAAGATGCTAAATCTTATTATTATAAGACTAAAAAGCATTTAGGCAAATTTCGTTCGCCTGAAGATGCCACAACCTATGCTAAAAAGCTGCATGAACAGCAAGAAAAATTGTATGTAAAGCGTTAAAAAAAGCTTGATGAATTAAAAATTTTATCCGATATTATACTCAACATACCTGCCAGGCCTCTTAACAATGCCCAAATGTGACAGGTTTTAATGAAGCCAATGGACTGGGGAATCTCGGTCGGTGAAAGATCTCGGAGTATTTCGGGGTCTTTCATTTTTTTTTACAAAATCCTTTAATTATGTAAGTATATATCATATATTATTTAAATTATTATGAGTAGAAGCGATAAAAAGAATATGATAGATGAAATAAGTAAGAGACTTAATTTACAACAGGGTCCTCTTACTGAAAGCGAAAAATATAACCCTGCACAACGACGGCTGGATTTAATGAGTACTTTGTTCCCTTCTGATCTGGGTGGTTATATAGGAAGCAATCGTCTTAATGATATTTATAAGACTTTTTACCCATTTTATTCTAATAAAGAAATAGATAAAATTATTAAACAAGTAAATAGAAATAGAAAGAAAGAGTTTTCTCATACATCAGGTGGTATTCCTGAGAGGGCTCCGTCTATGGAAGATGCTAAGGATCGTTCTGTAGGATATTTTTATTCACCTGGTAGACATGATTTAGGTGCTACTTATCTTGGCACGCCACAGTATCCTTGGTGGGACTTTGGGAACCGTATGTTTGGCCCTGATAAGGCTATGTCTATTGGATTTGAAAATGATGGGAAACGGCCTGTTAATAAAATTAATAAATTAGAACAATTAACTAATTCTAAAGATAGAGACGATCTGACAAAGCATTTAATGAAAAATGATTATGGTACCGGCAATTTAGCACGCGGTTATTTTGAAGAAGAGCAGTCGAAAAAATATCCTTCACATTGGTTTACCGTAATGCATGAAGTAGGTCACGCAAAAGATCATTTGGCTGGCAATAATTCAGAGCAGATAGCAAAGAAGTTTCCCATTGTATACGACAATGTTCATCAGTATCCTGTATCTGGTTATCGTAAAACTGAACCTACTTATTTTGGTACAAATGCACCCGAAGTGACCAATGGAATTGCATCATTGGCAGCAGGTGCGCGTAATTATTATAAGAAAATCACAGGTAATGCATTACAGCCTGGATCTATTGAAGAAAAGAAGCTTTTATCAGAAATATTGGATAAAGACGATAACGAGTTTATAAATTTTATTCGAGAAAACTCGGATGCTTTTCAAAATATAGATCCTATCATAAGATTAAAAAATGTTTATAATAGGTCATATGAAGATGATGTTTATAATGCTACCTACAAGGATAATCCTAAGGTCAAAGGATCTAATGCCGCTAAATTTAAAGATGCATTAATTAATGCTGCAGGATTGATGGTATCTAAACAAAATCCTTATAAGACAAAATATGCAAGCGCGATAAATCGTTTAAAAAAATTATTTACGTCTAAAATAAATTCTTGATATTCACGTTAAATTTTTTCGGTTAAAACCAAGGAATCCTTAGATCCTTGGTTTTTTTTTGACATATGCTTTTGTTTTTGCATTATTAAATCCTAATAATGCAACCAATTAAAAATCCAGAGCTTTTAAATTTACCAGATATTCCGGAGGGTTATTCGGTATTTTTGGCTGATTTGTCTGAAATACCTCATGGTAAATTAACCAATGTAAATCCGCAGGGTAAGAACGGTCCTATTTATTTTTATGATACACAGGATTTAAAAGCATTGGCTTTTAATGAAGATAAGGGCTGTTGGGACTGGGCTGATGTAAGTTGTTTTTCAATACATCCAAAACGACGATTGGTTATTGTGACATTATCTAACGGTTTGCAGATTTTTACGGACGATGACCCAAGGGCAATCTACGGATTAAATAAAAATACCGGAAAATACGAAAGACATACACCCGAAGAAGCTAAAGAACTGGATATTAATATCCCTGTATGTTCAGTGCTTGCGGATCATAAATATAGCAAAGATGAATTTGTATTTCCTTTATTCTTTGATGATTTTAATGAAATAAGGGATGTGCAAAAGGAATTTTATCGAGTAGGAATTATTACCTTAGTTTCTTATGATAAAGAATTAAAACAATTTGTTTTAGAAACTGACGATAACTATGATTTTGCTAACTGGGTTAATAAACCAGGTTTAGAGTTTGCGACTATTGATTTAATTGAAGATACGGGAGTTTATCTGGACGGCTATGACCTTACAGTTCCGGGGTATGAAACCTTTATTAATTATAGCGGAGTTGTACTTTCGAATACTATGAATGTGCATGTGCCTGCACTTCCTGAAGCTCAAGCTGAAATAAAAGAAAAGTTGCTGCCATCAAAACAGATTTTTTCTCCCAGGGACTATAGGGTAGTAAACAAGCTAAAGCAGGATTACATCTTAGGCCCCAATTCTCAGATTACGTCGCCTGCAGAAAATAAATGGATTTTAAATAGCGCCAAGGAATTAATGGAAGGATTAAATTCCGGCAAAATTAAATTGTCGGACGAGATAGTGATACTACCAAAGTAAATAATTTTTTAAATATTTTTGTTTTTTTTTTGTAAATATTATATATATTAATACTATGAATACTTATAAATACGCGCATATAATAAAAATAGCTAAAACAGACCTTAAGGATTTAGAAGCTTTAGCAAAAATCTCTTTATTAACAGGTGGTCTTGGAATTGGAACGGCAGGGATTATTAATGCTATTAGGAATCTTTCGTCAAATAAAAATTTATCTAGGAAAGATAAGATTCGGAATTTTGGAAGAGATGCTTTAATAGGTGGTTTATTAGGAGCTGGACTTCCTCTCGGAGTTACTGCATTTGATGCACTATTAAGTCCAATTGTATCGAACTCATCCAATCCATTTATGTCTAACTCAAATAATCCGTTTAACGTATCTAATTCGAATAGCCCATTTAAGATGTAGAAATTATTTGATCTGTAAATGTATACAAACTTAGTTCCATGAGAGAAAAAGATAATTTAATAACTAAATTTAGAGATGCTATGGGATTCATGGCAACTCATGCTTCTCCGATAGGAGGATATCTTTCTTCCAAAGCAAGACAATGGTTGAATAATTACCTATCTAAACGTGTGGAAGAAATAAATAATAAAATAAATAATAAGTATTATTTAAGCCCCGGTTTACAGATTTTAAATGATTTTATTCACTCTGAGCCCGGTGATCTGCTACGAGGTCAAGCTCAAGGGATAAATCATATCGCTGGACTCCCGATAACGCCAATAAGAAGTATAAATTCTGAAGATTTAGCGTATTCTTTATACCCTGGTGTGCCTAAAAATATTGTACGTAATATTTTTTCTGAAGTTGATAAAAACCGTTTACCACCGAAAAATTCAGGACATACAAATTCTTTTTCTCGGAATCCTGGAATAGGTGAGCGTTTAAAGGATATAAATCATAAGGAAGTTATAGAGTATGAGCCCTGGAATCCTAATTTTCAAAATGCTCTTTATACTAGGTTACCACACAATAAAACATCTATCCCTTTGCTTAATGTAGATAAACCTTCAATAGTAGCTGGTTACGATGGAGGTTATTCAAAACCGAGACATACTATAGAAAGAGAGAAGAACAATTATCCACTTTTTGTGGATAAACAGCTAATGCGTACGGGTATACCGGGCAGAGAACTTATTAGGCAACATGAATTAGGTCATGCGGTGGATGAGATATTAAATAATAAGGAAGCTATATACTCTACAGGTTTAGATGAAGACTTGGACGGCCTGCAGTATAAGCCCTGGATAAGTAGAGCGCTTCTGAATGACTCCCATCTTGACAATCCTAGGGAAGCATTAAATGGTATATCTTCACTTGCAAGAGGTTTAAGAGCCAAAGCATATGCCGAAGGCAAGGATTATTCTCCAAGTTCTCAATATCAAAGGGATGAATTTAAGAGGATAATAAATATGGACGATGATCAGTTTGGTTCGTGGTTTGGCCAAAATAAACATTATTTTAAAAATCCTGATCCAATACTTAGATTCAGAGATAATTTTAGAACAATTAAGGCAGAGAATCCGAAAACAACTAATTTAAATGCATGGGACAAATTTCAAAATCTTTTCAAGTCAAAAAGAAATAAGAAACCTGAAAAGTCTTACGAAGATGCAATATTGAATTTACTTCCTTATGTAGCAAAAAATAATCAAGCTAATAGAGATTTGAAATATGCTAACTTTAAAAAGTTTAAGAGTTTTTGTACTTGATTTATTTGCAATGTTTCAGAAAATATTGTGTTATGAAAATAAATAATTTTCACAAATTTGCTGATTTCATCTCTGCTACAGATCCGATTTATAAGTCTTTAGTTAAACCTAATCATCCTGAACTTGAATACGGTAGAGTTCCAGGAGCCGTTAAACCGAAGGCGCAATCTTTTACAAAAGACATGGGTTATCAGTTTGGAGATAATCCTTTATTTGATTACGGAGCATCAGGTTTAATAGGCGCAGGTATAGGAGGTCTTTTAGGTAATCGTACCGGAGCTATACTTGGAGGTTTAGGCGGTTTAGCTTTACCTTCGATTTATAAGTATTTGAAAAATAATCCTGACGCATTAGAGAAGTTTACCAGCTTATTTAGTAACAAAGCTCAAGCTTAATGTCCTCTACGCAACCGTCACCGCCAATCGCTTTGGATAAAGCGAATAAAATAATGAAAGATTAATATGTCTAAAGCTTCACAATGGGCATTAGCTGCATCCGGTCTTTTAGGAGGCGGGTATTTATTAAAAGAATTAGCTTTTAATCGTAAAAAACCTAAAAGCTTAGGTAAGCTTTTGGGAAAATTAGCTTTATACGGAGGATTAGGCGCGGGTGCAGGTTATTTGTTAAACAAAGGCTTATCTAATTATATTTATAATAGCGTTAAGCTAAATCCGTATTCCTATGAGCCGTCGTATATTTTGTCATCTTTACGTCCTGCAGGAGATACCTTACGTGAAAAAGCTTCAGATATTTGGAAAAAATTAACTACAACTCCGGACTTGGATAATATTAAAGTATTACCTCATTCATCTAAATATCGTCAGTTTGAATCCAAACCTGAAGTAAATGCCCAAGGAGTAATTACAGAAACTTATAAGCAACCAAATATAGGGCAAATTTTATCAGAATATAATTTTGATCCTGAAGAAATAGAAAAGGACAAATCTTTGGCTCCTGGAGAAAAAATTGCATTTAAGGAATACGCAAATGGTTTGCCTTATAGAAGGGAATTGTTAGCAAGATATTTAGGTATTTTTGATCCAAGTAAAGGAAGTTTATTTAAAGAAATTCCCTATAAAGAAGCGGAAAAATCCTATGATAAAACGGGAATTTTAGCTAAGTTGCCAATAGTCAATGATACGGTTTTAGTTCCTAAAGATCATGACAAGTTTTTTGGGAGTATGGTAGGATTGGACAATCTAGATAGAAATTCCGGTAAAACAGTCTTTGGTCATGGTGCTTCACGTCCTGCGTTAGCCCATGTATTATTTGGATTTAATCCTTTATCAAATGCTTTAAATATAGGCGATGTATGGGATTTTAGAGTAAATGATGCAATTGACGCTAAGGATGCCAAACGTATTTATGGAAATACAAGTTATTGGATGCGTAAATTAATTACATCTTTATTTGAAGACAAAGCGCCTATAGTTTTAGGCTTGAAACAATATAAAAATTATTAAAATATACTTTTATTATATATGGCTAAATTAAATAAATATGAATTAGAGACTTTATTGCCTACCGAAACTTTTTTTCACGGTCCGGTTGCAGACGTATTAACACAGGGTTGGCCAAGGCAAGGCATCAGATCTGCAATAGCGAATGCTCTTGCGACTTCAGGTGGCAGCAATTTGTCAGACAGCTTTAGCCTACGAAATCCATTAATTTCCTATTTGGGTTCCAGTGGTATTGGTGGACTTATTGGAGCAGGGCTTGGCTTAGGTGCAGGAAGTTTAATGGATCAAGGTTCAAACGGTGCGCTTCTTGGAGCTCTGTTAGGAACTATTATAGGTGGAGGCGCAAACGCTATTCATCGAAGGAACTTGATTAAAAAGATTAAGAAAGAATTAGAGAATAAAGATTTAGACTTTAATAAGATTCCTGATCGTAAAGCAATGGCATTATTAAATCCAGTTGGAGCCATGTATAACGCAGATGAATTAGCAACTAAAGCTTTGTTGAAAAGTAAAGATGATGGTTCTGCGGATGCTCCGGTTAACGAAGGCACCTATAATATGATGTATGGTAATGTCCCTGCAGCTCAAGCAATAAATATGGCTGTTAAAGCCACCCCACTTGGATTATTGGCTGATCCTGGATATTTAATTGCGCGAATAGCAGGCAGAAGAGGCAAATACCGTAAAGCTTTAGAAGATTAAATAATATATTTAACTTGTTTAATTTAAAAAATCTGCAAGACTAGATTTACTATGGATCAAAATCTTGCAGATTTTTCTTTATTTACAGATACTACTACCGCAGTTGGTATTGCTACTTTAATTGTTTTTATCTTAGGCGTGATTTATATTAGCTTGCCTTGCGTTTCAAAAGATACGCCTATTTATAAACTGATTAAATATATTTTAACTTTCATATGGAACAGTGTATTTTGCAAAATTGTTCCAGGGTTAAAACCTTACACACCTGCCCTGGATAATAAACAATCCTCGGCTGAAGAATCTGGAGATTCTTCTATAAAATCCATTTTGGAAGATAAAGCATTTATTCTGGAATTGCAGAAAGTTTATAAAGACGATGTTGCTATAAAAGATTTAATTAAATCTAAAATAAGCAATGTTGTTGCAGAATCTATACAAGTAGTTAGGGAAAATTACGGATCTATAGCAAAAAAAGTATCGGTATATTTTGATATTAAAAAAGAATCTGAAACTTCAGTTTATTTTGACTATGACGAAGGAGTTTTATTTGACAAAGATTCTTTAGGAACAATAAAAATTAAAAACAATGATTCGGATAAATAACTTTAGAAAATTTGCATCTACTGCTTCCCAACCTTATACCTATGCAGATATGGTTAAGGATTTGCAGTCTTATGAAGGATGGGGTACGCGTAATAACGATGAGATCTATATGGATACAAAGGACACCAAGGACAAACATATTCCGACAATGCCCGGGGGTGTTAAACTTTATCCCTTTGTAGAACAGTATCTAAGGAAGAATTTAAAATATACCGGAGATTTAAAAGTAGGTTCTAAAATTCCAAGAAATATTTCAAAGCAGCTACAAGAATGGTATTTGCAGAATCATGTTGGTGTTCGTAATCTGGAAGGTTTTAATAAACTGTCTGAAAATGCTAAAAATCATTTATTGCAGTTAGGCTTTAATGCTAATCTTCCCAATTGGCCCAATTTTAGAAAGGCTCTTGCAGCAGGTAATAAAGCTGAAATAATTAAACATTTAAGAGACTCTGATGTTTGGAGAAATGAACAGGAAAAGTTTAAAAAGGGAAAAAAATTTACACCGAGATGGACGGATACAATTAACGCTATAGAAAAGGAATTTGGATTAGCTCCAGCAACTGTTGAAGTTACGGACAACGCAAATAATAAATTACCCAAGCGTCCGTTACCTAATAAAGGCATCACCGTAAGTCCTCAACAACAATCCAAAGAAACAAATAGTTGGGTTCATCCGGAAACAGGGGAAATTTGGACGCCCGAAAAACTTACGAACGCAGTAAAATCTGCTCCAGTAATAGAAATATGATTAAAAAATCATTCCATTAAACATAGAAAATTATGGTTTTAATTTAGATGATGATTGTTTTTCATCTGCACATGAAAACCATAATTTAATTGATGCAGTAAGAAAATTTTTTAAAGAGGTAGAGGATGAAAACCCTGAATATTGGTGGAATGGGTTGCGCTTAGAAAACTTTAATGGCACTTATGACCGAATCTACGCTTTATTTTATAAAGGCACATTAATCGGTTATGTAGGCATAACACCAAGATCAGAAATAACGGAATTGTTGCCGTATGAAAGCATACCTGGAGAATATATTAGCGTAGCTTTATTAAATAAATATAGAGGTAAAGGCATAGCTAAAAAAATGGTTGCCGAGGCAATTAGCGATTTTGAGTCTGAAAGTGGTTATGGTAAATTAAAAAATCCAGTGTGGACAGTTCACGAAGACAATAAAAAATCGCAAGCGTTATTTAAATCGTTAACATTAGGAAATGAATACTTGAAGAATTTAGGCATTAGATTAATAATCAAAGATAAATTTAATAATTTTAAGGATATGTCAAAAGATACGAATGCACCCACCACGGTTGAAGAATTTTTAGAATTTGCTAAAACGGCTTTTGTGCCTGCTGAAAAAATGGCTGGCGCCGGAGCTCCACCGCCTCCTGAAGCCATGCCCCCGCAAGGAGGGATGCCGCCCATGGACCCATCCGCAATGCCTCCTCCAGGAGCTATGCCTCCGGATCCCTCAATGATGGGTGGGGCTATGCCGCCTATGGATCCTGGCATGGGTGGAGCTGCTCCGCAAGGTGGTGATCCTGTAGCTGAAATAATTCCTATGTTGGAGGAATTTGGATCTACAGTTCAAAAACAGGAACAAGACATCAATGCTATGCGTCAAGAATTTGCTGATCTTAAGCAATCTTTTATTGATTTGCAGAATAAGTATTCGCAAATTGCAGGACAGTATTCTACGATTATAAGCATCATGCAAGGCGGGAAACTTCCCGAGGCTCCGAAACTCTCTGTATGATCATCAAATTAAGATCAGCTTTAGACAGACAAGTTGTAGAAGTGCCAAAAGACATTTCTTTTGTGGAGTTATGTAATGATGAAGGAAAAGTAATGTCTGTGTTGGTTCAAAATAAACTAACAGGCACTTTGGACATGTTTGATTTTCGTGACGTTGACACAGCGAAGCGTTACGAGAATTTTTTTAAAGTTGAATTTTTAAAAGACGTACGAGTCTTAGATCCTGAAAAATATTCTGAAGAAAGGAAATAAATATGAGCAGCACATCACCAGAGGGGGATTCAATATATAATTTAAGATTTAAGGTTACGTTAAATAATGAAGATAAATATTATGACATGACGGTTAACTCTGAAAATCTATCGAGAAATAATATATTAGCCAAGTTTAATTTTAACGAAACTACCGATTCAACTGGAGCACAGGAATCTTATACATTAAAGGACAACACCGGAATAGATAGACAAATGTATCTCGTAGTAGACACTATAAATGGCGTGTTAACTCCAAAACTTGAGGTTAAATAATAATGTTTAAAAAAGTATTTTCCATATTTTTATTGTTTCTTCTTACAGCCTGCTCTTATCAAGTAAAGTTATCGTTTAAGGATGATATTGAGAAAATACAAGAACAACAAATAGCTTTATACAGGGATGATTGCATTCAAAATTTATATTTTGACGCGATAAACAATCCTGATCTGTTAAAAAAATCCGACAAAGAATTAGGAGAATTATATTTTAAGTTCTTTTCCGATAAAGATCAGATAATTTATGTTCAACAGGCAAGGAATTTGGTGAAAAATAAAGACGGAGATTAGCTATGGCAGGTATAAAAACGTTATTTTCGTGGGTTAAAAATAAGTTTAAAAAGAATCGTAGAAGTGAATCTACGCCTTCTGAGAAGTTAACTGCTTTATTTAAATCAAAATCAGGTTCTTCAAAATTATTGGGTTGTAAACCCGACCTACCTGATGAGCGTGACCATATCAAACTTGGTTCGGCTATTTATCAAACTACTGTAGATAGCGTTAAGGATTTTTCTTTAAAAAAGTATGCGCCGCCTGCGCAAAATCAAAAGAATACTTCGGCATGCGGAGGTTTTGCAGCATCTGCAGCTGTTTTTATTTTGCGCAATAAAATGTTAAATATGGTGCGTCCTGGTAATTCAGATGAAGATGTAACCGGTAATTTTTTACTCTCGCCTTTATATATTTATTATAACGCAAGGTTTGTAGACTTTTTATTTGATGATAAATTTTATGGCAATGTCAGCTCTCCGCTTCCGGATTGCGGAGTGACACTTAGAAGCTTAATGAAAGCTTTAAAAAAATACGGTGTAGTTCCGGAAATCGTAATGCCATTTTATAAGTTTACACCGGATAGCAATCCTCCTGAAGCCATTGATCCTGCAAAGAATTTTAAAATAAAAGAATATTTAAGGATTTCAATGGAAGCTGATCCGGAAGAAATCTGTAAAAATGTGTTGGTTGCCGAGCATCTTCCTATTATTGCAGGTTTATATCTTTATAAGGAACAAATGGATAATTTGGATTACTATGGATATTTGGAACCTTGTAAGGATATTAAAGATGCCGAATTAATTGGAGGGCATGCGGTTTGTATCACCGGATTTAAACAAAAGAACGGTCAAACCTATTTTGAATTTTTGAATAGTTGGGGCACATCAACAGGGGATTTTGGATATGGTTATTTTCCTGCTTCGTTTTTGTCGGATAAAAATTATGTAATGGACCTTTGGACCTTTGATAAAAGTTATTTCTAATGCAGATAATTATAGCATCCATTTTAAAAATTATTGAATATATTGCTTCTATTTTTGCTAATAGAGCAAAAGATACTGCTTTGACAGACAATGAGTTGGCTAAGAAGATCAACCAAGAGTCAGATAAGCATAATGAATTAATAAACAAATCTTTAAAAGGGGATAAAAAAGCTCTCGATGAGATACGCAAGAATATTTCTATTTAGCATATGCATAGTTGTAGCAGGATGTATGTCTACAACTAATAAGACTCCTGACATTATAGATAGAGATGTAATATCTTATGATGAATATGGTGATCAGACAGGGGGTTTAATAGATATTGAAGAAGGAAAATATTTTATAATTACTAAAAAAACAGTTGATTTATATAACGCTTTAATAGATAAATACGGTGACAAAATTGTGCCGCCTTTAAAGAAAAATGAAGGCATCACAAAATGTGAAAATGGAAATAATTATAAAATTTCGCCAAAGTACATGAAATATTTTATGGACATGGCGGATGCCTACCGCATGGAAATAAACAGAAAGGATAATTTATAAATGACGGAAGATCAAAAAGATAAACTTTATGCTTCTAAAGGAATAACAATTCCCGCTGGAATGTCCGCCTTTGGACCCAGCACGGAAGAATGGATGCAAATGAGTGGAATAGGAACTTTATTTCATAATTTTGTAAATCCCTCAAATGCGAAATCCGAAGAAGAAAATAAAGTAGCGGAAGAAAGAAATGTGAATAATACGGATAATATTAAACGTAAATTTTTGTTTAAAGTAAGACTGTCTAAAAGTTAATTATCGACAAGCACATATAAAGTGTGCTAATTTAAGAAAATAATGAATCGCCCTGTAGAAATATCAACGTCTCCTACGGAATCATTGCTTAATCATGAAGATGTCTTTGAAACCGAGGATCAAATTGCTTTAAAACTTTCTTCAATTGAAGAATTAAATATACCTTCATTTGAAGTTAGTTCTGAGGCCGAGACAATGATGGAACAAATGGACGATTTAACCCCTAGAGACAGATATGTTTTAACCACCCTTGACTTAATGCGTCAAAAGATGGACTGGATGATTCCCAGATTAAAAAACATATCTCGAGAAGTTAGGAAAACAAATGGCACATGTATCCAGTTAAAAACTTGGAAGCACAGTGTGGAAAGTGATATAGATGAAACTATTAAATTTTCCAAAAAACATAAAGCTGATATGGCTAAAGAAGATGCCTTAAAATCCTTTTTTAAAAATACAGCTATATTTTTAATTGGTATTTTAGGCGGTATTGGAGGTACTCTTACAATTGCTTCAGAATTTTTTAGTTTGATCAAGAATTGATATGTCTTCAAGCGGATCTACAACAACTTTAGCGTCCTGCCAAAACGACAGAATAGTTTATCCTTCGGGATATATTAAGTCATCTGCGTCTGCGGATGGCCAAATGACCTTATCCACAGATGGCAATGGCAACCCGTTAACCAATATTGAACTGTCAGCAACTAACTCAATTAGTTTAAATGGACCTGTAAAGGTGATAAAGATGAATGTGTTTAATTCAAATAAACAAATTGTTGCTGATACGTTTGTGTATTTAATTTTTGAACAAACAGATGGACTAATTACACCATCTTATTTAACTCAACAGGAGTGGGATGAGTATAATGCATAAATTTTTAAACAACTGCATCTATATTGGTTTATTCGCAGCCTGTTGTTTGAACGTATACGGCGCTACGAAACCTTTTGTTTACGATACGGCCACGGGAAATGCTCCAGCGGTAAATAAACTTTATAGGGATTTTTACATATTTGTCGATATGGATCCTTCGCCGCAATTTTCGAATTTATATCTAGCAAATCCCTCAGTAACTAACAAATTTTATTATTTAGATTCAAGTGGTAGTCCTAAACAAACCGTCACCAGTACAGGCGAAACGATGTCCAATTATATTGACTCTAACTCTTACTATAATCAGACTTATTGGACGGATTTTGAAATCAAAGTAATAGATAAATATGGCAATACTTTATACTTTTCCAGCACATTTAGTTTAAACTCTCAATCTGGAGGAGTAAACGGACATGATTCTTCAATTGTAGACATGACACCTCAGATTTTTTATTTGCCAGCAGTTGCTTCCAGTGAATCTACGGATGGTTGTTTTGCGTTGAAAACCAAATTTACAGATTATTTAACATCTTCGATTTTTGTAGCCTCAGATGGGAGATGTACGGCGGTATGGTTTTATCCATCGCTTAATTCAACTGATGTTCGTGAATATCCTAATTATACAGGATTAAAGACCTCTAGTGGAACTTATTCAATAACTTTTGGAAACTATATTCGCAACATATTCACAAATCCTGAAAATATGATAATCGTATGGAGGCATAGACAAAATTTAGGTGAGATGTTCGGCACGACGCCTTCTGCTAATATCAAGGCATGGAAAGTAAAACATCCCGTATATTATGGAGATTTTAAAGTTAAAACAGATTAGTTAGATTATGCGCAATTTAAAGTTTTTAAGCTTGTTAGGGTCCTTAATTTTGTCGGGGTTAATTTATGCTGATGAAGTTGACATTAATGATATAAACAATTTAAGCAATGATGCGGCTAAACTGCTTGAGCTAAAAATGCAATCTGAGTTGCCTGCTGAGTTATGGGAATCACGCTTAACCGCATATCCGAATACCTTCACATGGTATAAATGGCAGGATTATGATTCCGCATCGGCATGGCAGCGAATTTCTATTTTGAAACTTTTAAATAAACTATCAAATAATTATTAAAAACCATATGAAATCTATCAATATATCCATATTATCAATATTATTCCTGTGTTTCATGGGAATATCCTACGCTAAAACTGTCGAAGACTTAATTTCTGAGTTTGATGATGCTTATGCAAAAGGCTGGACTTCGGCAAAGACCTGGTGCGACGCGAATGACGCAGATTTAAAAACTTCTTTTAATGCTTGTAAGGACAAAGCCGTTATTACAGGAGATGACTACAATAAGACGAAGCGTATGTTTTCCATAGCTTATGTCGCGGGTGTACAGTTTGAGGCAAGTGACTGGATTTTGTGCAAATTGCATACAGAGACGTTTGTACGCCAAAAACTCGCTGACGATCCTACCTTTTATACGAATTTAAAAATAAATAAGTTTAAGTTGGGAGATAATCAGCTTTCTCAGACGCAAATTTCCAATGCCGCAATTGCCGCAAAAGATTTCAGCTATTTTGAAACGGCAACTATAGATGCTTTTAAAAATCTTTATTGGGAAAATGGAGATTTATTTGCGTTTTTGGCTAAAAATATTTTGGAAATGAACGATGTTGTTAAGGCAAAAGAAGTATGCAACAAAATAGAGACAGCATTGATTTTGGAAAACAATGTCAAAAATTCTGTGACTCTCTCTAGAGTGCAGTCTTTATCCAAAGCGTTAACCGCTCGTATGCTGGACGCTAAACTCAAATAGATTTAAACCGAAATTAATACAAAATAAATATAAAAACCTGTGGTTATCCGCAGGTTTTTATCTTTACATTTTTTTAGGTTTAGCTGAAAATAAAGCATTAACATTTAAAATTTTATTTCAATATGCCTGGCTCAAATACATATTGCAGGGTAACTGCCAAATTATTCACTGAGTTTGCTTATTATTCTCCCATTTACGCTTCTCCACAAGCAGGATTGGAAGATGAAAAGTATCTGGATTTATCGTTTAATGTTTCAGGGGATGATAATACTATTTATGGATTAGTTACACATCCGATTACTACGGTTAATGAGGTTTATGACGGAACTTCGGATGCCACAGGATTAAAAGCTTCGCTTTATCGTTACACTACAATACAGCAACTAGATGAAGATGGTAACGTGGCTTCAATTAATACTTGGATGCCTGTGGGCGAAGAAATAGATGTCACTGCAGGCACTCCATTTAAGTTTGAACATTTATTTGCCGCAATTTATAAATTAGTCGTCACAGGCACAGCGGAAAATTATGCTGTAAATGTATCGTATCAGTATGAGCCAATGAAGGCTGTTATGCTTAACGAGGTCAAGTACACGAATCCTCAAAGGTATTACGCAGAGCCGAATTATACAATACAATCCAACTCAATAAACAATATTGGAAATTTTAATACCACTGCTATAGAAAGTTCCACTGGAACTTCAGTGGACTTAGCGCCAAATGCTTAATCTGTCGTGAAGGCAATTCAATATCTTATTAACTCCGTATTACCTGAGGATATTAGGGACTACACTCGTACATATGACTCCAAGTCTATGAATGAGTTGCAGTCTGCTATAGCTGAAAAATATCCGGAACGTTATAGGGAATTAATGGATAAAATTATGGATATTGCGCGTAAGTCTGTTTATTACTCGGGACAGACTTTGCGGCTTTCCGATTTTAAACCTCCGTTTGATAAAGATGCGGCATTAGAAGAAATGCACAATGAGGTTCAGTATCTTCGTGACAATATTAAAGACGAAGAAAAAAAGAACAAAGCTATAATGGACGTATATGAAAGGTATGCTACAAAATTGGAGAAGGATACCTTAAATGCGGCTAAAACAAATCGTAATAATTTATATAATTCCGTATCTTCAGGCGCCAGGGGATCTCCTTTCCAGTTAAAAGCTTTGATAACAACTCCGGCTTTGTATACGGATTATAAGGGCAGAACAATTCCTTATTTTGTTAAGCATAGTTTTGGAGAAGGTTTATCTATTCCTGAATATTTGGCGAGTACATACGGAACACGCGCAGCAACAATTGCCATAAAAAAGAGTACAGCAAAGTTTGGAGGCTGGGGTAAAAGTTTATTTCGCCCTGTATCCAATATGATGATAACTTCAAAAAAAGATACGTCAAACAACGGCATTGATTTAGATATTGATGACGCATCTTTATATGGCAGAGTATTGGCACGTCCGGTTGCCGGATATGCCGAAGGCACAATTGTTGACAGGGATGTATTAAATTCTTTAAAAAGCAATGGCGTAAAAACTGTTATTGTTCATTCCCCTATTGCTACAGTATCTGCAGAGGGTATTTCAGCTGAAGCTTTTGGACTAGATTACAATAAACGTTTGCCAAAGGTTGGAGATTTTCACGCAGGTATTACTGCTGCTACAGCAACTAGTGAACCTGCCATTCAAGGTGGTTTGTGTCTGCATTACACAACTGAAATTATGTTATGGGATGGAACAAAAAAACAAATTCGAGATATTGTTCCGGGACGTGACATTGTTAAAAGCGTAGATACAAATGGCAATATAATTGCAGCTAAAGTTCTTAATAAATTTAAGCAAGGTTGCAGGAATGTTTATGAAATTATATTTGAGCACAACGATATTGCGTACTCTGTTATTTGTACTCGTAACCATAAATTTAAAATTTATGGGGAAATGTTAGACCTGCCTGTAAAAGAAATTTATAAAAAATCTTTATGTTTTGATGTTCTTGGAGATCCTGCGCGTATTCTTGATATAAGATTCTTGGGCAACAGGGTGTGTTTTGACATAGAAGTTGATAGCCCTACACATTTGTTTGTTTTAGCAAACGGTCTTATATCTCATAATTCATCTAAGCATGAAGCTGGTGGATTTAAAGGAAAGAAGCGCACATTTTCAGGATTTGATTATATCAATCAATTTTTTGAATCTCCTGAGCAGTATAAATCGAAAGCGCCGCTTGCGGAATCAGATGGCAGGGTAGAAAAGATTTATGAAGCTCCACAAGGGGGACATTATATTGTTGTAAACGGTGTAGAACACTATGTTGATCCGGATTCTAATATTGAAGTACAAGAAGGTCAAGAGGTTGAACAAGGAGATCAATTGGCGGACGGGCTTGTGGACTTAGGAGATGTGGTGCGTTTGAGAGGTCTTGGGGAAGGTAGAAAGGCCTTTGTAAACATCGGCAAACAGTTATTAGATGACAGTAATGCCACCGCACATAAGCGTAATTTAGAGGTGTTGGCTCGAGGCATTGTAGATAAAGTAGAGATTACGGATCCCGATGGAGTTGGAGATTATTTGCCTGGGGATATTGTATCTTATAATGCATTGGAAGCTTCTTATAAACCCGATAAGGATTCAAAAGAAATAAATATATCCTCTAAAAATAAAGATTTAAAAGGCAAATACTTACAGAAACCAGTATTGCATTATACTATCGGTACCAAGTTAACCAATAAAATGATTGATCACATCAGAAATACCGGCATAACGGATTCCGTATTGGTATCGGATAATGAACCTGGATTTACGCCAATTTATGTGAGATTAAGAGAAGCTCCAAATAAGGGTAATAGAAATTTCTTAGAAAGAGCTACTGCCCCTTATCAGGCAAAGAATTATGTTGAGTCTGCGGTCAGAGGTTATAAAACTAATATCAAAAGTAATTTAGACCCGTTTGTTAGAATGTCCATGCCTGATTTTGCTGAAAACACTGATATAACAGGAAGATTTTAATTATGGTAAATACGAAAAACTTTCAAAAGTTTGCTTCAAATATTACAGCAAAAAACATTTCTTTTAAGTTTGCTAACTTTAAGAAGTTTGCAGATATAGATCAGAATGCCGTAAAGAATACTGTTACTAATGCTTGGACACAAGGATATCAAGATACATATGATGAGGATAATCCTTGGTTATCTTTAAACGGTGCTGCTACTAATTTAGGAAGAATAGGTAGTTCACTTTGGAGCTCTGCAAAAACAGGAGTAGGTAATCTCTTTCAAGATTCAGGTGTTTCTATGAAGGACGCTTTTAAAAATCAGTATGCTAATTATACAAAAGATGTTGTAGACAGCAGCTTAAAGTCAGCAGATAAGTTAGTAGATAAAGTGTCAAGAAGTGCCGGAGATAAATTTAGACAAGCGCAAGAGATAGCTCAAATATATCGTGCAGCAGGTAAACCTATTCCACCACAAGTAGAACAACTATTAGCGGAAGCAAAGGTTTTAGATGATTCGACCAGCGCATACTGGTTGCCATCATCGAGAGATGCAAAAGGTTTTCAGAAAAATATACAGGATAGAGCAAGCGCGTATCAGAAGGAATTGCAAAATAATATGATGTGTTCTACCAATACTCAAAAACGCATTTCTCAAGAACTTGTTAATAAAGCTAAAACGGATTTTAACAAATTAGATGGTTGGGAGAAGATTAAAATAATATTTCAAAAATTGCTTACTTCTTTAGGTATTAGAATCCCAAAAGACTGGGCATTAAATACATTTATGCAGCGTCAACGTAACGATGCATATGATTATTTAGTGAAACAAAAGCGCATGCCTCAGGAAATGATGTTAAATTCTTTGGCTAACTCTCAATTTGATCCCTATAATTTTAGATCCAGACAGAGATTTTTTAATAAAACGCCTGAGGACTTTGATGAGTTAAACTCAAGTTATAGCAGTGGTACCGTACATCCTGATGTTGCGAATTATTTAAACAGAACAATAAGTTAACATGTTCAACATATCTAATTTTAAAAAATTTGCTGCTAGCCCTGATTGGATTAAAAACCAATTAACGGAATCCATAACGAATCAAGCAGATCAAACAAATATTGATGAAAAGGATACCACGGTAAATTCAAGCAACTACGATGCTAACATAACTTCGGAAGATAGGGAATCCGGAGAGTATGATTCTTTAATGAATAACAATAAAGATTTCTTGAAAAACATATTAAGTGACTATGGAAAGAAAAATAATGTGTTGGAAGATCTAAATAAAAAGGTATCCATATTAGAATCTCAGGGTCAAAAGGGAAAAGCTAATGCTTTAAGAACAGCCATAGGTAGATCCAGTGACCCGAAATTTACAGAAGATATAGACAGATTTTCAAAAGATATTGCGAACCAATTATAATTTAAGATTGATTTAATCTTTGAAAATCCCGTAAAATTGTTTCAATCAAAATTTATTATACACCATGCTTTCACTAAAGAACTATGATTTTAAAAAGGCTGCTTCATCGGCTTTAAAAGAAACAGATGCTGAAATAGCTTTTTATAGGGCGTCTTCTACGGTAATGGAAGACAAAGCCTCGCCTTTTTTTACGAATGAATACTATTTAGGTTTCGAGATTGTAAAAACGAATGACTCGTTTACAAAAATGGTAGGCATATATGTGTTTAGAGTTAATAAACATATATTTTATGCGCCTGTATTCTACGTTAATGGCCAGATAAAAGGCACGGAGTTCTTATATAATGTAGAGGAGAAAAAGTTTGTTTATCTCAGTCCTGAATGGTGTGATTATTTCATAGGTCTTTATGAAGAGGAGACTGATGGATTTCCAGTTGATATGGCAGAGGCCAATCAAGGCAGGCAAGATATCGAGATGATGCGCATTGCCACACCACTATACAAGACATCTTCGTTAAAGAAGTTTGCTTCGGATTTAAATCTATCCGCAGACGAAAGAGAGTTTGGTTCTTTTTCGGATATGTACGATAATGTTTTTGAAACATTTGTTAATTCCCCCGATTCAGATTACAGCCCGTTACATGTGTTTTTAAAATCTGCGGGTATAAATGCTTGGAATAAATTATCCGATGCTTTAAAAACAGATAGGGAATTTGCTAATAATGTGGTAGGCCTTTGCGACGAGCAGGATTATATTCCTATGGATGTTTTATCCGAGGCAAAACAAAATATTAAACATGCTGCGGAGAATCCAAAGAAAGATTTATTAATTCTACATAAGGGAATATTTAATAAAAATACCGTTAAGACCGCTGCTGAACAGATTGCTAATGGCTATTCCTTCGAGGACAATCGAGATGAAGATCAGCTTAATATAATCTATGACGCAGATCCAGATCAGGATTGGGCAGGCATTTCCACCAATGCTCCGTCTGTTTATGATATTTTAACTACTGACGGGTCTACGGTTAGGTGTGTTGCTATTGTGGGCAACTCGGATTATGGGAAAACTCCAGCCCTTTTAGTTTCGATAGATCCGGAACGCAAAGGAATAATTCAGTATTATGATATTAATAGTCCCGAAGAATTATATAACCAAGAGGATGAAAATGTTAAAGCTCCAGGGGTACACGATCCTGTGGTAGGTAATTTTAGAAATATTTTAGCGATAGAGGAAAAGGATTCGGATAAACGAGAGGAAGATTTAACCAAGGTGTTAAAAGAAAAACCTGAAGTTGGAAAAATTTATGGCATTTGGGATCCTGAATATTGCTATATATCAGATGAGGCTTTTTATGTTGGAGAAGTAAAAGATAATGCTGATGATCCTAAGGGATACACCGTAAAAGTTTATCCAATTCAAGGTTATGATAAGTTTAAGCCTTGGGAAGCTTTGGTTCAAGGGACTGATGAAATTATCCAAGTAAATCCTTCAGCTCAATATCCTATGTATGATTTAAAGGTGTTTCAGCCAAGCATACGTTGGATAGAGTTGCCTACTGAAACGATTGATTTGGCTAAAAAGATGAAGGCTGAATTTAAAATTGATGACGCTTTTTCATTTAAGAAAAAGGATTACCGCATTGATATAATTCAAGCCGAATGGGTTCCAGGGAACTGGGCAAATCTATATGCCAATACTTTGGTCAAACATTCCAGCGTAGGACATGGATATGTCAATTACAATGGCGACGGCAGTTATAACTTAAATATAGCAGGATTTAAATTTGCAAACGTAAATGTAATGGGTGCTATGGCGTTACTTATGGGGAATGTAAATATTTCCGAAGAAACTGCCGATTATATAATTAAGCATGCAAATGATAACCAAAGACGTGGCGAGGATTATAAATTCTTATTTAAGAAGTTTGCAGACAGGATAATTTTAAATCCTGATCCGGACTTTTTTGAAGGTTTTGATTCCGATTTAAATATTCCATATGAAATTCCGGAAACTCGCGCTTTGATGACGGATGAAACTTCTTATGCCCCGCCTGCTCCACGATATGGCGACATGATGACCCCAACCATGATGGGTGTAGCAAAAGCAACCGAAGGAGTATCAAGGGAAGACCCCAATGATTTCTTACAAACAGCCACTCCGAACATGTTGGCAGAATTTGCGGAACGCAGCGGACAACGTAGCGTGTTTGAGCATGGCATTGTTAGCGTGTTATCCCAGGTTTCAGATGCGCAAATGTATATCAATGAATTTTTACCTTCGTTAAGGGATGGCATGGATAAGCTTGCGAGGCTGTTATTCTTAATAGTAATAAGCCCGCAAAACTTTGTAAAATACTATGGTAGTGATGATATTAAAGGATTGGAAAATTCTGTCTCAGCATGCTTTAAACAGCTATCAGAATTAACATTAGATTTAATACAAAAGACTTCCGGTGTATCTACAAACACAACGAATAAAGTTTAAAAATATATATATTTAAGTTTTAAAAGCTTGCCATTTTGTTTGGCAAGCTTTTGTCTTATTAGAAACGATGACATTTGAAAGGATTAGAGATTTAATAAGTTATTTGCCGGACACTTCTTCTTATTTTAGAGAAGTATTAAATTATACGCAACAAGTTACAGCGGTAAATAAATTTATGTGCGCATATAAGGACTTGTCCTTTGGATATAAATTTATTAAAGCTTTAATTAAAGATAATATTAGATTGCCTGCTACGGTAAATGAACCTTATTTACGGGATTTATATTTTTTTGAAAAATTTGGGGATGTTAATAATGATTCTGTAATATTTGCGCTTGGATTACATCATCCTTCCAGCAGAAATATGGAAGAAACTATTAAAGCATTTTTGATAACAGATGAATCTTTTAACAAAATTGCAAGCATTACAGGAATCAGCGAAGATGCTTTAAGATGTTATGAGCAATTATTTTATAATATTAAAGACCGCAAGCATGAAGCTTTGTTTATAGCAAACCATGTGTATCCTCAAACCCGTATGGTAGAATTACAAGATGATTATGTAAAGACGGAATCCTTCGGGCAATTAATTCTACGCTCAGCATATAATAATGGAATTGAGGATGCGGCATATTTTGCAGGATTAAAAATGGCCAATAGCGTATTAAATGAAAAATCTTCAGCAGTTTCAGCCACACAGTTAGAATCTGCGATAATGGCTAATGCGCATTTCTTAGTGAAGAATGGCTATATCAACCAGCGTCATAATGGTATTTCTTCGGCTAAAGGTCTGCTTATCGCTGCGAAACAGGGTGGAGCGGAGACTATGGAATCTGATGCTGAGGGATTAAGTTCGCTTGGAGAATCAATATGGGATGCCATAAAGGATATCAAAGGCCCCGAAATTCAACAAAAATTGGATGCTATAACGGAAATGGAGATAGCTAAATACGAAAATACTAAAGAATAGTTGATTTTTCAGTTGCCTTTGATAAAGTTTCTGCATTGAATATAAGTTACGATTTTAAAAAATATTTTTTAGTACATGGACAAGATACTTGATAGGAATAGCGTCATTGAGAGCGTTAAACAATTAATTCCTGCTATGCAACAGTCATCGGATCCCGAGGGAGAACTGTTACGATTTGCAAGCGAAAGAAAAATGGCGCCTGAAATGCTTGGCGCTATTGCCAAAGCTATAAATACATTAAAGACACAAAGTGTTTATGCGACCGCCAAAGAAGCTTCGGAACGGGGTCGTTCTTTTAGTACGATAGATACAGAAGCTTTGCTTGATAAATACGCCAAGCAATCTATGCCGAATATTATCAACATGTCAGATATCTCCAAAGATAATGACGATTACTTTACCGTGGAAGTGCAGGATATTAAAAAGGTAGCTTCCGATCATTCCAATAATATTCAGGAAGGAAATATTTCTGAGTTATTTGAATCGGAATTTCAATATATCCCAAACAATGTAGATAAGGATTTTATAGATCAAGCTGAAATATTTTTTGATGCAGAGGTGGCAAATAAGTTTGCCAATAACAAAGAGGAACAATCCTATACTGAGCAGGATTATTTAGATCTTGCTGAGGAATTAAATTTTAATTTATCCGGCATTGAACATAAGTTTGCTAAATTCTTTAACCCTTCAAATACCAAAAGGGATAAAGAATTTCATGAAATTGTTCAAGATACTAAAGATTTATACAATATATATTCCGAAGATTTTGACAATGCAGCTGTCAAGTTAGCAAACGTTTTACATACAGTTTATGGTTTAGGTGAGTATGTATTACAAAACGATGATGAAACAAAACCAGTCTGGGGTGTACGCTTTAAAAGAGCCAGCCATTTAGCGCCGGATCATAATTATGATATCTCAGACGATTTATATGATTATTATACTAATTGCTTAAATCTCGAAGTGGTAAATGAAGCCATATTGAGAGATTTTTATAAGTCTGCTGCCACAACTGACCCTGGTCCTGGTCCAAAATCTAAACCTAAACCCAAAACTCTTTATGAGAAATGGCTTTTTGATAACAGATATGTACGTATTGACGATCAAACGGGTCAGATGATGCTTTCCATACCTACACCAGAATCACCTGACTGGGAAGAATTTGTACGTACAGTTCCATATGATGTATTAGAAGACTTAGCACAAAGCGCCAAGGTATCAGATGGTTATATGAGTAAAATTTTATCTGCGAAAGAAAAAATTTTAAATCAAGAAACAAATGATGGTGACAACGATTCTGCAGGTAAAGATGACGAGTATACACCTAATTTTATTTTAAATGGCAAACCTATTAAATCTTATGATGATTCTAAGGAAAAAAAAGATGCTTTTAAAATAAAATATCCTGCAGTATTTAAGCCAAATGACCTGGTTAAGGCAAAAACTTCCATACCCCAAGATACCACAAGAGGTTCATCCAAGGTTAATTGGTCAAATTTATTCCCCACAGGTTCTTCAGGAGGTATTAATATTCCTCCAATAGATCTGGCTGAAGCTGCTAGAGTAGCTAAGGATATAAGTATGGCTCCTTATAAATTTATTTATCAGTCTTTAAAAAATAGTAAACCTGTTGTGAATAAGACTGAAGGAGCTTTGGTAGATGAAATTAATAAAGTTAAATCAGAAGAATTTTTTAATGATTTAATGACTACTGATCCTGTGTTGTCTAAATTAAATCATCATCAACGCAGGGAACTGGCCGACATTTATCAAGCAGCTAAAGACTATTATCCTGATTTGGTAAGAAATAAGACTATTTTAAAAACTTTCTTACGACAGGGAGTCGAAACCGAAGGTATGGATTTAAATACTGTAAACATCTTAAATAAGATGAAAGTAGACGGTAATAACAATAATAAGTAAATTATGGCTAATTTTATTGATACTATTACGCAAAATCCTGAGTTAGCAACCAATGTTAAGCAGGCTTTGGGAAGATATTTAATTCCTGCCTTAGTAGCAACTTTAGGCACGGGAGGAGTAGCAGCATATATAGCAGGTAGCAAAAAACGAGTGGGAGAAAGTCCTGCTGCAAGAAGGCGTCGAATTATTCGTGCAACTTTGCTTCCCACACTTACAGCTGCATTAGGATCTGCTGGGTTAATTGGATCCTCAATACTTAGCAAAACTTCCCCCGAATCTTATGTTGCAACAGGCAAGTTATTAGACGAAGGAAGATATGTAACTAAAGGAAGTGTTGAATCTGTAATAAAAAATTTAAACAAACCGTCTTTATCTGAACAAATTTTCAATCGGGATAATCTTTTTAAAGGTACAGGTGCTACATTAGGAGGTATATTTGGATTGAAAGCTAAAGATAGTCTGGGAGATACTATCTATAAAAACTTTGAGTATGAGTATCCTTTAAAATCAGGTATCAAATCTTTAGAGAATGTACCTAAGATTTCTATATCAAAATCTCCAGCTACAGAAAAAATTGTAAATAGTATTCTTGGAAGAACAGGCAAGATACTTAATTCTACAGTAAAAAGGGTTCCGGCTTTGGCAGCATTGGGTATCGGAGGAACTGCAGGTTACAAAGCAATGGATTGGGTTTCTAATCTGTTTGGAGATTAAAAAAAATGAAAAAATTAATTTATCCAGATTCTAATTCCGAGTTATTTTCCTCGTTGGATGGAGTGATGGTATCTGTAATTAGAGATACTAATTTTTACTCTAATATTAAAAAGGCTTCTTCAAGTGCCATATCAAGGCAGCTTTTAGAAGATTGTAAGCCGGATAAAGATCATTTTTTAATTCATATAACGGCTATTGGAGACGACGAGACTTATGGTTTTAATAAAAACGCAGATGGTTTTCCAAAAAAAGCTAATGAAAAATATTATAAAACTTTTGAAACCAATGCGAATTTATTTAGAGAACATAATTCTTCTTCGCCTAAAAATCGCATAGGTATCATCAAGGCGGCTGCATATAATAAAGATATGCATCGCATTGAGGTCGTAGCATGGGCGAATATTAAGAAAGCTTCAGCAGAATATGAAGCCGCAAGTTCCGGAAAACCATTAAGTTGCAGCATGGGCTGCTCTGTACCTGCAGATAGGGACAATATCTCTGGCAAGCTTTCCAAGAACCCGTCCGAATATGAACCATGGATGAAAAGATTTCCTGGTAAGTATATAGAAGAATGGAATGGCAAACCGATAAATAAATGGGCCTATGTTCATAATGACACGCCAACTTTCTTTGATTTATCCATAGTGGCAAAACCTGCGGACCGCATTGCCGACTATTTGGAATACAGATTTAATGATGCAGTTAAAGACGGCATTTTAAAATCGGCATGCGAAAATGATGCTTGTGTACCTTCCGCATTATTGCCGGAAATGATGGGCTATGACTTATTAAAATTTGGTTCGGATATTATACGCACGAAGGGTGATTTAACTTCATATTTTGCAAGCGAAGATAAAGCTAAAATATTAGAGAAATTAGCCTCAATCGAAAAAGAATTTATAGATATTAATTCTTCAAGTGATAAAGCAAACGATCCCAGGGTTGCATACATTAAAAACGCTAAATATGTAAACTTTGACAAAAGTTATACTTTATCTAAAGATGATATATCGGAATTGAGGAATTTACGTCCTGAAACTTTATTTTTTGAACTACAAAAGCGTGCCAGCGTGCTTTCGTTTAAACCTTTTGTAGATTTAATTTTTGAAGGCAATCCTAAGTTTGCTTCGGAAGATCATAAGAATAAAATTGTTAAATATGCGGAAATAGCAATTGTTCCCACAGTATTTTCAGAAGTGAAAAATCTTATTGAAAGCGGAGATGTCTTACCTTGTGGAGATGGCGTGGATGAATTATTTGAAGCGGGTGATCCCATAGAAGCGATGTATGATCTAAATAATACTGATCCTGTGCAAAAAATCATGGACGGAATTGAGGATCAGCTTTCTTATAAAGAGGATAAAAAGCAACCGAGAATAATTCAAATCACAATAACTCAACATGTTCCTGATGAAAATATTCAAAAAGAAGATTGCGGAAAGTTTTTTAAAATTAAAACGGCATCGTTTAATCCAAATATAGAGCTTTCAAAAGATGATTTAACAGTTGCCAAGCAATTAGCATTTACGTATGCATTTTATAAAGTTGCGGCTTTGCATGATATGGCTACATATCATTTTAAAAATAATTTACCGGAGATTGTTTATGTAGACGCAATATCGCAGAATTGTCTTGCGATTTAGCGATTAAATATAAACAATTAAACAAGTTTTATTTTTCTTTTTAATTAAACTTAAAGATTAACAATCAAATTAGAATAAACTCATGAGACAAAATTCTATTAAGAGAGAAAATCTCAAAGCACTAATGGACAAGCTTAACCAGGCTTCTAAATTTGCTTCCGAATCTAATGAACCAAAAGATCCGGATGAAACTCAGCCTCAAGAACCTTGCCCGAAATCTACAGTTGAGCCTACCGGCGGAGTTAATCCAAAGGAACAACTGGAGCCAAAGGAAACTAACGCCACTCAGCCTGCGGAAGTAAAACCGGAAAATGGCGGCACAGGTTTAGAGGAGGAAGAAAAGAACGTAGTTGCAAAGGCGGCTAATGTGACTAAGAAACTTTTAGATTTTGCAAAGGTTCAACCTAAACAGCCGCAGCCTGGTGAAAGTGTGACTGAGAAAATTTTAGATCGTGCAAAGATTCGACCTAAACAGTCGCAGCCTGCTGAAAAAACTGCGGCTTCTTCCGAAGACGATTTAGTTAAGAATATAGTTATGAGCTATGACATTATGTCCAAGGTTGCCCATGTACTTACGGAAACTGAGGAAGGACGCATTGCCTTGCAGCATGCCATTGATTCTGAGAAGGGCAAGCAAATGCAGTTGGCTACGCTTAATGAAATAAAATACGCTTCCGAGCAAGTGCAGGCTTTAGAAGAACTGAAATTCGCCGCACAGCGTGAAGCTGAAATGGTTAAGAATGCAAGTTTAAGCATCCTTTCCGCAATAAGCAAGCTTCCCGAAAAGGAACAAAAGAAACAATTTAAGCTTGCATCAAAGTACATGCGTGCACAAGAAATCCATTGTCAAAATATGGAACAGTTTGGGGATAATGAAGCTCTGAAATACGCTTATGCTCAAGGTGCTGCGGATGCTCAAGCTATTAATGATACAGCTGCAGTTGAAGGTGCTGATCCTACCGTGGAAGGTCTTGATGCCTTTGGTACGGCACTTGATGAAATGATTGCCAGTAATGAAATAACTCCCGAACAAGCACAGATGTTAGCACAAATGGCTGTTCAAGCTGCTCAAGCAGACAATAATGAAGAGCTTTCACCTGAAGAAGCGCAAATGTTCCTTGAACAGGCTATTCAGCAAGGACTGGTTGACCCCAAAGTTGCCGAAGCTATTATGCTTAGCATAATGGGTGGCGAAGGCGGAGCACCTGCCCCTGAAGTTCCGGCTGCTGCCGCACCAGTTGATCCTGCTGTTGCTCCAGTTGCTCCAGCTGCCGCAGCTACACCTACAGACACAGCAGTTGCAGACACAGCAGTTGCAGATCAGACAGTTGCTGAACCCGTTGAAAAACAGGCTTCTGAGAAGGTGCGTTCTGTAGCGGAAAAATATATTAAGCTTGCTTATGCTACTAAAGTAGCTGAGGAAGGTTCTGCTGAGGTTATGCTTTCTCCCGCAGATGTAGCTGCTGAAATTGATTTAGCTGTTACTGCGGGTGAACTGGATCCGGATCTTGCTGAAAAGATCAAGGCTGTAATTGAAACGGCTGCTGCAGAAAACAGTGCTGATGTTCCTTGTCAAGAAAAAGAAGTTCAAGTAATTGAAAATAAGGACGACGACAAGGAAGATGATGACAAAGACGATGACGAAGACGATGATGACGATGAAGATGATTTTGATGAAAAAGAAATCATTGAAGAGTCTATCAAAGAAGCTTCGGAAATTGTAAAGTAAGTTTATAAAAAAAATGTGCAAGATATTTAATATTTATCTTGCACATTTTTAAAAAATTAGGTTAATATAAATACATAATTAAAAATTCAATGGACGACATTATCCAAAATAGCAACATTTCTGAATTAACCAAGCTTGCCAGTGAAGCTCAGTCTGCTGTTGTTGATGCTATGAAACTTGTAGCGACACAAAAGGCTAAAATTCTGGAACTAGAAGAAACAATTAAAAAAGCTAGTGCGGAAAACTTAAATTTAAAATCTCAAATTAATGAGCTTAATAATTTAAGGAAGCAAGCAAGTCTTGATGTCGATGAAACTTTATTAACGGAAATTGTTAATAAGTTAGCAAAAGCTAACGTAGTTGACGTGGACGATGTTGATTCTAACATTGCTGCTTTACGCGCAAATCCTAAGCTTGCGTTTACTGTTTTAAATCAAGTAGCGGATATGCTGCCAACGGAGGATGTTTTAACGAACGGTTCTTTCGTTGCTTCTACCAAAACTGCGTCCATTGATACAACAAAGCATTCCAATATTCCCGCTGCAGTGCTAGAGGAAATAGCGGAATTTGAAAGACAAAATTTTAGTTAATACTAACACAAGGAATATAAAATATGGCTGGTAATATCGGCTTCTATAAGCGCACTACGCGCAAGTTAAATGTAAACACCGGCAGCCGTCTTACAGACGTAAGCAAGCTGACCCGTGCTTTACCAAATGCAGAGGGTGTTTCATATTATAGTGGACAGCCTCTTTGGGTTACTTCGGCTGCTCATATGGCAATTGGAGATCCTGCTACGGATACCACTATTAAATATTCGGCAACACCTCCAACATTAACTGACACCCCAAAAACGGATCTCGTTCCCGCCAATGGTGGTACTTTAGTTGATGCAGAATGGCGTTGGACCACGACTCCCATCGCAGGAACTCCTGTGTATTTCGCATTCCAGGATTCAGACGAATGGGATGGCTCTGGAAAGAATATGGCGGTTTCCACACTGGATAAATTTGAGCTACAAACTCCGTTCTTTGATACGACTAAGGTTTATACCGCAGGTATGCCTCTTACTGCCAAATTGGTAGGTTCACCTAGTGGCGTGAAGTTGGATAAGGGCAACTGTCCTAGAAATGCTACTGTTGTTACACCAGATCCTCAGACTCCTACAGTTACCGCTGTACTCGTGTGTCCTGCTGCCACAAATGATGACATCATCGGTTATGTAACTGCTGGTGTTGTTAATGTTTCTGGCGATAGCTGGCAAAACCCTGTACAGGTTTCAGATAGTCGTGGCTTTGAAGCGATCACTGGCGGACCTGTGGTTTGGACGGAATCGTCGGACACTAAAACTGTTCTTCAGTTTGAGACTGCGTGGAATCATAAGCCAGCGGGAGCATAGTTAAACAATCAGATAAAAGGATTTAGATTATATGGACGACTATAAGAATATAGAGTTAAGTTTAAATGGAGTATCCGGAGACGCTTTAAATGACAGGCTTGCTCAAGAGCTTGGCAGCTGCTCGGAAGGGACTATAAAGATGGCTTCTTCAGCCGGTACTTCGTTCATCCGTAAACAGGTTTTTGAAAAGGGTTGGACCCGTCAGATTTGCCATTTTGAAGTTCTCAATGGTTCTGGTGACAAACGTCTTGTCCCAATGTTCAATACCGACTATCCGGTTGCAATGTTCTACATAGAGCCTACAAACTATCCTGCTGCTGTGCTTCCCTTTGACCAAGGCACGCACACTCAGTACTATAGGGCAGACAAGGCTCCGATGACCTTCTTCAAGATTGCTACACCTGAGTTCCAAAAGAATCGTGTAACGCTTGATACTTATCCGTTTGATCTTCGTAAGGTCATAATGGATACTGGTCTAAAGAACATGGTTAAGACCGAAGACCTCGTTTGGTACAACCTCTCCGACAGCGTTGCAGCTCAGAACAATGGCACGTATACGTTTGCTGGTGGTATGGAGCCGTTAGTGATGAATGAAATCACTAATATCTTCACCAAACACAGCCTGAATCATGGTGTCAACCTTATCAACAAGGTTACCTTCAGCGCTCTTGTCAACGGTCAGAAGAACAACTTCCAACAGTTCGGCGTTGATCTTACCAGCAAGGTTTTCGAAGAAGGCGCTAAAGCGTTCGACGGTAAGAATGTTTACGGTATGAAGTGGATCTCCACTTTCAAGACCGACATTGTTCCTGACAACGTTATAATGGCCTACACTGAAGAAGACTATCTCGGTAAGTGTGCAGAGCTGTACAAGCCGGTGATGTACGTAAAGCGTGAAAAGGATCGCATATCCTGCTGCGCTGAGGAAGTTATAGGTATGCTTATTGCCAATACTTCCGGCGTTGCAAAGATTGTGCTTTACAGCGCTCAAGCCACAATGAATGCCTACCCGCAGATCAGGCCGTATCTCTCGGTTGCTGCAGGTACTCAGGAATAGTGGGTATATCGAATTAACGTTCTTTAAACTTAAATCCCTGCAAGATAATCCTTGCGGGGATTTATTTTTTATGCATTATTAGAAATAATGTCTAATCCTACTGAAAATAATTCACCCGATTGTCCATGTTCTCCTTGCAGTAAAACTGATGGAATAACAACTCCACCTATTCCATTTACAAATGAAGTTCAGCTGGAAGATATACGATTAATGCTGGCTGACGCAGAACCTACGGATACTGCAATTACAACAGATGATTTTTGGTTTTCGGACTTTGAGTTAATGGATGCAATGCGTCGTGCTGTTGAAGCTTTTAACGCTTACCCTCCGCAGACCATAACGGTTGATTATAGAACTATGGGCACATCTTATATGTTTAAGGTTGGCGCTTGTTGGCAAGCTTTGTTAAGCAAACGCCTTTGGCTTGAACGCAAATATATTAAGTCAAGTGCAGGTGGAGTTCAGACTGATATTTATCAACCTCTAATTGAATTTTCCAAGAATGCTGCAAATGAATTTAAAATTGAATTTGTAGAAATGGTAAAAAATTATAAACGTGCAGCTAATGTTTCAAGAGCTTGGGGAGCTATAGGTTAATTTATGTCATGCAAATGCGCATTTAAATCTGTGCAAGTTTTGCCAGCTTACGGTAAAAATATTTGCCGTATTGTTTGGGCTTTATGCGCAGAATACTATGACTTTACAAAATTTGGAATTAACGTTTATAAGTCAAGGGACGGCTATACTGATTGGTTTAAATTAACAGAGGTTGCAGTTGATCCTGAAACAGGAATGATTACCGACATATCTTCAGGTCAGCCTGTGTATTTAAATAGAGATAAGGGAAGCGCTGTAGTAAATATAAATAATTCCCGTACATCTGTTGATATAAATTTTAAAAATCGAAATCAGACTTTTAATTGGCATTATAAATGCGCTTTATATGATAAGTCCAAGGACCAAGAGATTGATACATCTCCACCTGTAGGAATTTATAATACTTTGACATCTGAACAATTTGCATCTTTAAGACAGATGATAAAATCAGATTTATTATCTACGGATTATAACGATTTTTATATATGCAGGCCTAAAGGTAATAGAGGAAGAGTGATAAATCCAAATGAGGAATACATATCCTTAAATATTGATATTTTAGGAGGGGATCAATTAGGATTAATAACGGATGATGTGTCTTTGGGAAAATTATATGAAGGCGGATATAGCAATCCCATTAAAACCAAATTGGTTATTAACAGTGTAAAGCATGAGCATATTGATGATCAGAACGGTCAAGGCACATTGGATCCTGTAACTGTGAGTATAACGGGAATTTATTACCCGAAATTAATCGTTGGAGATTTAATTGTGAATAAAACAACCGACGATAGATATTTATTTGAAGGATATACTGAAGAATTTTATTTTATGGGAAAAGTGCCTTATAAATTTAATGGGGTAATGCGCCTTGTTCCCAGAAATCAACCGGAATATAAATTTGATATTTCCAATATTAAACCTTGTTTAGATCAATAAATAGCGAACGAGAAATTAAATATTTAAAATATTATGGGTACGCCTAAAGCCAAAACAACATCAACATTTGAATTAGAAGTCTTAAATAAAGAATTAGGATGTTTTCCTAATTTGGATATTTTAAATTTAAGACGAATATTTTTAATGTTAACAAAAATATTTTTTTCCGATAAAGAGAATTTTAAAACATACCTGGAAGATACTGCCAATAAGTTTGACTATACTTATAGTGACTATGTGCTTGATCCGGATGGCAAAAATAAAACCATTATTGATATTACTTCGGATTATAATTATTTAGATGATGCGGCTAAACTTGAATATTTAGGCAGCACCCAGAACCCTAAAATTATTGTTTCTGTTGGAGATATTAGTTTGTCAGATATTGGCACCCTTGCAAACAGAACAAGAATGTTTGAGGATAACTCCGGTTATATGATGGGATTAAATGCCACAACAACTGTATCATTTTCTTCTTATGCAACTACTTTAGGAGATTGTGCAGTTATGTCCCAATTATGCGCTGCGCATTTTACCGGATTAACGGAAATTTTATATAATTTATTAAGGCTTAAAAAATATTTGCCTTTAAAAATATCCACTCCCAGGGCTATTAATTCTGAACAAAATAAAAAGCTGTTTCGCTCGGATTTTACTTTGCAATTAAATTGGGAGGCCGCTTGGAGAACAAGAATTGAATCTGCAAGACTTAGAAAGCTTGCTATTGAGCTTAATGCTCACTAATTATTTAACTATTGCTTTTTTAAGAAAATTGCTGTTGAATTTAAATATTAAAAAATAAATAAACGTTTATTTACGCTATGATTCAGAATTATTCAGAACATAAACCTCAGATGTTGATTTATAACAACAGAGAGGTAGTCTCGGATGGGACAGCGGATCGTAATTCCGCCTGCTTAGTTGGCGTGTGCAGACCGTCATTTACGACTAAAAATTTCCTAGCGCAGATGGTTCCCGTTACCGAGTTAACTGTTGCAGAATTAGGTGAAGAGGAGGAATCTATTACGCTTCCGTTATCCAATTTTACGCCAGTTTCAGATTTCTTACAACAGTTTGCAGATACAAATTACATGCAATATGTAGATGCCAATGAGAATCCTGTTGAACAAACTTGGATTACAGCAAGCAAAGGTACAAATGGCGTTATTAGCTTAACTATAACAAAACTTGGAGAGGAAGAAACTCGTCCTGATGTTTATATTAGTCTGCCTAAACTTGCTTTTAATGTTAATTTTAATAATGCAAGCAACCCCATTTCCATTCAAGCAATCAATTCACCCTCGGATATTACGACTTATCTTGGACTAGTAGATAGTGATCCTTCGGCTGATGACTTTAATAGTTTAGCGTTTGCAGCAACCTTAGGATATACTGCAGGGGAAGGAAACGGATTTTATGTAGACGCTATTGATTGGACTTTCCAAACTTTACACTCCGATCAAACAGCAGCTGAATTAGCGGCTTACAACGCCTCATTTAATAAATTATCCCGTACGGATTTATTTCTTAATCTGTGGTGTGATACTGATACTTTAAGTGTGTTAACTTCAGCTAAGTCTTATGTGATTCAAGCTTCACAGCCTGATGTACAAAGATGGCGCGGCCTTTACGCTTCAACAGCTACTACAGATGACCAAGGAGCAGAAGCTATTAGTCGAAGCACCAACTGGGCTTATAATGGTGTAGTAAACGTTTGGTCTCCCGGCGCTTATTATCTTATGACCGCAGATGACGGTACTACCAAAGAAGTACCTTTGGCAAACAAGTATATTGCCGCCGGTATAGCATGTATGCGAGCTAACCTGCTTCCACAGCAAGGCATGTCCAGGATGGAAATATCATGGATTTCTTCGGTGCCTGCAGCGTATGCTTCTTGGACGGATGCACAATTAAACAATGTCGCTGCAAACGGCGTTTGGATTATCGCTCAAGATGACGATAGAACGGTGCCCTATGTCCGCCATCAGTTAACTACAGATTCGTCTCACGGTGTGTTATACTATGAAGATAACATTCGAGATATTGTCTATAATGTTAATTATGGCGTAAAAGATTTATTCAGAGATTACCCAGGAAGACGAAACATAACCCGCAGTTTACTTCAGGAACTGGAAAACCGTTTAGGCGATTATTTGCTTTCGTTAACCCAGGAAGGTTCTTCGGTGGAGGAACGACGCATTGGTCCAATGCTTGTTGATGTAGATTTGGATTCAATAACTGCGGTGAGAGATAGTCAGTTTGCCGATAGAGTAAATCTTTCCGGAGATTATTATGTTGCAACTTCCTTAAATGTGTTAAAGATTTCTCTTAATACATATTTGGGACTTTAATTTAGGAGATTTATAATGGCAGTTACAAACGTTTTAGGTTATAATACCAATGTTAAGACCGGCGAAATCATTGCTTCAAGAAATGCTTCGATAGATCTAGGCAACGGTCACATTGCATTGGTGCAAAGTTTCCAAGGTGCAACCCAACACCAAGTGCAACCAGTATATGAAGTAGGATCTTCAGCTGTATATTTGGTTATGGGTAACCCGTCGGCGCAATTTAGTTGCACAGCTCTGGTGAGCAAAGAAGGATTTTTCTCGCCCTTTGCTGACATTGCAGCTGGCGCCGCTTGTGGTACACTTCGCAATATCAATGTTAATCTTGGCAGCGAACTTGAGTGTGATCCGAAGATTACGAGCAGAGCTACGGCTAAGTTTACAGGCGCCATACTTCAACAGCTTTCCTTCTCTTTACAAGCTGGACAGTTACAAATAACGCAGACAGCGGAATTTACGGCAGGTAGCTTGGATGTTATTTAAAAACATAGGGGTTTTTTGGGTGTTTCCTCCTTTCTTCCCGTTGTTTTACCCTATGTTTAAATAAAACCTATAAAAAGGTTTGCAACCTTTGAGATTTTTCTCAAAGGTTGTTTTGTTATTAGCAAATTTATGGAAGATCAGCATAGTTTTTCTAAGAGTTATCCAAATGTACATTTATATTTTACCAAGGTTCAAGGTGTTTTGCCGGAACAAAATATGGTGTATTTGAAAGACGAGCAAGGTACAGACGTTACGGCGTTGGTAGTTGTTAACATGTTTACTCAGATGATGGGATTGTCCAGTATGGCTTTCCCTGAAAAAGGGACTGAGGTAATCGTTTTATCTTGTCCTGATAAGAATAATCATCAATCGAATTATGTGATTGGATGTGTGCCATCTGCTACGCAAAAAATCGGGCGAGGGTTGGCTTTTACAAATTATGTCGGCTCAGATAAGGACTATTATAAAGGTATAGCTTTAGAAAAACGCAAGGCTAATGAAAAGAATGAGTTGCCTCGTGTTACAGGTACTTATCCGAGTAACTTAGTTGATGGAGAATCTGCGTATGTTACCAAAACAGGCGCAGGGGTGGAATTTTTATACAATCTTTGCAGGCTTAAAGGTTCGGAATTAGCTATGATTGAAGCTTATATTCTGGATGATTTGGTTAGGATTTTAAGCCGAAATTTTGAACATTTAACTTCTTTTGGTGATTTTAAAATTATTAATTCTGGAGGAGGTTTAAATGTTTTATGGCAGGGAACCTCTAACGAATATGAAGCCTTAGGATCAGATGCGGAAGGTGAACCCATCGATGGATTTGAAATAGGGGAAAAAGACAATTTAAATGTGGATCCTGATGATGAAAGCAATTTTCTTTGGGACGCTAAATGGAGATTTACTAAGTATATAGGTAAAATAGGTAATTTTATACATACTTATATAACTGATCCTGGTAAAAATTTAGTTTCGGAAAATGAAGCTAATCAATTTAAAGCTGGTCGTTATAATTTCCATGTTAATCAAGACGGCTCCGTAGTTATGCAGTCTATCAGCGATATTGTCTTTGAAAAAACCGTGCGTATACCTGTTCCAGTTGCAAATGATAGATTGGAAGCAATACAGGCAGCCACAAATGAGCAACTAAATGCCTATGAAGTTTGGACGCCTTTGGAAGGAGAAGAATTATATGAAACTTCTTATAAGCTCGCCGATTATACTAAATGGTTAAGCAATTATTATGCATTAGCAGGTTTTTATGCAGCTAATGTTTTTAATATTCCAAGTGAAGAAGAATCTCCTGAACCTGATCCTTATTGCAAAGATAGAAATTTTCAAGCCCAAAATGGGGGCGGCAATTATCATACTCAATTTACGAAGATGTTGCAGGCCTATGCAACAATACGTATCTTTAAGGACGGTTCGATTGTGTTATATGATGCTTATGGCAGCGCAGTGCACATGACTGCAGGCCATGTTAATATTAGCGCCGCACGTTCAATTAATTTAACTGCTGCGGAAAATGTCAATATAACTGCCGGACGTGATGTTATTGTAAATGCCGGAAATAATATTGAATTGTCCGCTATGTTTAAGGGTATTTTATTAAAGGCGAGAACTTGGCTTGAAATGTTATGCTCAAAAGGAGCAGTAGTTATCGAATCCGCCATGACCAAAAACCAAGAGCAGCAAGCGCAAGATAGCGATGACGAAGAATATTTAAAGAGGTTAAAAAATGCTAACGGTAATGGTATTATTTTGACAACATCACATGGCGGAAGTAGTAAAGAAGATGGTGCTGGTATTAGTTTAAGGACTAATGGTACGTTATTTGAAGATGCATATTATTATGCTAATAGGTGTAAGTATGTTTTATTTGATTTGATGGCAGGCATAGGACAGTTTGTTATAGGTAATGCTTTAAGTGTAATAAATAGCACATTAAAGTTAAATGCGTTTAAAACTATGGCTAATGTATTTTATGCTAAGTCTATTTATACGCAACAACGCAAACCTGCAATTGTTATGGGTTCTGAACAAGAAACGCTGGTTAATTACGATCAAAACGATGCCAATTATCCAAGCGGTACAGGGTTTGAAACCACAGGAGAGTCAGATGCTGCAGATATAAATCAAATGAATGAATACGTATATTTCAATCCAACAAACGGTTGGTTTAGCACTTATAATGCACAGTTTGAGTACAGAGACACAATGTATTATAATACGCAAATTGATGATAAAAATGATAAGCTATTTGAGCCTTTGACATATCAAAAAATTAATAATGACAGTTCAAATAATTATCAATCCTTTAATATGTCAGATCTTACTGATGATATTTCTGTTGCGACGCGCAAGACCCCGTATCCTGGAAACAACGTCAATGTAAATACTTATTCCCCAAGCAACACAGATTTAAATGAACCATGTGCAGATAAAGGAGAATCTCTATTGACAAATAACAATGAAATTGAGAAAACAAGCTATTCTTTAAAACAATATAACCCTGAAAATTTTATATAAAAATGGAAAACATTAACGAAACAAATAAGACGGAAACTCCAACAATAACTGATGAGGATGTTATAAATTATATAACTCAGCAAAAAGAAGCTTCTAAAGAGAAATACAAAGTTACTGAAATTGATGAAAATACAAAGAGTATTCAGTTGGATAAAGAAGTTGCGAAAGACTTTATTGACACCATAAAGTTTAATAAGGGTTTAACTGACGAAATAATTAAGGAAGAAGAGAAACTTAAACAGCAAGAAGATGCTGGAAGAATTAAAGTTTCAAAAGATGCTGCCTTTAATTTTAACGCTTTGTATACTGAAAAGCTTAATAAACAATTAGATAAAGTGACTTTATCTGAAACCGAAAAAGATGCTTATATCTCATCTTTGTTTAGTGATGTCCCGTTGGTTTTAGACATAAGTTACGATAAGCTTAAGCTAGTTTTTACTTTTAGATCTAAGTATATTTATGAACAAGAATATATAGCTAAATTTATAAAATCTATGTTTACATCGGAATCCGGCAAGTCAATGACACCCGATGAGATGTGTATTTTTATTTTTAAAGTAAATGTGTCAGTAATTCTGCAAAAACTGAATGATAAAAACTTCTTTAAAGACACACAGGAACTCTGTGCATCTCCGGAACATAGACTTTCTTATGATGAGTTTGTAAAAATTATCAATCTAAGATTGGAACAGTTAAGCAATTTAAATCAGCAGTTGTGGTCTATGATTATAAATGCTGCATGCGTTTTTGAGAAAAAAGAACAATTGCTTGCTGAGTTTGCTGTAAACGAGGATTTTTAAATACCCCTAAATATCGAATTTGGCTTACGCTTTATTTAGGGGGTTATTTTAAACCTGAGATTTTATGTAGGCATTCGGCAACGAAAAATCTCATACTTTTTAATGCTCTAACTCGCCAATTTAATGTTCAGGCGAATTTGGTGGATATTGATGTAAGTGTGGGTGAGTTGTCAAAAAGTACAGGTGAGCTGCATGCAAAGCAATGCATTAATGCCATAAACAAAAAACTGCATAATATTTTTGATTTAAAAACGCATAATGTTAGTGACTTACGTAAAAATAAACTTGCAGACGAGGTAGCGAAACGATTAGGATTGACTGGCATTCCGGAAATCGATGAAATGCTTAAACTATATGATGCTTTAGACAAAGCAGGTCTTGTAAAAATGCGTAAAGTAACGAATAAATAATATGCCAAATACATCTTCAGATAATACCAATTCCAATAATGCCCAATCGTCTTTGGAAAATGTCGATTGGGACAGCCTGATACGCAGGGTATTTACTTCGTTTGTTAACTTTTTTCAAGACCCTTCCATAACTTCGGGAATATCGCAAACGGCAAGCGAAGCTATACGCAACGCCGTTAGCCCTATGCTCGCAGACATGTCTTCTAGGGGCTTGCCTGGCATGCTCGGGCGTATTTCCGGCGTATCCAACTCTCCTACCTTAGCTTCGATAGGCAACCTAATGTCTATGAATCCTTTTCTCGCCAGCTTAACTGGTGCTTCCGATGTGCGCATTGCACAAGAAGTGGCGAAAGAAATAGGTCAACGAAGCTTTGGCATGATGAGAACTCCTATGTCTACAGTTAATACTTTAATGGCGGGAGCAAATATCCAAGAATTTTGGACGGGTTTTGCCGATAGCAATACCCCATTTAAAAAGGGTATGCAGCAAGCGCATGCGTTTTTGGCTGCTAATTGGCTAAATCAATCAGGCGCTATTGGTCAAGAAGATATAATTAATCCCAAAGGCATTCAAGATAAGTCAGAAAAACTCATGTCGTCTACTATGGAGATGTTATCCATAGGGAAGAATATTTTGGGAATGGGAGATGATGTTTACGCGATTTTAAATCAAGTATCTGTATTAGGAGGAGGCAAAGGTAAACAATTCGGAGAAGCTGCTGAGAGATTTAAAAATTATATTTCGCAGTTAGTTTCAGATGGGTTGGATATGGCTGAAGTCCAAGCTACAATTTCACACGCAAATGGTCAAATTCAAGCGTTAATGGCGTCAGGTTATTCCGCTTCCGCAGCTGCAGCATATGCTAGAGAATCAACTGCCGCTGCGGCTGCAGTATCCAAAGAGATGCAATCTAAAGGTCAAGATGTTGATATGAAATCTATTTCCAATAAAATATCAGCTATGCAAGTTGCTCGTAACCGTCAAGCGGGAGGAAAACAAACTAATATAAATGCTTTAGCATTGGATTCTATGCTCAAGATGGGAGTACTTTCAGAAGAACAAGCTGAATCGTTGAGAAAATTGATGGCTAACGGAGAATTAGATGAAGAAGCGTTAAAATACACTTTGGGTGCAAATTATGAACAATTTACACAATTTAGAGAAGGCTTAATCTCGAGATATTGGAATAGTCCTGAACTTTTGGCTAGCCAAGCTGCAAAAAGTTCTTTTGGAGGCGCTGCGCTGAGCGCCAATAATCGTTCCATTTACAACCAATTTATTAAGGGATTGAAGAATCAGATTGAAAAATTTGGTCCGGAAAATAAGAAGCAGCTTCTGGAAATTGTAGATAAAATAGAATTGGGCACAGCATCATCTGAGGAAATAGCCTTGTTGGAAAATGCTGTTGGAACCTCAGTAGTAGGAGTTAATAAGGCGTTGTTTGAAAGATTTAAGCAAGAAGGTGAAAGGAAAAGGAGACAAAATGTTTTGGAAAACGTTTTAGGTTCTAGCGTACAAGGAGAGTATGTGTCTTATGAAACTTACGTGGGCGATAAAAATTCTATACTTAGCGCTGCGGAAGCTCTGGGAATTAAAGGAAAAGACGTTAAAGGTGTTCCTGAAGAACTGCAAAAATACGGGTTTACCAAGGAGAAAATGTCGCAGTTAAAAGAACGCGGAGGATTAGCTCTAGGGGAATATTTAAAAGTGCAAGAAAATGGTAAGGTGCACTTAATAGCCGATAATGGCTATACCCGTACATTTACTGAAGACGAATGGAAAAAGATTCAAGCACAACAAGAAAAACAAAGAACTAAACCGGAATTAGCTGTGTTGGAAGGTATAAAGAAAATTCTAGAGGATATAGTACAGGAATATAAAGATAGTAAAAAAGATCCGGAACAAAGTGAATCTGAATTGACTGAAGAGCAAAAGAAAGCAGCGGCAGGGAATAAAAAATAAAAATTAGTAATTTGTATATTAAACATTATGGCTACAAGTTTTTTTGGAACTAAAGGATGTTATTATTTAGTTTTTCATCGAGGGGGCAGTCCTTATTATCAATTAAACCCATCGATTTCTGGACGTGGTATTTTTATTACCAAAGCGGTAACCTCAGGCAAGGATAATACCGCGTTAAATTTATGTTTTAATGACATTCGCGTCGCATCCGCAACCGGTAGATCTTTCGGGTCCGTGTCAATTGAAGGATTGGCGTTATTAGGGCCTGTTACATCTCCGGCCTCTACGGAGTCTCGCGTGCAAGAATATTATAACACAAACAGATTTTCTCAGTTAGGTAAACCTATAACGTTATCAACCCGAGGCGGTGGGGCGCATAAATTCTTGTTGACAGATTATTCTATTAGCGGAGTGGATGATAGATTTAATGTTTTAACTTTTTCTTTAGGGGGTATAGGGTTGGATTAATATGATTAACGTATTTTTTCATAATATTTCCACAAATGAATTTATGGATGACGGAGTTGTTTTAAATAACTCTTCTTTGCCTGCAGAAGGTACTGATCTAAGGATTATTTTTGATGGATTGGATTTAAATAATGATTTTTATAATCGGTTATACATTGCATACATAAATGCATTTCCTTGGATAGAAGAAAAATTGGATCCCTTAAATTGGCAAAATAAAACTTATATTCCATCTTTATTGCCCTTTCCTTCAAACGGCACTATTAATAATAGCTATAAAACACCCAAACAGATTTTGGATAGCTTAAATTCTAAATCTTTGCATAAGGTTTTATCTGATGTAGGTTATTATTCCGATTATATTGCAGCTGATACTTATGAAGAAAAATTATGCTGGTTGCTTTTATCGGTTGCGATGCAAACTAAATTTTATGTAGCTGATTAGTTATGGCTGACATTTTAACCAAACCGACAGTTAAGGTAAATGGATATAAGTGCGTTTCGGCTGAAATATCTTGCGTATTAAATCGTCCTATTGTTGTTCGGGCTACCATATGTTCCGGAGATACTGACGGAAGTATACTGACAACGAACGATATTATGAATCTTGCCAAAGATATGCAGGCAAAGATTTTTGAGGACCCTGAAGAGGGAGATATTCAGATTACTTTAAATGATGGTCATACGGGGGAGTTGTCTTATAATCGTTTGATAATCACTTCTTGTGACGTAGTGGCATCAACTCGTGGAGGTTTAATGGCTACAATTACAGCGACAAGTCCGGATATATTGGCTGACTCGTTTGATCCGTCAGTGTACATGAAAAACATTGATGTTGGAAATGTTGTCTGGGAGATAGCATCATCCGAGAATAGCAAATCCCAAGATCATCTTTGGGTGTATACTTTAGGCAGGCTAAACGATACGGACTCTCCTTTGGCAACCAAGATTTTAAAGCTTATACAGCACGCAAAAAACAAGTATAAGTTTTCGGCAAATATGATGCCGGGTTCGGATTCCGCAATTGAATCTCAGTTAAGTTTAAATAATTCGTCATTTACTTATGTAAGAAGATTTTTAAACAACTCAACGGAAACAACAGATGTTTTAAATGGCAATGCTGATTTAAATGAGACCGGCAATCGAGCTATTTATAATACCCTTGCCTCCAGATTATTTAATAATGGAGGTGGTATATTCACCAAAATATTAAATTCCGTTAATTCTGATTTCTTGCTGTGGTATGTTCCCGATCATAAAAGCGGAAATATGGGAAAATTAAGAAACTGGAATTACGAGGGTGAAGATGTTTCAACTATATCTCTTCCCGTTTCAACTTTTAACTTCGCCATCGGCAGATCGTTAGGAAACGATTTGCCGCCTACTATGGTGACTTTTGAATCTCCGGAAATCTACACCATACGTGATCTTGCAGGGGAATTTACCTCATGGGCCGTGGGCGCGTATCCGGAAAAACCTGAAAAAATATTGGGAAAAGTATATAATATTCAAGCTCCACCTTGGTTGTGTTTCGGCCTTTATGATGACCCAGATAATGGCGCGGAAAATATGAATAAGGGTAGAAATCCACAAGAAACGGAAATCATAAATGAGAAAATTAAAAAGCAACTTGAAAAAGATGCGAAAGCTTATTACCCGTCGTTGCAATATTTGGCCAGACAAAGTTTCTTTCGATATAAATATGGCACATCTGTAGGTAGTTTAAGCTGTCCGTTTTATGCAAACATAGATGCGGAAATTGGGGATTTTGTACAGGTTAATGCAATGGGAGGAGGTAAAATTATGCGCGGTATTTTATCTTCTGTAGTTCATAGCTTGGATACCGGAAGTCTAAGTACTAAATTAGGTTTTACTCGCGTTGAGCTTTAGGATTGACAATCCTTATTTCCTGGATTTGTCTGAATGTTGTTTAATCATTAGAATAAATGGCAAGAAGTTTTAACGTAAATCCAGACGGCAATTTAAATACTTCGGATTTAAATTTAAAATCCGAAAATAATAAGCTATTAAAGGGTTTAACGCCTTTAGCCGGAAGAACGGAAGCGTTAGAAGCTTGCGAAGCGGAAACGCCTACTCCTGCTACATGCGTTTATCCAAGATCCAAAGTTAAAAAAATTATCGAGGATTTCCGTAAATTACACAAAAACAATTTGTGCAATCCTACCCCTTACGATCCGTGTATCTTAGATGATACAGGTCTCGTTGTTCCTGATGCTACGCCCGAAATAAATATCATTAAAGATGATATTTTCACGGCTCAAAATCATGAAGTAAGATTAAATTGCGCAGATGTTTATGCGGAATACAGTAACTTATCTGAAAATAACGTATACTATACCTTCATAAATAATCCTGATGCGGAAGTTGTTATCCCTGCTGGCTCATATATACGTACTCTTAGAAATGCCACTAAAGCTCAAAAAGATCAGGCTATATTTGAATTAACTAATTTAGCCAAGACGCAAGCGATATCTCAATTAACCTGTGGTTTATCTAATCGAGAATATACATTAAACTGTCCCACGGAACAACAGCTATCAGACGGCACGGAAACAGATGTAACGGCACTAATTGTCAATACAAGATCTGCCACCGTTATTCAGGATGATATTATTGTTGATTTTAATACTGAAGATGTTGGGGTAAATGCAACAGACGGAAGTATTGTTTTAGTCTCAAATAATTTTACAAATTATGATGAATCATTGAGATCCCAATTATTCTCCAGGGCGTTAAGCGGCCTTTCATGCACTTACGGTAACGAACAGTATACTGTGGTATGCGGAGAAATGCCTGTAAATGTAAACGTGGATAACTTGGTGCAAAATGTTGATGGCGAAATGCAGACCATGGAGATTAGCAGCTTTGTAAAAAATCTTTCCGCGTTTTATAGCCAATTTTATGTTTCTGATACTCGCGCTTGGGATTTAGACGATTATGGCAGCACAGATAACATTAATGAAAAATTAAAAAAATTAGTTGCTGAGTTAATTGCTCAAGTTAACTCTCAAACAGTTGCTGTATTAACAAGTTCTTCTACATGTAATTATGGAAATATAGGATTAGATATCACATGTCCCACAGGTTATAATGCAATGGTAGCTGATGATATCAATTCTACCATTGATGAAAATATATTTGTCGTATCCGAACCAACCTCGAATATGAATTTAACATCCACGGTTGATTCAGGTTCACATGCTTATAACCTAAACTTTGACTTAACCGATAGTAATGCAACTTTAATTTATAATTCGATTTCCGGACAGGTTGAAAATAGAAAAGATTCTTATACATCCTATAACTGCGGTATTTATAACAACACGGTAACGGTTTATTGCGATCGCGCTACAGCAGAAGCTGCTTCAGATGATGCGGGAGATGCAATTATATTCCGCACCACGGATACCGTTACGGATGATACGACATTTTTTAGGTTTTATATAACAAATCATGCCAATAGTTTATTAGTTGCAAAGGCTGTAAACACGGATGTACCTACGAAAGGTTTAAAATTGGCAATGAGCGTATCGGATTATTTATCTGATGCAGGCCTTGCAAATCGACAAACATATTATCCCGATGGTATTTATCTGTGGGAGCATGACTATCCAAGCGATCAAAAAGTCGGGGATGATCCTACAGTCACAGTTAATAATGATCCATGGCAATGCTATCCTATGGGAGTGGCAAATTATCCTACAGGAGGTACAAGTACAAATGCTTATGCTTTATCCGCTTGCTCGCATAATGCCGATAGTCCAATATCGTCCAAATATACATTTACTACGACAACTGAAGGTCATTGTGAAATTAATTCCCTTGTATCCGAAGGTTATCCGTTTACAAATGTGACGGATCCTGAAGCATTGTATCAGCCAATTGAGGTAAGACTCGCAGACGAAGGCATGGGAATAGCATCTTTTTCCATTCTTGCTAAATCGTTTATTGAATTATATCAAAATAATGTGGATGACGGCACACCTTATTCACCACAAGAACTGCAAGCTATGGTAAATGAGCGGGCGGTAGAACAGGCACGTTCAGGTGTTAGTTGTTTATATGGCAATATACTAATTCATGAGGAAGACTGTTCGATAAAAATAGGATCTTGCACACCGTTTGAGAATAACATCCCGCCGCCTCAAATTCCGGCAAATACTTATTTTGCTGACACACCTACAAATGCTGACAGGCAGGCTGTGACCGCTCATAATGCTATGGCGTTTTGTATGTGTGCAGACTGGATAGGAGGGGGAGGCTCGTCGCTTTCAATTAATTTAGATGGTTCATGTAGCGATAATTGCACTGAACAATATTGTGTATTTTCTGTATAGTAAATTATGTCTTGCATTACTTGGTCAGAATATTGCAACAGATTTGCGGATTCAGGAATTTTTGATCCTGAAAATTATGCGCCGGAAAGTAGCGGGGAACCCTCGAATGCGTATTTGAAAGACTCTCCTGCATATCTTGGATATAAAAATGAATTAGCTCCTATTCAATTAGATCAAAATGATGTGATATACATGGCACGTGATGTTGTTAGCGGAGATTTTTTTCTCGGCTTTCCGGATGATTTAATTAATGGAAATAAAGGAGGAAATTACGCTAAATATTTAGAAAATATGTTAAGGTTGTGTAAGCCTATAACAATAACTTCTGATGTATCCGGTTGCAAATGTTTCACCATGACAGCTGTGCCTGCACCATCAATAACTCCAATAACTTTTACGGATTATTTTTATACAAAAGAACAAGTGTTTAGCAATTTGCCTAATATCGGCATATTATTATATTATAACGACAGAGAATATGATACCTATGTAGATATATTGGCTAAGTCTCCAACCGGAGACGACTACACATGGCATGATCGCATCACTATGGCTTCACAAAGCGATTTGCCTAATATTCCAAATAATTATTATGACATTTTGCCAAATTATTGGCTTAGGATGTTTTCATTTGATTCGGAAATTGATAGGCTTATACCTAAAGATAATACACGAAGATTAAATAGTAATGTAGTGCGAGCACCTATAAATGCCAACATGGTAAAAGCTCGCATGATGGGAGACGGTTTAAACTTCAATTTACAATTTGAAACAACTGGAATAAATGCACAATATGGCGCAGCATCTCCTATGATGAATGCAGCTTTGGCCAATCTGTCTGAATCCTTTGATGCAGGGCAACAAAGAATGGCAGCGGCATTTAAGAATTTAGAATCGGTAACAAACAATTTTAAATCTGTACAAGGAGATCCTTGTTCAAATGATTTATTTATGGTTGCAAGACACGTTGAACCAGGGGAGGATCAGGCTGTTAGATTTATCTGCGGAGTTTCTGCATTCCGGGGGCCGTTAACTATTTCCTTTGGTCCGTCACGTGCAGATTTAACTATGGTAAAAAATACTTTTGATTGGATTTATGGTACATTAAAAGCTGTTTGTAATGGATCAAGTGATTTAAATATTTTAACTTTAACGGATCCCACTGATATGTGTTACTTTTATCAAGACAGTGATACAGTACCATGTTGTCAGGAAGTCGATATGTATATGTCGCCTTCAGGAAGTACTACAGGCTGGAATGACAATGAACTTTGGTCTGCATACAGCAAGTTTGATATTGAAGGATGGACGCCTCCTGCCGATTGGGATTATGATGGTTTAGTAGTATTTCGAAAGTCTTATGTGCATCGAGTTTTAAGTTCAGATATACTACTCCGTAGATTAGTTGTCAGTGACAATTTATTTTCTGCAATTGAGGAATGTTTTCAAAATTTAGTTAATGATTATTGTGAAGGAGAAAAACCTTCTCCTGGAGGGGGAGGGGAAGAAGAGCAATGTCCTTATAGAGATTATAGCTATACTTGGTCTGGGTGTAATGTAAATATTAATAATCCTATAACTTTTGCTAATTCTGAGTATGGAGATTTAGCCAAAATACCTGCAGCTGCACAGGCATTAATTAATTGTCAAAGTCTTGCAGAAGCTGTCAGCACTTGCAGTGGATTAACAGAAATAAGTCAATATCAAGGTTTAATTATTGCTCGTGATTTAACCTCATACAATATTGAAGCAACTTGCAATTGTCCTGAAGGACAATCTTGTGATTGCGGTATGCAGGGCTCAGCTTATACTTTGGATGAATGTTGTTATGAGGGTGGGGTAGAGGGTGGACAAGCTTGGGATGAGAATACCCAAACTTGCGCCCATTCTGACAGCACCCCTTGGAATGAATATACCCCGTGTGATGTTTTGCAATACTCGCAATCTCCATACTGCCAAATAAATGTTACAACAGAACATATTTATGATGTAGTTAAACAATTTTATCAAGAAAATTATCCGCCTCATCCAAGTAAATGTCTTTATTCCACTATTGCTTCAGGAGGATCACTTGGAGCAAGTTATGAAATACCATTTTTAAATTATAGATGGGATGAGGAGTTAAATAATTATTTATATTCAACAAGTTCTACAGACTATGGGGATATTGAATTAGATCCAAATAAAGATCCGACTCAAAATCCCAACGATGATGGATCCGGAAATGGCGGCGGATCTCATCCTCAAAAAGGCGGTGGTGGAGGCGGAGGATCCGGAGGTGGAGGATCAGATTATCCGCGAACACCGGGAGTATATCATCGTTCAGCTTTAATGGGTACATCTTATGAGCAAGAACCTCCTGGTCCAGATGGCACTCCTGGCAGATTGATTAAAGTTACTAAGCAAGTAGGTTGGAAATCTTGGAATAAATGCGCACAACTTGGTTGGGCACGATGGTCATTTGGGAGTAATATTACAAATCCCCCAGAGATGAGCGTGGCATATTGCGACCACATAAATGGGCAAGATTCTTATCAACCTGGTCGTGATTACGCATGGGATCCAGGCTTAAGTTTTAGAAGTAAACCTATTTTATGTTGTTTACCTCCAGGGGGTTCAGCAGTTTGTGGCCCTGGAGAAACTTATCAATTACACTTAACCCAAGATCCAAATAATCCTTACAACGAAGTTGATACAAGCACTTGGCAATTGTCGGGTTCTTTTCAACTTTCATCTGATTTAACTTATGCCTACATTCCTGGCAGTGCTGTTTTGGGCATACCTGCTCTCCATGGTACGGTTACTTATCAAGACACATCGGGCGGGTATTTTATGGCACCGGATGGTAGCGGTATGGTTTCTGTAGACGTAAGGGATTGCCAAAATGGAACATGTGGCTCGGTATCTTGTGTAATTAATGTTCAGCCAAGTTATAATCTACAAAATGTATCCCCAACTTAAAAACAAATCAACAAGGAAGCTCCGCAATTCCTCCGGATAGATAAACTATCCGGTATCCTTGCGGAAAATAATAATGAATAATGCTACAACATTTTTAGATACTCATTCACCACTAAATTTTTTAGCTCATACTAAATCTATTGGAATTGAGGACAGTGTGTTTTATTTAAATCCTCAGTTATCTTTTTATGATGCAGGTTTGATTTTAAGTAATTTAGTATTTCATGATCCTAATTTTTTAAAATTAGAAGAAATAATAGAAAGAATTTTACCTGATGTAAAAATTAAGTCTTTAGTGTTTAATTTTCAAAAAGATAAAACAAATGAACTTTCTTATTTATTCTTTTTAAATCACATATTTTTTGGAGATAACTTAGGCTTTCCGTTATGTCCTCAACCTGTTGTACAACAAATCCAATCAGTTTATGAATCTTTAATTGATTCTTTAAAAATAACTACTGTAACTAAACGTATGTGTTTGTTGTCTTTAAATTTTAACTTAGGTAAAAAAGATCAAGTTTTAGATTACTATTATGCTAAAGCCAAAGATATTTGCAAAAGCTACTGGAGTTTAAATGGGGAGAAAACAATTGAATCTATTTCATTAGAGCAATTGGCTAAGCATTATGTTGCTATTTTAGCGGATAGGATTTTTTATCATCCAATTTATCGAAATATTTTATCTAGTATAGCAATAGTCAATGGAGAAGCAGCAGAGGTATCTCAGACTTTTCAATACCCAGCCTTAATGACGTTATTTAATTGGATGCCTAAATTATCTCGCAGAGGTATGCAAAAATTATTGCAAGATTTGGATAATAAATATCATTTAGAAGTAAAGGACGAAAATGCAGATAAAATTATATTTAAACAATAAAGAAATTTCCGATAATTTAGTTGTAACATTTTTTGATGTTAAATCGGGCACTTTAAAAATTAATTTAAAAAAGGAAATTTCTAGTTTATTGGAATCTAAAACAGAAAATTTATCTAAATTTATAACACCCGAGCAAGTTGAGTTTTCTAAAGTTTGGAATTTAGATATTCGTAAATTTTTACCAATTTCTTTAGCAGAAAACTTAGAAAAAGTTTTAACTATCGTTATTGACAATACCGAAAGTTCGGTGGACAAATCTTTGGAAACTTTATTAACACAATTTAAAAAATTTATTCCTGCAGAAGATATATTGCGGCTTAAATCCATTTTTGTTAATAAACCTGAATTGTTAAGGGTAGAATTAAGACAGAAGTTTTTAAGAAATTTAGTAGATAATGATTCTCGTTTAAAAAATTATATTTCAGCATTATTGGCAGATTTTTTAAATTTTAGATCAATTAAAACTGCAGAAGATTTGGTAACACTTCATTCAAAGCCTATTAAAGATCTTGCTATATTAATGTTGGAAGAGATAGATGAGATGAAAAATCGCAAAGGATGCGCAAGTTGCATGCTTAATACGATTACGAAAAAATATATGACGCTTTTAATTGAACTAAAAACATACGCAAATTAAGAAAGGAAGAATTATGACATTATTTATTTTGTTTATTTTAACATGGTTAATTGCTACATCCTTACTTTTTACTTGGTTTAAAAGCAGTATGCCCTCGTTGGTGTTCGCTTTTTTAAAAAAATTGGGATGGAAAAGAAAAGATCCAAATTTCTGGAAAACACCATCAGATGAATACATGTCCCCAAACAGTGAAGCAAGATCTCCACTCACATGGTCGCGCATGGATTGGGAAGGTTCAGATAAAGGTTACGAAGGATGGGCACAGACACGTTTAGGAAATTTTTTTGGGGAATTATTAACATGTAGATATTGTTTATGTTATCATGTAGTTTTTTGGACTAATCTTTTGGTATTTCTTTTTACCGGAATGATAGTAACATCTTGGAATTGGATGTTGATGTTTATTTTTGCACAACCCATCTTAGTGCATACGGCATTTAATTTGGTGGAGTTTATGGAGGGCAATCATGACTAAAAGTTTGGAATTATGTGTACAATTGTTGTCTACAAAAGAGCAAATACCTTTTAAAGCTGTATTTTCTAACAATAAAATTATTATTCTTGTAGATGACACGGCTTTAAATATAGCTAAAGTTGCTGGATTTGAAGAATCCAAAGGTCTGCAGACGCATTCGGTTGTGTCGAATGTAATAAACACGGACTCGTCTAACGCAGTTTCCAGCACATATTCTGTTATATCAGAGTTTCCTCCGATACTTATAGCCCATTTGGACAAAACAATATTTAGTCTTTTAGCTGATGCGGAAAGTTTGCCTCATGACCAGTTAAGTGCAAAATATCCTAAACCTATTGCAGATATATTAAACAAACGTTCGGAAAAATTACAAAAAGCCATTGAGCAATGGAAACAACAACATCCTAATCAGAATGAATGCCCCTCTTGTATCTCAGGTTCAATTAACAGGCGTTTGATTCTACAACTGTTGCCTTTTTACTACAAAAACGACTTTACGCTTATAATAGAACTAATTGATATTTTACTTAACTATGTAAATAAAGGCATAACCAAAAAAGATATATATCAAAGCATAAAATCATCTATTAAACATTCTTCGGATATTGCTATAAATATTTTAAATAATTATCTAACAGAAATAAACAATCTAAAGTCCGGATGTACGTCTTGCGCTAAAAATGCTGTAAAGCGCAAGTACAATAATATTATTGTTGCTCAATTAAAAGAAATTTTGAAAAATCCTTCTTATGTCGAAACTTAGTCAAAAATATCAACCTAAATTTGCATTTGATGCATCTAAAGGCGCCTTTGTACCAGCGGAAGTTAAAGCTGCAATATCAACTATTGCCGAGCATTCTTTATTTGCAAAACCTAAAACATTAATGGATAAGCCTAAAACTGTGGCTGCATTTAAATCCAAGTGGGCAAAATCTACAAAACATAGTACCTGGGGAGGAAGCAGCCGCAGATGTTGTGGCAAATAGTTCTTTAAAAGGCTTGCTTTTTGCTTAAATTTTTGCTTGGGTTTTAGTTAAAAGTTAATGCCTAAAGACACTTCATATTTTGAAACAGCAGGAACCCGTCCGGTATGGGATCCTCATTTTTCGTCTTCGGAAACAGCCAGATATAATGATTATGATCAAGATAATATAAAGGTTATTAACGAAGATCTAAATGATGATATGGAACTTTTGTCCGAAATGGATAAAAATCCAGATTCGTTCGTAAACGACAATCAAAAATTAACGTATGAAGAGGCTTATAGGAACTATCGCCAAAATCCCAATGTATCTAATTTAAATAAAGTTATACATAGTTTGGGAGACACGATAAATTATTCTTTAGCTTCAAACAATGCCAGCGGGGATCCTTTGTTGGAGGCTAAGGCTAAACTAATTACTGCAAAAGCAGTTAAGGAATTTGACCCTGGGTATAAAGTCAGTTTGCCCACCTATGTCTCTTCACAACTTCGCAAGATGACCCGCCTTGCCAGAGATTTAAGAAATCCAATTAAGATTCCGGAAAGATATATCTATGAATCGCAAAATCTGCAACAAGCGGAAAAGGACTTTATTGAAGAGCATGGAAGAGAGCCGGATTTAACGGAACTTTCCGATGAGACCGGAATGTCTATTAAAAAAATTTTGGATATTCGCAAGAAATCTTTAAAACAAGTAAGTGAGCAGCAGGGTTTTACTAATGTTAATAACGAGGATGACTCAGCGTCATCTATTGACGAAACAGCTGCTGCAGGGCCGGATTTCTTGGAAGAGGCTCAAACTTACGTGTATCATGGATTGGATCACCGCCAAAAAAAGGTTTTTGAACACTTAACGGGTTTTGGAGGTGCAAAAGTTTTATCTCCTGCGCAAATTTCCCAGAAATATAAGGTATCGTTGCCTACGATATCCCGCATGGCTAAAAGATTTGCAAAAGAAATAAGTGAAAACTACGATGCATTAGAAAGTGTGTATGCCTCATGAAAATAGACGATTTTGCAAAAGCAACAATTGAAAACGTTTTAGATTTTATACAGGGCAAACCTTATAAATCTTTAAGCGAAATTGTTTCCGGAGATAATGATATTGTGTCTGCCGTGGATTTATTGCGTGCAGAAGCCGAAGAAGCTGAACAGGTAAAAGATCCTATTGAATATCAATTTGCTTTTGCATTAAAGCGAGATACTGTAAGCAGATATGCTTCTCGCAAACTTTTGTATAAAGCCGGATTAGATAAGAAATTATATAACGCCAATTTAATGCAGGCTACATCGTTAATAAATAAAAAAATGAATGGGACTAATTAAAAATGAGCAATATACAACAATTTAAATATCTTTGCGATGTTCCAAATCCTGCAGAATCAAGCTCCCCTGTATTTAATGGGGGAGTTAAATTAAATTTTGCCAGTGCGGTTAAACCTAACATAACCGAAGATATTACTTTTGATTTTGATAATTTGGTTTACGGTAAAGACGCTACCATCCAAGATGCGATGGTTAATATAGGAACACGACAAGGGAGCAATCCATTGAATGAGGATGAAGGCACAACCTTGCAAGAAGATACTTTGAACTACGCATTAGTTAGCTCAAATTATTTAACGCATACCTGCAATTTCGCAGGATCGGATACGAAGTTTTTTGAAAATCAATCCATAGGTTCCTTAAATAACATATTAGCTGATTACTTTAACTCCCAACAAACAACAGTGCAATCTACGGTTGAAGCAAACACAACTTATGTAAATTCTATCACGGACTTAGTAGTAACACCGTATAAATTTACCTATGATAAAGCCATATTAACGTTGCAGTTTACGTTTGACGACCAAACCATAATCGGCGAGATTGAATTAAACGCAGAATTTTAAAAAATGAATTTAACAGATTACATATCTTCCAATACCCCAGTAGATACTACTAAACTTCGTGAATGCGAAGACAGAATGCGCATTTTGTTAATACGCGAATTTCCGGATACTGGATTTTCGCCAAACTCCGTAGTGGGTAAATTTTTAATTGAGCGTTTCGGCAAAATTGTAGCGCAAATTGAAACAGCCTTAGAATGCGTATTGTCGGATATGGATTTGTTAAATGTTATCAATGGATCCGTATGCGACTGTGATTTTGTGACGGAATTTTTACGCGGATTAGGGGTGGACAGTTTGGTTAATGCCAACACCACCGGCACCGCACGACTATCTTTTATAAATAATGGCCCTGAGAATACTGGCACAAATCCTTATGTTATGGATAAGGGAGAGTTGCTGCAATTTAATGATAATTACATCTTTAATTATGTAACCCCTAAAAATGCCAGTATTAAAATTTATCCTTATGGTTATACTGGAACAGTTGATACCGACAGCAATTATTTCTTTTTATCGGTATCAAATGTAGCAAATGTAGGAGAATCGGATAATAATTTTCAACCGAATTTATACTTTGTAGACATTCCGATTGTCGGTCCATCAAATGCGGGAGTTAACGCAGGTGATGAAGCGGGGATTAATGAACATTTATCTTTCTTTGATGAAGTTGAATCGGTTGTTGCTGCATATGATATTGCGCCTTATGAATCACCTACGAATCTTGCCGAGTTAATATCTATATTTCAAAAAATTCAACCTTCGGCTAATTTTGCTACGCGCAATAATGTGGTGTCTTTTGTTGAACAAAAATATCCGGGAATTGCAGGAGTGTCTCCTACAAAAGTAGGGGATATCGAAATGGTCCGGACAAATAATAATCCGTTTTATGCGTATTCACCTGCTATAGATATTTGGGTTAAGGGAGATACTACGCTTCCAACTTGCTCGGAATATTTTAAATGCTATGTGTCAACGGATGAAAACGGCGTTAATACTTTTTACGGCACAACGAAACCTAGCGATTTAAATCCCGCAGGGGATGTCGGCAACCTGCCCACAACAGCGCAAAAAACATTTATAAGATTAAATCACTATCCCATCGCTAGCGTTAATTTAAATATTGCGGGAGAAGATGACGATGCGTTTTCAACTTCTACGACCATTGATACTTCCACGCTAAGCGTCAATTTAAATCAGTGTACTGCACGCAAAAGTTATACAACCTATCCTGCTACGGTTGAATGGCCAGTACCACCTGGTTCTACAAATTACGAAACAATCGCGGATTACGTACCGTATCAATTTTATAATTTTTCGGATAAACATTTTACAATGGCATTTAATTTTGCAGGGTGGAAAACAGGCACTTCAGGTGTTCAAACCTATTTTAATTTTCCTGCATCATTTATAAATGCAGATTTAAGCGATTATATAACAACTGAAACCGATCCTGAAACATCCATATCTAATAGCTATATTTGGATGCGCTACGACTATCAGTATGATCCGGTAATGGAATCATTGGATTCTTTTGTCAAAAGCCCTGCTTGTGATCCTGCAATTTCAACTGAAGTTAAGGCTTGTTACTATTATTACATTACGGATTTTACGGTCAATTACTCTAAAGAAACAAATAAATTCTTTGATAGGCAAGCAGCTATTGAACGTATTTATGACTTAATGAATAGCTTAATATATCCATTAAGTTATTCAGATGCATATATTTCTGACATAATGGTGTCTATGGGAGCATCGGGAGTGCAAAGCATAACGCCCACTGCAACACTCATGTTGGGATGCAGTAAGGATTATTTTGATTCTTCGGGAAATAAAATTGATGGAGATACAACCACTCAAGCTGTGACAACCTTTGATCCTGCAAATATAGATTTTCGTTTAAAACTTTATGGAGCAGGGCCAAGAACAATTTCAATGATTCTGCCAAGAGAGAATATTAACCTTGTTGAAAAACTTGTTTAATGGACGAAGACAATACAACACAAGCATACTTTGCAAGAAATTCCGCAGTTAATACTGATATAAACTTTGCGGAATGCGGTAGTTTTTGGCATCAGCTGTTAAAGGGCAAAACAAGGCAAGCGGCCAAAACAATGTCGAAAATGCCTATATTGTCATCCGCATTTACAGATGTAAACAACAGTTGGGCTAATATTTATAATGATGATAAAAATTTATATCTGACGAATAGGGAATATTTCTTTAAGTTGTCAGATGTAAAATTTTTAATCTGTGACAATGCTGAATCGGTTGATTTAAATACTGCTTTAAATGCGGAAACTTCTAAAGTATATAACTTTAATGTAGATGCATTAACTCTTTATTTAAGCGAACCTGCGCAATTTTCTGATAATCAATCTATTGTATTATTGATACCCTTCGATTCCAGCGACGATGAGTCTGAATTAAAAGATTTGGAATTATTCAGCATTCAATCCTGGGATCATACGGAAAATACAAGCAAGACAACGTTTCTAAATGTTTTTTATGCTGGAGTGCATTTTCGCCAATCTGAAAAATATGTCGGATTTTTATTGCCATTATCTGCGGGTTTAACGCTATTGGACTTTACCGACACCTCCAAAACTAAATCTGAAAGAGCAAATCTGCTTTGGGATTTCTTTTTAACGCATTTTAAATATGACGGAATTAATGGCAGTTTTATTTATAATGCTAAAGTTAGAGGGCAAAACAAATATCGCAAATCTATTTATAACGCGATAATCGGTTTAAGCAATATACCTATAGGCATTGAAGCTCTGCAGGCTAGCAATTATGTAAAAGGTTCTGACCAAAGCGTGGTAAACTTTGGAAAAACATTAAATGCCATGTTCGGAGGAACTGCGGTAGATTTTCAATGCGACTTAACTGCAGAAAATATTGCAAATGCTTATGATTTAGGGAATGGATTTTATGCTTATAAGCTTGTTAACAAAGTAGTGGGTGTGCCACCCTTTGCCGCAGAAGATTTGGTGATGCGCACATCTCAAAATCCTAATTCTTTAAACAATGTTTATTTTAAAATTTCCGTAAATGAAGATGCGCAAAATCCGCAAATTGAGTTTTTACAAGCTGAAGTTTTAAATTTAAAGCGTACGCAACAATATACGATAATTACAAAAGGCAAAACCAATATTTCACAAGATACTACCTTATATCCTGGAGATTATCTTGTTAATCCTATTAATGTATACTACAATAACGGTAAAGATTATTGGTGGGATCCTTCGCGTACAAATAATACTCCTGGAGCTTGCTGGACAACGGAAAGCATTGAAGGAAATCCTTACTCAACAGGATTGCCTTTTGATACACTTAGTTCTTCTTGGAAAATATTATGGGATAGAAATACATATACTATTGATTACAAGGCTACGGGTTATGTAACTTATAATGATAGGTCAATACTAACCGATACACTAAGAAATTATAATTACTTTTATATAGACGGCGCATCTACATTTAATTCCAATAGATTTATAACATATGCTTTAGCCTTACGCTACGGAGTTAACTGGAAAGATGGAAAATTGCAGTATCTATTGAATGACTATACTGCGACGACTCAACTTGATTGGTTTTTTAAATATATTATTTCTAATGCGGTAATTATAGAAATAAATATTGAGGTTTTAAAATCATTATACGATAATATATCTAAAATTTTAAATGCCATTCAACAGGCTGGAGTTTCATTATGCCCTATTGGTATGATTCCGATATTTAAAATAAATAAAGGAAATTATCAATGGGTTGATCCCAGATGGTATACACCTGATAGCTAAAAAAAAATGAGCACCCCATCAAATAATACCAGTGTTACGTTAACCAAGTCTGATACGACCCAGACTGACTTGTCTTGGATTGCTAATATAAGCGGTTTTCCTGTAAAAGTAACTGCTACTGGAACAGGAATGCTTGAAGGAGGTTATGTATTTGTCAAACAATTGACGGGAACAGGTTTAGACCCTAACCAAGGCGATATGTTTAATAGAATTGCATCCGTGCCTGATATAACGGATTTGCCTACTATTGAAACTATAGAAAGTATGAATGAATCCGATATTCAAGGATTAATTACGCCGTTTTATAGGGATAACACAATAGAACTATTTTTTGAAACTCCTGAACTTGCAGAAAGAGGTTGGCAAATAATTAAATCCGATACACAATTATTGGTAGATAATTTAAAATTAATAGATGTTATTCAACCCTCTGAAACTATAACCATTTCTTGATGTATGAGCAGCGGCAGTGACGAAATTTGTTATGTAACAGCATTACCTGGCATTATGGATCCTTCGACATCCGATAATGGATCATCGTCTAAAAATTCTGCCAATAAGGAGTACACAGATCCTAACGGGGATTTAAATATTTTCATAGACGGTCCTTATAATGCAGCTGAAACGGATTTTGACAGTTTGCGGTTTAAGGTTTTTATATCTAAAGAAGATGCCAGAAACAAATGTGTTGTTTTAGATAAAACTTCAGCGGCGGCATCGAGTGACGACGAGTCAATTGATCCTACGGAAGTAATTATTTATTACGAAACGGATGACAGTAATGCTGATTACGAAAATTTATATTTAAGAATCAAACATCAACAATTAATGTTGGCACGCGGCACATATGTAGTTCGTGTATTTAAAAAAGTTCTGGAAGATGCTAATGAGGAAGATGATACCACGGATGGTTATGAACAAATCCGTGTGTTTACCTTAACTGTAAGGTCAAATCCCATTCAAGGAAACTGTGTTAACAACAAATATTTATCTACTGCGTTTCAAGGAGGCAATTTAATCAATCGGGGCGACGGGTGGAATGACTATAATAAATCTTGCGGTTGCGGAAGCATTTCTGTTGCAAAACAATTAATGGCTTTAGGTTATTGTAAAGTAAGCCAAGAATTGGATGAAATAAATGGCGAGCAACCTAACGATCAGGAGACCAATCCTTAATGTCCGAATGTTTAACTCCAACAAATTGTAAAGCAAAGTCTTTAGTAGCAAAATGCGGTAGCGTGTCTGAAAAGTTTGCATATCTGATGCAGACTAAAGATTTAATGCGTAAAATGTTAATTTCCAAAGGTCAAGATGTGCCTGCGGACTTGCCTTTTCGCGATTATATAGAAAAGATTGCTGCTTTAGTTCCTACCACGGATGTCGTTACTTCTATAATTGATTATAAAGGCGACATCCATAAAGGCGATGTAACTGTAGATAAAAACTTTATTGATTTATCTAATGTAGACAATACTGCCGATATTGATAAACCGATTTCAACGGCAACGCAGGAAGCTTTAGATTTAAAGCAAAATATTACTGACGATAGTCTGGAGACTGAAGCCAAGACAATTGTCGGCGCAATTAACGAACTAAAGGCTTTATTAGATAATCAATCGGCAAAAATTTCAATTTTTGAAGGCAAAACAACCGTATCCGCAAATGGAGAAGTCGTGTTACCGTTAATGTCCAACTCCTCAGAAATTTTCTTTGAAGCAGGCACATTAACGGATATAACAGTAACATTGTTAGTTACAGACAACCTAAACATATTAAACAAATATTCATATACATTTAATATGGGTTTATTAGGAGATAACCATATTGTATCTGAAAAAGTTATAGAAAGATTATTATCTTTCGGAGAAGCTACGCACATTACCTTTAATTTGCTATCGTCCGATCAATCCGTGCAATTACAGATTGTAAACGAAGATGATAGAAATTATACGTTGTTATCTACAACATATTTACAAAAATTTGCCTCTAATGGATAATTTTTACTTTTTTTTTATCGGAAAATATGTATCTTTAAGGTAAAAACTTTTTAACATTATAACATTATGGCAACTGGTTCTATATTAATTAGTAAAACTCCGGTGTTTATCTACTCTTTTGCTTCTTTGCCCGAAGCACTGAAAACAACGGATAGATTATACCTTGACCCTGCTACGAATGTTTTAGCGCGATGGGATGGATCGGCGATGCAACCGATAGTAGCTAATGTATTTTACGCTACTTCGTTTGAATCCCTTCCTACCACAGCTTCAACTGGTAGCTTAGGTGTCGTTAACAGCAGCGGTGATGTCATCCTTTATGCTTATACTGGATCATCCTGGATAGAAATAGGCGGAGGCAGCGGCGGTAGTATTGCGCTGGTAGCTTCTGAAGAAAATCTTCCGGAAGATGCAGACGCAGGCAATATTGCCATCACTACAGATACCAATATCCTTTATTACTACAGCGGTTCGGCTTGGGTCTCCACGCAGGAAAAGATTACCCTAAGCGCAGCGGCATCGATTACGGTAGGTGGTATTAACGCAGGTACGTCCGTGACGGATATGACTAACCAAGAACTTTGGGAACTGCTTTTAGTAAAAGAATTATTCCCAGCGCTTACCAATCCATCGTCTAGCTTTACATTTAACACCGGATCAAATAATGTGTTAAAAGAAATTGGCAGCGCCATTGCGCCCTTAACTTTTACGGCAACATTTAATCGCGGTTCGATTAACCCGCAATATCAGTCCGACTCGCAGTATCGTTCCGGTCTGCCGAACTCATACACTTATACAGGCACAGGGTTGCCAGGAGAAGCGGTTTCGTCCACTAACCTTACCGATACGCAAACTGTAGCATCTTATACGGTGCTTGCCGGTGCGCAAAGCTGGACGATGAATGTGTCTTATGATGCCGGTGTTCAGCCGAAATCCAATAAGGGTAACAATTATCAAACACCGTTAGCATCGGGTTCCATTGGAGCTAAATCGCTTACTATAAATGGCGTATATCCGGTTTATGCTAATACGCAAGACGGCGATATATCAACGATGACAAAGCAATCATTAGCTTCAAATAATTCCACGCTAACTTACACTATGGCTGGTGAAACCGCTACGGAAAAATGGAGCGTGGAAGTGCCCGCTACATGGAATGCTATCACTGGTTTCCAAGTTGCGGACGTTGGCGCTAGCAATTGGAACTATATGGGTGGCGGTAAAGCCGAGTCGCTTTTACAGTGGGAGACTTCGGACATTAATAAAGATGTTAATAGCACAGCTACGCAAGTTGCGTATAAAAAATATACGTTTAACGGAGCTCTGCAAGGTGTATCACAATTAAGAGTTCAATTTAATTAATCGTTAAGAGGAATTTTATATGTCGAGAGTTAAAGGTACAAATGTAACGGGTGCACCCATTGAATTGACTTCAGCAGCACCAGTAGATGCAAAGATGCTGGTGGAAACCAAGGCGGATCTTTATAATACTTCCACTTGGCAAGCCCCATCTGCTGCAGGAGCAAATCAGGGCAAAATGTTCTGCTACTATGGTATGCTGGTGTATGTCGGTAATGACACTCCAGAGAACAATGGTTTATATGTTCTGCAAAATAGTGGTGCTAATGATGCTAATAAAGATGCTACTGCAAATTCTGGTGCAAACTGGGTACGCATTTCGCAAACCGACACCCGCATTAATGCTATTGAAAGCGATATTGATGCCATTCAGACAGAGCTGGAAGATATTCCAACTGCAGACAATGTAGTTTTAAAGACTGACATTTCCACAGTCATTCCAGAGGAAGGCGCTGTTGATACAAAGGTTGCGTCTGAAAAAGCAGTCGCGGATGCTATAGGAAACTTCATTGAAACAGGTTCCAGTGCCAGGCTTACTACGCTGACGATTGGGAATGGCACAGGTGCTGCAACAGTCACCTTAGATACTACTAATGGTATTACCGGTTCCGTCATTGATGAAACACTCCCATCTTCAACGGGAAATGCGGGGCGCATACCTAGCACCAATGCGGTAGTAACTGCCATAAACGAAGTTAAATCCAGCATCTCGGGGGTTTATACTTATAAAGGAAGCGTTGCATCTTATGATGCTCTTCCGGAAGATGCAGAGACTGGTGACGTTTATAACGTTGAAGCGGCTTATGGCAATTACCCCGCAGGTACAAATTATGCTTGGGATGGAACCAAATGGGATGCTCTTGGAGGTTCGGTTGATTTAAGCGCATATCAAACGAAAAATGATGAGTCGTTAACTACTACCGCTAAAACGGTTGTCGGCGCTATTAACGAATTAGACGGTGAAGTTGCAACTAACACCGCAAACATAGGGACACTGCAAACCACTGTCGGTAATGCAGAATCCGGTCTCGTAAAAGACGTTGCTGATAATACTGAGGCAATTGGAACCTTGCAAACCTCGCTTGCAGGCAAGCAAGATGCTACGATATCGGTTAACATTCAAGGCGTAGCTAAAACGACCATCCCTGATGCTTTAACTTCCTTAGATACAGCTCTTACTGCAGTTAAAACAACTGCTGATGGCGCCGCTAAGGTTGATGCGTCCAATATCGTACCGGCTACGTGGAAAGGCGTTTTAGGTTATCAGTCAGCCAGTGATGTAAGCGCAGCTGTCATTGCGGGTGTTACAACCAATACCTATGATGACAATCTGGATACCACGGCCAAGACAATTGTCGGTGCCATTAATGAAATCAATACCAGCAATTCTGGAAAACAAGACAGCAGCATTTCTATAGATGGTATAACTGCTGACACTGTTGAAGGTGCTTTGACTGAACTTGATACTGATATATCTGCGTTGCAAAATAAGACGCAGAATATAAGTCAAGCTTCATCAGGCTCTACTCAGTTTACTGGAACAGTCCAAGCTGATACGTTTTCGGGCACCACGATTAGCGGGCAAACGCTTACAGTAGGTAACCAGTTAACTGTTAATGGCTCAGTAACGGGTTCTGCCATTCAGACCACACTAAGCGCTTCTTCAACGGATCAACAGCTGCCTTCTGCGAAAGCTGTATATGACGGCTTAGCTGCAAAGCAAGATGCACTGAAATACTATGAAGAAAGTACAGCTAGCGATGGTTCCGTAACCGTAGGCGCTACCACACAAGCTGAAACTCCTCCGAGTGCTGTAACCGTGGCTAATGCTATTATAAGCGTACAGCTAACCACCTCAACGTTAGATACAATTACTGCAAACGGTGCTATATTAAATCGTGAAATTGCTGCTAAACTGACGAGTCAAACAGGGACGTTTTACATACCATCAGCTATCATTAGCTTGGCTGGATATAAAGTGGTATTCGACACCATAGCCTCAGAAGGCGGCGCAAAGTCGCGTACAATCTTTGAATATGACGCAACTAATAACGTTTGGTATCGTGAAGTAATTTTTGGCACAGGTGCTTCAATTACTTCGATGAGCGGTAGCGCTGTAAACTATGATTTAGGTGTTGCTGTTAGCAGCGCTAATGTCGTGATTTCGATGCTTTAAACTAAAAATATTATTTCTTACAACTCCGAGAGAAATCTCTCGGAGTTTTTTGTTGCATTCTGATTACGCCTATGGCAAGCTAAACATAAATTCCATTAAAACTAAATGAGTACTCCTGTTACCACTTACGATAAACGACCTGTAATTGTTTCTCCCACTGCTCCAACATCTTTGGAACAATTAAGATATTTATGGTTAGATATTTCTGAAACGACTCCTGTATTAAGATACTATAATAACGGAATATGGGAAGCTATAAATGGTGTCGATACCAGTAGTTTCTTAACAACCAATGGTGTTCAAACAATTACCGGAGCTAAGACCTTTAATACAGGAACCATTACAGTAGCGGATATTACTGTAGACGATGTTACTATAGAAGGTATCGATACCATTAAACTTACAGATGACGATACACATGTTCCGACATCTAAATTAGTAGAAGATACCTTGGTTAGTGCTATTTCCGGTTTAGAAACTTCTATTGATGGAGAATTAGCTACAAAAGCTAATACTGCTGACGTAGTATTAAAGACTGATATATCCACATCTATCCCAAGCGCAGGTGCAGTTGACACCAAGGTTGCTTCAGAAAAAGCTGTTGCTGATAGCTTAGCAGCAAAACAGAATACTCTTAAGTATTATTCTGAAGGAGATAATACTGTAACAATTGAGACTTCAACTCAGCCAACTGTTAATAGTAATATATCCCTCAGAGCTGGTCTTACTGGTTTAGAAATGAGCATGGGGCAAGGTGGATCACATGTCCCAACAGTGAAGTTTGGTGTTTTAGACGGAGAAGACGTAAGTATTGGAATTTCTACTTCGGGGTCGGGAAGCGTCAATATTGCATCTCCTAACGGATTCAAAATAAATAACTCTAGCCCTGCAGTTACTACAATTGTTGATAGCATAAGCTTAGACAGTGGTGGGGAAAGGGCATTACCTACTGCAAGCGCCGTACGTGGTGCAATCAACCAAATAAAAACCGACTTAGGTTCAGTATTAACCTACAAGGGCAGTGTTGATACCTATGATCAACTCCCAGAAGAAGCTGAAGTAGGTGACACCTGGAATGTTGCACAAGCATATCAAACATACCCCGCAGGTACAAACTATGCGTGGACTGGCAGCGCTTGGGACGCGCTTGGTGGCTCGGTAGACCTCAGTGGATATCAAACCAAGTCAGATGATACACTTGCCACTTCTGCTAAAACTGTAGTGGGTGCTATCAATGAAGTTAATACCGCATTATCAAACAAACAAAATAAATTACTTTATTATTCTGAAACATCAGGAAGTACTCCTTCTGCTACTATTTCTGCAAATATTAAACTTACAGGCACTGTTGCTGAAGGTGGTGGTACAACTGCTTCAGGACAAAGTTCTCATGCTGAAGGTTTTAATACAATCGCTTCAAGTACAAATCAGCACGCCCAAGGTAGATGGAATATTGCAGATGTTAATAGTAAATACGCAGATATTATAGGTAATGGATCTTCAGGTGTTGCAAGATCAAATGCTGCTACTGTTTCCTGGGACGGTATATCTTGGAGTCAAACTGATGTAAGAGCAGGAGGAACTGATCAAGATTCTGCTACTCATTCTTTGTCAGCTAAGCAAAATGCCACAGATAATTCACTTGAAACTACTGATAAGACTATTGTTGGAGCTATTAACGAATTATCAACAGACAAACAAAACACATTAAAATATTATAGTGAGTTAGACTCTTCTACAGAGCCATCCAGTAATAACGCACAGGTTTCTATATTGAAAACTTCTGATTATCAAGGAACCTTGAACTTAGGATTCGAATCTAGTAATGGAATTCAAACTATTAACATTGGAGGTAGTTCAAACGATCGAAGGATAAATATCGGTACAAAAATTTGTGGAAATTATAATAACGTTACAATTGGAAATGCCTCGGATGGCGTGCTCCTAACTCTAAACACAGGTCGTGGGTTAGCCGGCACCGGCGTTACAAAAGACCTATCCACTTCGGCTACAGATGCCCAATTTCCCACAGCCGCGGCAGTTAATAATCAATTAATCCTAAAGCAAAACATTACGGATAATTCTCTTACAACTACAGACAAAACTATTGTAGGTGCTATTAACGAAATAGAAAATAAAGTTTTAGATTCACACCTTTCCAAGCTTCCGTATGGCACTTTGTATTTTAACTCAGGCAAACTTTTTGGCTCTAACTTTGCGATTCCCAATTTCCCGTTCTCGATTTGCGCAACTGTGCGGGTTGATTCGTGGGAAGGCTCAACCCAGGGAATTCAAACAATATTTCAGTTTGGAGACAACGGAAATGGTGCACTATGGGGTTCAATAAGTTTTAACAACGTAAAAAACAATCCTGGTATTGTTTTAAGAATTTCCAAAAATACAGACGGAACTATATCGTATTCAGAAGTATCTTACTCTTTTGACAAGGATACATTTTTAGGCAAAGAGCATACTATTATAGGAGTTTGCAGAGAATTAGAATCAACGCCTGTTAATTTTGATATATACGTTGACGGAGCAAAAGTAGCTACAAGTCATTACAAAGGATTAACATTAGATTCTTTAAGCGGAACTGTTAATTACGCTGTAAACACTTACAATGCAAATTATTCGGTACAGCCTGCGTCGGCGCATCCGATGATGTTGCGCAATTTGTACGTTTTTAATTTTGACGTAAGTGCGCCAGCCGCGCCGTACAGCATTGCTGACTATGTTGCAGGCAGGCTTATTCCGCCCGCATTAAAGCCTTCGCAAGTTTCGCTTGCGCTCGAAAACTACACAATCGCGCGCAATGCAACTACTAAGCTTGTGAAGGATGCTTCGGGCAATTCCAACGACGCGACAGTGCAAGGAAGCGGCACAGTTGCGGGCGACAACGACCAGTCAATAAAAGTTTTCGTGGACGAAATCAAAACTCAAATAAATCAATCCAACGGTTAATATGGCTAAGAAAGTTTTAATAAAGAGCAAAGAGGGCGTTGAAATATACTTCGCGCTCAAAGAAATCACTCTCAAAGGAGAGGCGATAACAAAATTTCCGAGCGGTGAAGAATGGAGCGACGGATTGTCGAAGCCGTATGTTTACGGTGAAAGCTACGTTGACCAGCTACCCGACGCGATAGTCGCGCAAATTGCGGCGCTCTTGATTCCCGCAGACATTGAGGCGGAGCCGGAAGAAGTGGAGTCTTAAAGAATGTACACTCACGACCAGATGCTTGAACTCATATCGGTGGCGAAAGCGGCTAAGCTTTCGTTTCCCGATGATTTTGCGGCGGCATCTCTCGACGATCTTTGCAAAGTTTGCAATGGAGTGGGGGGTGCTTCTGTACCCGAAAGGCTTCGCAAGGCTTTGACTAAGGCATACGCTTGCGCACAGGCGACAGCAGCAATACATGACTGGCGGTATGAACATTCAGACGGCTTACCAGAAAGCCAAAAGAAAGCCGATAACGAGTTTTTAAAAAACGGAATGGCGGAGGTTAAATACCGCCACTCAAACGGCGGCTTGTGGGGCTGGCTACACAGGCTTTGGGACGAACGCAAGATTGTAGCGGCGTATAGGCTCTTGGAATTAGGCGGAGAGGCGGCTTGGTGTATAAGTTTTAGAGACAATTTTTTGAAAAATGCGAAGTCGGACTGTACAGAGGAAAAAAGCTCGAAGCCGACAAGCAAATTTTAAATAGCGCTTTTGGAGAATATCTTCCAATGAGCATTAGTTTATAAATTGAAAATCTTTTAAATACTTGATATTAAAAAAGTAAAGGAGTTAAAGTTATGCGCATTAAAACGCTGGAGAATATAATTGATAGCGTTGATCCTTATTTTATCTTAAAGGATCTGGGATTTTCCATTGGCCAGAAGCCCGCAAAACAAATTATTGATTATAAACTGCGTAATTGCTCGGCTAATAATTATGGCGATACCGGAGCTGAAGAAGCGGATTTAATTTTAAAAGAATCTACATTAGAAGATTTGCCGGTTGATTCAGCTGATGCTATGGAGGCATATTACGCAAAGATCAACGGCAATTTATTACGCGTGTTGCCATTTGGCTATCTAAATATAGACACATTATTTCAATTATCTAATACGCAAGAATTTTTGCCATTAGAAAAGCTGGAAGACAAGATGTTTGTCGCAGGCACTTCTATAGACATGCTGGCGTATTATATGCGGGGGGACTATACAAAAGCCTTTAAAATCTTTTTTAAATATTATGGCGTGCAACTTAAAAGCAAACTTTTGCATGAGCCAGCATACGTAGAAAAAGCATTAAAGCATATCCTTATTAAACGCAGAAACGTTTTAAATATAATTGTAGCATCTTTATTCGTCCAACCATCCGAATTGTCTCATCAATTTGTTGAAACAAAAAAATGGATGCATCGCGGCAATATCCGAAGCATCAAAGGCATAGGTTTTCCGATAGATTCAGTGCATTTATTTTATATGCTAAAATTTATATCGGACAATAATGTGCTGTCTTATGTGCCGGAAGTTATTTCTTTGGATCAGCAGGATTTAAAAGTTAAAGAAGACAATAGCAGCTTTGCGTCTTTTATAAATGGCAAGCTGTTTAAAGAAAGCAACGAATGGATCGTTGTGCCTTATTTTGCGGACTATCACATCATCAATAGTTTAAAATTTATTAATCCCAGAAACAACAGCTGTTATCAGGTTTATTTAAACAACTATAAAAATTCTTTTGCAGGCATTTATGCTTTAGATCCACATATTGATTTTAACAATACCAAAGTACGCGTATTAGAAAATGTATATGAAGCTATCGTGTTGCATAATTATGCCAAGGAATGCTTGGAGCTAGAAGCAAATAACCAGTGTTACATCGCTGTAGATTTAAATACAAATGAACCGAATAATCTTCGTTCAAATCTAAGCGCATTTAGAAAACTGATATTTTTAAATGATCATAACAGCAGTTTGCAAACAATCAAATCTTTGCATGACTCTTTATTGTTAAAAGACAGCACGGATGCAGATTTGTATATCTGCGATTATCACGAGTATAAAGAAGACAATTATTTATATACCTATAACGCTTTTGTTGAAAACAAATATAAAACCTTAATTATTAATGCAGCAAGAACCACGGCTACGGGTGTTTCGTCGGAACTGCAATATTTGATGAATATTTTTGACGTTAATCAGCTGCCATTTAAACGCCGACTATTTGAATGGATAAAAGAAAATAATTATACATCTGTGTTGCAAAAACTTAACGCCATGTCCAGGGAGATGGTAGAGTTTAACAATTTTGTTATTTGGGAAACATCGGACGGATATATTGTCGAACCTAAAGACGACCCTTCCAATACCCAAATTCTTTCTAACTTTATTATAAAAGTTGATCAAAATATTATCTTTAAGGATTCAGAGGAGATAATACATAAAGGCCGTTTAATTATGGGCGGCGATCAAGAATACGCTATTGCATTTAGCAAAAAAGATTTATTAAAAAAATCAGCCATCGAAGATCTGGCTTTAAAGGCTTATACAAGATTTACCGTAACAAACTTAATTGAAGACGATGAAAATATTAAGTTAAATTTGCCAACTTTATTTGAAGGAAGCGACAGTCCTTTTTATAAAAATTTAATTAGCGTTATCAGGCATAATATCAATAAAGCGCCCTGTAAATATGGAACGCTTTCTCTTGGATGGGATCGAGCAAATGGCGTGTATACTGCATTAGCATGGCAGGCGACTGCGTTAAAGTTTAACTTAAAAAGCCAAAATGTGTTTTCGTTTTTATCCAGCCAAAGTAATGACACTGTAGAATGCATGAGCAAGGATTTAAAACTATGTTTTTCGTCCGACGTGCCCGTGCGCATGAGCTATAAGAAGTATGCGAAGTTCTTAAATTCAGGGGTTAAGGATATCATAAGTTATATCATATCCGTATTTTATAGGCAATTTTTAGGATATAATACAAAACCTTTATACGTTTATGACTCTGTAAACGCACGCAATTTAATTAAGTTTATATTTTTAGCATTAGGCCAGATTGCGCCATTTAATGTGCCGACAAACGACAGATTTATTAAATCTAAAAAATTGTTTAATGGATTAAACGAATATCCCGTTTATTTGCGTTGTAAAAATATGGCGCTTTTATCTGAAACATATCCCGAGTATCCTTATGTAATATTTGTTACGCAAGATAATGTAACTGAGTATAATGAAAAGGAAATTTATAACGTTAATTACGGCTTAACCGCGCAAGCGTATAAACAAGTAACTAAATTTGCATTGGATTCGTTAAGCAGATTTTTTAAATGGATGTTTAGCGTTAATGTTGAAGAATTTGCTTTAGATGATCAGATTGCCAGCAATGGATTACAGATGATTGAAGAGGGTAATTTAATTTTTAATTATCTGTGGTGGGATAACGTTTTGGTTGCTTGTCAGTCGGAAATTAATCCTACGGCGGCATTAAGGGACTTGCTAATGTCCATGACGCTTAGGCAGGTAATGGGACATTTGTCTTATTATCCAAAAGGCGACAATGGCAATGGGCAATATGTGTTTAGAAAAGCCATGTTGCCGGAGGGATTAACGGCGAAAGCCCATACCCTTGTATATAATTGCAGAAAGCATAAACTGGGGGCATATATTAAACAGCAAAGCAATGAATCTTGGTGTAGCGTTTACTATGCCATGAATAAAGAATTTGTCGAAGATGTTCTGCAAGATGTTATGACCAAAGACGGTTATCCTATCAAACCCGAAGAATTAAAAATATTTGTGGAATCGGGAGTGGTATTGCAACTTACCGAATGGAAAAAGCCTGCACGTGTTGTTGATCGTGAAGTGTTTGAGTCTGCGCAACAAGCGACCTGAAAAACTTTAAGTAATTGAGGTATATATACTTAGAAAGGACATATTAACTTTGACATACATTTATAAATAAACTGTTTATAAATGGGAAACAGGTGAAGTTAATATTTAAAAAATTATGAGTAATTGGAAAAATCATCTTATTGATTTTATTGTAATGGCTTTAATAATTACAGCCGCTTTTTCCCTATTTTCAGGAATAAAAGGCTGTGTATCAAAGCTTCAAACTGAAGGGGAGATTATGTTTTCCCAAAGAGATAAACTACCTAAAGAGGTAGAGACTGCCGTAGTAAACACGGTTGTATTGTATACTATAGATTTTATACAACACAGACCAGATCTCATAGAAAGTGAGGTATTGATAGCTGCGGCCATGAGACTTCCCTACAGTATGCAAAAAAAGGAATTTAAATTTCCCGAAACAGCGAATCCTTATAAGGTGATTAAAATAGAAGATTTTCCAGAATACCTCGCATACGAGACAATGGAAAACTTATATACCGTGCTTAAAAGCCATCACTATTCTAAGAGCGTATTATTAGATACGGTCTCGTTTGGTATCCTTAAAGGAATTGTAATCGCCGAAGAAGGTTATATACCAAACCTCGCTTTAAAGATTTATGAAAGCGAAGGTCATTTAAATGAGATGCTTTCAAAATATTTTTAAAGCTTTAATAGCTGTGGTACCCATTCAGGTACCACAGCTATTATTATAAGTGAAAAAATATATCAATTTGCGGTATATATTAATGTGTAAGCTTTGAAGTCAAATTCAGAGGATCGCGCGATGCTCTTTTTTTTATCTTTAATTTGAGCCACGGCTAAAAAAATGAAATATTTAAAATACCTGTTTTTATTATCCTCACTGTTCCTCGGCACTGTTACTGCGCAAGAGTCGATTATTATCAACGGCCATACGCATATTGCCGTAACGGTTTTTGCCAACGGACAACCTAAAAAGATATGGACGCACGATCCAAATGCTTGTGCAAAATGCACGTTAGATAAATTAAAAGAAACTAACCGACAAATATTAAATCATTGGTACGGTGCCAAAAAGCCGTAGCAAGCGAAAAAATATATCAATTTGTGGTATATATATTTAGAAAGATATTATTAACTTTAAGATGCGAGGTATTATTCGATATTTCGCATTTTTTTATTAATAACAACAACAAAAAAAAAAGGAACAAAAATGGAAATCACTATAAATATAAACTCTGAAGAATATGAACTCTATAACGAGTTCATGAACAAGTTGCTGGAATATCGCACAAACAATAATAAGACTGCAAAAACTAAATGCAGTCTTAAAGAGTTATTTAATAATACTCCACCTTTCTGCATCAAAACTGCAGAAAGGGTATTTCCTGCAGAATATAAAGACATAACAAAAGATCCCAAAAAACTTCGGGCTTTTGTTAATAATCTCAAAGCTGCAGGAATTATAAAAGCATGTGGATATACAAAACCACAAGGCTCAACGAGACTTTACGTCTCATATTGCGGGGTAGATTATGATTTGTCCGTTGAACCGCAAACTTTAAATTGGGATCCGTTTTCAAGCGGTGGTGTTACTGAAACCATTGCGCCCAAACGCAATTTTATAATTGCTGGCTCAGGCGTAATTATTTCTAAGGAATTTGCCGATGAATAACCGCAATACCTGGACTACGGCCAGGTTTTATAAACGCTTAAAAGAATTTATGCGGGATAATCCGGATTTAACCGAATCCGAGGCCTGCAGTATTCTTGGAAAGCGTGGCGCTGAAAACCGTAAAAAATCACAACTATCACGTTGTGAAAAACAAAAGTCAGCGCCAGTGAATATCCAAAATTTTACTGTAAATTTCTACTTGACGGAAGGTGATGGATATCGCATAAAGGGAAAAATTAAAAACAAAAAATCCACTGGCAATAATGCGCAGCTGGAATTTGATTTCTAATTTTTCCTTGCAATATAGTCGCATGGTGTAATGGTAGCACAGATGATTTTGGTTCATCTAGCCTAGGTTCAAACCCTAGTGCGACTATTGTTCTTTTTTTAAAAAACGTCCTGGTGGCGAAACGAGGTATACGCAGCAGACTTAAAATCTGCTATCCGAAGGGATATGAGGGTTCGAGTCCCTCCCAGGACACCAATTTGAAATAGCTTCAGTAACAGCCTTCCTGTAATAAATATAGGAAGGCTGTTATTTTTAATAATTAAAGAAAGGAAATTTATGAGCGCTTTACTTGACGCTATTTTTATATTAGCTATTCTAGGGGCCTTTGCCGTATTAAGAAGCGGTATTACCCTTATTATAGGATTAGCCTTTCTCTGTTTACTGATGGGAGGTTGCTAATAATCATGAACGGATTAAGCATAATATTACTAATACTAGTAATAGCCGGTATATGCACTTGGGGTATAGTCGGCATTTTTATTGTCCTGGGTTTGGCATGGTTAATTGCCTTTATCATGGACAATATAAACAACCGCGTTGATGCAACAGCAAAAGCGCGTGAAGAAGAAGCCAGGCTGAAAGCTGAGGCCGAATATACTGTGAAAAAGGCATTTTATGATATGCGTGTTTCACAGTATAAAAAAGAGACTGCGAAGCTGTTAAAAGAACGGGTCGCAAAGGAAATTGCCGAGGAAGCCCCTATAAACATGACGGAGTTCTCGGAAGACTTTCCTCGTTAATTTATTAACCCCAATTTCTTTGGAAGGGATGGGTTAATAAAGAGTGGTTTTGGTCCCTTTCTTCCACTCGCCATCCCTTCCTTCCCTTTTGGCTAAACTGGCCAAATACAACAAACAATAACAACAAAACCTAGGTAAAATCATATGGCTAAAGTATCACGTACTAAAAACTTCATCAACTTCGTCACGGTCGCTATACGCGATCAGATGGGAAACCTCTGGATTGTCGGAAGTAACCTTCCGGATGACCACGTTCTTCAAGTAAACGAAAAGAATACCACCTCAATCCGCAAGCTGTTTATGCAGGCGGAATTAATACAATCGAGAATGCCTAAAACGGCAACCTCGGGTCTTTTCGTATTCTGCCATCATGCCTCTACGAAGGCTCCGGAGTTCTCGAAGACACTCGTCTTCCAGAAATCCAAATTGGTAGAGCTTTGGCAGGGAGGTTTCCCGCAGGCTAAATCGCTTCGCATGGCTAACAAAGTCATCGAACAATTTAAACTGCAAGGCATAACGAAGTGGCACACGTCAGACGCTATCCAGTGCTTCGATGATGTAAAAGTCTTCCAGGAATTGGGATTTAGCTCCCTGGAAGATGACGAAGAAAAAGAAGCTAAAGCTGAGTCAAATCCCGAATCCAACGACCCCGCTGAAGCTACTGCATAATTGATCTTCGGATCCTATACTAATAAGGATCGGGTGTGTTATGCACCCGATCCTTATTATTTTTTTAGCTATAGGTATATAGCATTATCTTCCAAATAGTTGGATACACTCCCTCCATACTGCGGCAACCTTGCGGTTATATTCGCGTTTTTCGGTTTCACGTACTTTCTCCGGCAAATCCGAAGTCTTGGTTTTGGCAAAATCTTTAGTTTGCTTTTTTGTTAATTTAGCCGCAACTTCTTTAGCTTTGCCGCTTAATTCATCTTCTTTATGTTGCTTTTTGGCACCATAAATCATTCCAAAAAATCTTTGTTGTGCTTTTGATTTTGCAGGCATAACTTCTTAAAAAATCAGATTTTATTGTCACGTAATTTTTAAAAATCGTCAACGGAAAAATTAGCTTAAAAAAATAGTTGCCAAATTTCAATTATTCACAATACATTAGTTCACACTAACCTAAAACTAAAAACAAACTATGATAAATACTGACAGTATCACATGGTACGTGGGCTGCATGCTTGCTGGCGTTATGGCCGCGCTTGTAGGCTGCTCACTTATAAAAGACGGTGAAACCGTAAACTGGGACAAGGTTGATACAATCTCGTCTCTTGTGCAAACAACCGCGCAGGTGTCTACCTACGCCGTATGTGTTAAAAATCCGGATCTCTCGCCTGTGTTTAAGGCGGTCGGTGAAGGATTGGTGCTAATATCTGCATCTTCTGAATCCGAACAAATGAAGCCGGAACAGATTCAGGATTATATCAAGGATCTGTTGTCGGAAAAAGAATGGGGCAACCTTGCCGGTCAGGTAAACGGTGTTATGGATACGCTTTTGGCTATCTATAGCAATTTCATAGAAGCTAACCAGGATAAGTTTACCGAGGAAGCAAAAGTTTTTGCCCGTGTGCTAAACTCGATGGGCAAGGGTCTAATATCAGGCAGTGTAGTAGACGTGGCAAGCAGTGCCAAAGCTACAGCGGATCTGGAAAAACAGAAGTCTGAGCTGATAAATAAGCTAAAGGATATGGATCTCTCCGTATCCGAGGACTAATCTATAGTTAACTTGACAAGACGGCGTTATAAAATACGCCGTCTTTTTTAAACCTTAAAAAGAAAGACGAAGCATGAAAAAACAAATTAACACCAAAGGTAAACGATTAAAGAAACGTGTAGTCAAAAAGTTAACTGTAGATTTTTCCAATAGGTATAATAATATTATGGATGTGGATTTTTTAATTTGCGCAAGCGCCAAATTGCCGCAGGATATTTTAGAATCTAAACTCGATGGCACTATTAGTCCGATAGGCTTTGGGTGTTATAGAAAACAAAGAATTGATTACTATTAATTTAAACTAAAAATAAGGAACCATATGATCGCTGCATCTTACTTCTCCGATACAACTTTTGCCGTTATTTTCATCACAGGCGTTATACTGCTAGTATCTTATTGTGCTGTTAAATATGCCGGATTTAATACTGCAACTCAAGGTGATGAGTTGATTGAAGATCGTAACCATACGCATCCAACTGCCGAGAAACATCCTACAATTATTGTAAAAAGAATAACTTATACAAAATTTGTTGATCGAAAGTTTAAATTGGCTTTGTCTACAAAGCATTATAAAAAATTTGCGCAATTTAAACATAAATTAGTTTTGCATATACCCACGGACACAATGGATGACGCAGAAAAGGAAGTTGAAATGTTTGACCATTTCCTAAAAACTTTTCCGCATGATAAAAAACGGCTATTTGGCGCAAGATTTAGTACAGGCAACGGCGATGTGATTGTGGCGGTTGGCATGTCATCCTTAAAAGATAAACATGGATTTTTAGCAGCTTTAAGAGAACAAAACGTAATCATTCTTTAATATGCAGACTAAAAAACTTATTGTTGTTGAAGCATGCGACGGGTGTGGAAAAACCACACTCGTTAATAATTTATGCAAACTGTTTGAAAAACGAGACGGCTTTAAACCCGTTTGTGTAAAAGAGCCTTGGGAAGGTTCGGAAATAGGCGCATTTATTCGTTCATGGATTAAGCATGTAGATTTTTCAACCAGTGAACTAAAAAAGGAACAAGCATTATTACTGTTCTCTGCAGCCCGACTGGAAATGCTGGAGCAATTTTTATTAAAAGAATTAGTTCGTAAAGACGATAACGATTCGCCAATCATCCTTTGCGACAGATTTGTTTTGTCTACTTGCGTTTATCAAAACCTTAAGTCAGAAGATCCTTTGCGCTTGCCAATGTTAACGCAAGCGATTTTAAGCACGATAGCAGATTTGCTTAAAGTTGATTGCACGTTATATTTGGATTTAGACGCCGAAGTCATTGTTGACAGGCTAAATAAACGCAAAGAAAAATCCGATGTGATGGATCAAAAGGACGTAACATGGTTTAACCAATTAAGCGGAACTTACAATCATCAAATACAAATACTTCAGCATAATTATCCCACGCTGCTTGGCATGCTGCATTATCTTGATGCAAGCAAATATGCCGAAGTTGTTGCGGAGGATGCTTATGCATTTTTGAAAAGACATATCCTTAAAAACTAATATGCAATTTTCGCCTAAATTTTACACGAACATATTTCAACATACAATTACCATCCCAATTCCTCCGGCGCATAACAACACGGAGAAATTTTTTATCGATTTAACTTTTACCGAATGGCAGCTTAGTGAATGGTTTAAAAATAGCTGGCATGCATCCTGGGAAAATTTTAAATCAATGTTTATTCCCGGATATAAATTTTGCATGAATTATATCGGTATTAAGTTTACCGTTTATGAAGAAGTCATGGATGAGCATGGGTTTCGGCAAAACAAGTTAAAGTTTGAAACCAATAAAGTATTTGAAAAAGATAACCCCGAAGCGGTGTTAAACGCTATGACAACCCTATTCGGGCCCTTGTTTTATTGCGTAAATGCTGCGTCTGACCAATGTCAAACAATATCAAAATGGGGCATATCTTTTGCAAATCAGAAAAACGAACAACAAAATTCTGATGCTCATATAGCTAAAAAGTCTGATTTTAATTATGTTATGGCGATTTATACGGATCCCGAGCATCATGAAATCAGTTGGGTAATCAGCCGTGCGCATAAAAATATTTATTTTGCGTTTAGGTTTAGCTCAGTATCAGATTTAAAAGCTGTTTGCAGGCAAATCGAAAACGCTTTTGCGGATTTTTTCAACAAGTATTATCCGAGTTTGTGCGTATATAAGCCGGTAATTGCGCCAGTTGCATGAAACCGATATTAAGATCGTTGATTAATCAAGCCATCCGTGCAAAATCTATTTTACAGACGGGTCGAGCATTTCATGCTACCATCGCTTTAAAAGGAAGCAAAGTAATAGCTATCGGATATAACAATTATACCAGATTGCATCCATACGCTAGATTTGGCAAATATGCGTCATATAAGACGGTTAATTATAACCATGTCATAGGACTGCATTCAGAGATTGCATGTATAAAGCAGATTTTGTTTCGTGATGATTATCATAAAATTACGATTGTTAACCTAAGAATTGATAACAATAACCAAGTAGCAAATGCAAAACCTTGTGTGAATTGCCAACGAGTTTTAAAACAATTTAACTTTAAACATATTTTTTACACGAATGAACAAGGGCAATTTGAAGAGTTTAAAACTGCGGTCGAAGATTAAAGCGCCGCCTACTAAAGTGCATAAAGACAAAAAGAAAACGCAGCAATTAAGCCGCAAAAATTGGAAAAATCTAATTTCTGAAGGATAATGCTATGATTCAAGAAATTAAACAATTTTTCTCTACCAGAAAATTAAAAAAAGAAGCCAAAGATATTGGCGTCGCTTTGTCATTTAAGCCAAGCGAATGCGGATATTATACCAATAAAGTGAGAAACCACTATTCAAAATCTGCAAACGTTAACGACCCAAAGATCGTAATGCTCAGGGAAAAGCTTAGAACCGTAGTGAAAAAACAATTTGATCCTGATATGCAAGGAGATTGGGATGTTTTGGTATACCCAAAATTTAGTTTAGATAAGAAATATATAGGTTTTGAAATTCGACTAAAATTTTAAATTTATGTTGCTAAAACTTAAATCTAAAAACAAGAAATCGCGTGCAATTTCTAAGCAAAAGCAAAAAGCAGCCAACATTAGGCAAGACTGGCTTTGTGGATTGGAACCTCTGGAAGTTGGAAAAATCAGCAACCATAAGCTGATAACGTTAGAATTTATGGCCCGAAAAGTGTCAGGTATAGGAAACAACAGTAAATATTGGCGCCTTTATTCAGAAGGTGATTACGAAGCAGAAATTAGAGTAGCTGCATACTTTGCGGCAATGGAAAAATCTATTCTTAAACAATTAAACATAATTTAACCACATGGAAACCAATAAACAAAAACTATCTGAAAATATAAAATATGCCGCGCAGCTTTTGGCATTTTGCTGCGTGTTATTATTGTTGCTGTTAATTATGACGCCTTTAATAGGTCTGGTCGGAGTTATGATTCTGGCATATGCGGTTTATCAGCGGGGTGTAAAGCAAACTGTTAAAGACTTAAAGAAAGGTTTTTCGCGGACGTTTAACCGCAATGAATCTGAAAAAGCAAACTCTGACACTATAGACGTTTGACCTTCGTTGCTATATTGTTGATATGTTTTATACTCTTTGCTGCCATATACTTCTATAAGATGCACACTATAAATATTAACGCGCATAATTTTCTGCAGCAAAAAAGAAATTATTTCTTTTATAGGTATATTACATCCTGCAATAAAAACGAAAAACAAAATACTGATTTTTAAATCAAAAAGAAAGATTTATCATGGGTGACAGATCAAGCATTATTATCCGCCAGCACAGTTGTGATGACAAAGGCATTGAAATCTACGGACACTGGGCGGGTACGCAAATAATATGTAATTTGCCAAGAGCGCTCAGGGTTGCAAAAGCACGTTGGGATGATGAAGAGTATTTTACGCGCATTATTATACAAAATATTCTTAATTATATTGCTGATCCAAATGGCGCTTTAAGCTGTGGCATTGGAATCACAGACAACTATAAACAAAGTAATCACGGAGATTTGGAATATAATCCTGTAATTATAAATAGGTTTGATAGGGAAGTAACAATAGGTAAAAATACCTTTACGTTTGGGGCAATTATAAACCCTCTTACGGAACAAGAAGTTTTGGAAGATATGCAAAAAGCCATGTTAGATTAAATTTAATCAGTTAAATACTATGGATTTTGAATATTTTAAGGAATCGAAAAACGGCGTTACTGTTACGGTCACCGATGATCCGTGCCCAGTGGATCCCCGTGAGGTATGGGCATACGATTTTTATGCCGATTTAGTAGACGCGAAGACTCAGTTTCCCGTGTTTTTTATAGCGGCATGGCACCGTAGGTATGAGTTTAGTTATCGCTTGCCATTTCAATTGAAAAACATGGATGATTTCAATGAGTTCATGCATACCGAATGTGATAATCCAAAAAGTCATTGGAAATTTTTACCTCTGTATATGTATGAACATGGAGGCATCGCTCTTTCATTAAATTCTTTTAATGACACTTTCGATAGTGGACAGCTTGGTTTTATTGTTTATAATGATGATCCTGACAACTACGAAAAAGGCGGCCCTATTTTAAATGAAAGTGAGGTAAAAATAATTGTAGATGAATGGTTTAAGTATGAACAAAACGGTGCATATTGGTATACTATTACAGACGATGTAGACGGTGAAATACTTAGTCAAAATGCAGGTTATTATAATTTGCAGCAATGTAAAGAGGACGCTATTGAGGATTGGAATAGTGTCGTAGATTCAATGCCCTCCGTGGAGGATCGAATCCCACATATCTTTATTATTCAATTTGTTGATATTACGGATCCATGTAACACTATTTTAAGTAAAATGCGACGTGTTATATCGACAATACCGGAATTTGCCCAAGTTATTTATAAGGAATTAATGAGCGATGATCAGTTTGCAGCGGCACATCATATCAAGCCGGAAGAATATTCTCAGGCGCGTATAACCGAAGCCCTGCGCAAGCTTATACAGGAGAAAAATGAAAGCGGATTTATACGGCTGACAGATATGCACTCGGATAATGTGAGTATTGTCCTAAATCTGTTGATTGAGGGTGAGCCTGTAGTTAAAAAATAGATTGACGCGGACAATACAAAATGCTCTGATATTTAGCAGACAATTTAAAATTACATACCTATGGATCAAAATTCAGATAGTAACTTTGCCGCTTTAGAAGTTTTAAAGAAATCTAATGCTTTGCCTGAGTATTTAAAGGAATATGCTCCTGAACAAGAGTCATTTACTAAAATGGCTTCGACTTTATACGCAGACAGAGAGTTTAGAGAGTATCCGATTGACAATAAAGAAAATACTTTTTTATCGGCTTTACACTTCTTTACTAAAGGCGATCGTCAAAATAAAACGCTTGAATCTACACTTAAGCAAGCCTCTGAGTTTCATGGCATTGCGGACGATGTAAAACAAGCATTAAAAGTTTTGATCAACTATACTGAAGGCGATACTCGTAAGTATGCAAATGAATCATCGAAAGAACCGGCTGCAGCATTTGCGTATACGACCAAATGCGCCGGATTCTTTCCGATAGATACGCCTGCAAATATAGAAAGTTCCAGTAACGCATTGGCTGAAGCAAAATGGAAACTGCCTGCGAATGTCTATGTGCATGCAGCGCGAAATATCGTTTCAGCGTATGGCAAGTTAAACGCCGAAGAAAAGAAATATGCACACGTGAATGACACAGTAGCCAAAGACGGCAAGCTTTGGGTTATTGACGGAGAAAAAATGGTTGAACTGCTCTCTGATAGGCTTGAAAAAACAGCTAATCAAAAATATCAACTTATTAAAGATTATATTCAGGCGGATGCTTTAAATGAGCAAGATTGCTTAATGGAGTGTCAGGATTTAATTTATAATGTTGATAGAGAAACAGATAGATTAGATAAACAGTATTATAAAGAAGCGGCATTAAAATCCATTGGAGAAGAATGGGTCGCCAATCCGTATACGGATGTAAATTCGGAATTAAGTATGGATGAAGCTGTAGATTTTTGTAAGCATAATGTAAAGATTGCGCATGCTTTTGTTCCTGTAGACGAAGTGAAAAGGCTAAAGGAACGCATTGTAGCTTATACGAACAATAAAACCGCTTCGCAGAATTTCTTTGACATTATAGAATCGGATGAAAAAGATGCTATCAAACTTTCGGAACAAATTGCCAATAACGATAGTATCACTGAAGATTACCTAAATAATGTCTTGCATGTGATTTCTAAATCTTAAACATGTCCAATTCCAACGAAACAAACAACAAAAAACCAAAGCTTCAATTAGAGGCGGTATATAAAGCGTTAGAGGATCCTAATACTTTTGCTACGGTATTGTTGACTATTTGCCTAATTCAATATGGCGAAGAAACATTTAAGGTAGATCCTTTAGTGCTATTTGCGTGGTTGGAGGAAGATTTTGGCCTGGAATTAAATGAAGATAATCAAAACAAGTTAAACGCTATAATAACAGCCTTAATTACGGATTATTTTTACAATGATTTACAGACTTTTAAATCTATCTGTAAAACGCTTACGAGCGGAGATCCGGGGGTTGTAGAAACTGATTTGGATGCGGATGAAGTAACGGTGCCGGAAATTCTTTGGGGTATTTATGAAGTAAGTTTGTGTAATGACGACGAAGTAGTAAATACGTATAAATTTAATATCGTAATAAAAAATTTTATTAACGTCGTTTTAAAAAATGAACCTATGGATCAAACTTTAGAGTTGAATCCTGAAGAATTTAATATCATAAAACATAATTGTAACGAAATAAAACTGCAATTAATGAATTTGGGAATTAAAAATCTCCCTAAATTTCCAGAAATTGAAGTTAATACCGACAGCGAGTAGTAGCGCAATCTGGCTAGCGCATATGCTTTGGGAGCATAGGGTTGGGGGTTCAAATCCCTCCTACTCGATTATTTTAGTTCTTTTTCAAGCATTTCGCTAATCCTGGTTCCGAAGGATGAAACCGCCTATCTTCAGGGTGAGAGTCGGAGAAAGTGGAGATATGAAATAGTTGTATTTGACTTAAACCAAATACGGTGAACAAGGGTAAATCTGTGGATGAAGACCGGATTTACACACAAAAACCCTCAACTTCCACGAACTTGTAATAGAAGGTTAGGCAAGTAGCTTTTGGGGACACTATATAATCGCTTTAAGCGGTTCAGGGTGATAGAAACTTTAATGTTTTAATAAGCTAATAAATCCCCAATTTATTAATTTATTTTCCTACGACTGTGGCAGCCAGTCCCTTAAGCTGCTCCCGTGGTTTTCGGTTTTCTCCACGGGTTAACCCTTTAACGCCAGCTTAGCTCAATTGGCAGAGCAATGGTTTTGTAAACCATAGGTTGTCGGTTCAAATCCGACAGCTGGCTTTTATACGATGAAATAATTACATGGATTTTTCATTTGAAAGTATCTTAATCAATTACCCACAATTAAAAAAATTATTTATTGCATCTTGGGATCAACAAAGATTTAAAGAAGAATTAGACAATGCAAACACAGATAAATTTATTACAGTAGATACTTTTCTGCATGCATTATTTCTCACAGAATTAATGTTTGATCATACAAATTACAGTTTGCGAATTTTTTCAGGGCATAATATAGCAGAAGTTTTAATTGTGTTGGAAGATGCTTTTTTAAATGCTTGCAAAAATATTGCATCTCACGAAGGCAAAGTGCGCATAATTACCGCAGTCAATGCTCAAACATACGAGAAAACACGTGCAAAATTAAAAATGGTTGCTGATAATGTAAGGCAGCAAATAAAAGATAAATTAAACCAAGAGATTGACCTTTGGTGCACCTGTTATGTGTTGGAACCAGATGAGGTTATGTCTCCTCCGCACTTCATTGTGTGTGATTCAAAAATGCTAAAAATAGAAGCTAATCATTTACCTTTGCCCAAAGATAGCGACATTCCAGGAATATTGTCTCAATTTTATTTTAATGATGGTACTAAGACCAGAACTATGGAAAAAGAATTTGATAACTTATACACTAGTTTAACAAAATAAAAACAACCCATAATTCAGGAAAAAAATGAACAAACTACTAGAAGAAGGAAAGACATATTTAGCAAGCGTAGATGAAAGTGAACTGTATTTCAAAGATAGAGGCGAACGCATTAATATTGTCATATATTTAGAAGTAAAGGTATTGCAAATAGCTGAAGTCAGTAAGGATGAACGTTATTATAAAATTGAAATTCGGGATCCTGAAGGTTCTGATGTAGTACATTGGCTGCCTGAAGAGGTTTTTGTTCCTAAGAGTTGGATCCTTGGCGAAAATGCTAGATTTAGCCGCATTGAAATCATTAAGGAGCTTTAATGAATAAGCTACCAGCAGAAGACGTAACCTATTTGGCGTGTATATGGGAAAAACTACACGCCGACAGGGATATAGTCTTATCTCAAAGATACGTGGAAATAACGGTATTGCGAGTATTTAAAGCAAGCAACGGTCAATGCTATTATAAAATCGAAATTAGGAATCCCAAAGGTTTCACGGAACATTGGGTGCCTGAAGAAATTTTCTCTAAATACACGCTGACAAATGAAAACCAATTTAAGAGAATTGAACTCATTGATGAGCTACCCTCGCCTAAACTGAAGCAACGGTTGTATTTCGATTCCGAATAATATTTCGCATATCCCTGCCGTATTTGAAATAATTTCGGAAAAGCTCCATGCCTACTTCGTCTTCAAATAAAGACTCACCTAATATAAGCTTTGCCAGTATAGTAGCATAGTTTACCGCATGCAACATGTCGTCTGTTTTGGTTCCTGGTTTTGTATATAAAAATCCTGTTACGCCTTGTTGAGTTTCCCAGGGTACACGAGTTAAAACCAAGAAATCTTTTAAGTATTCCATTGAATGCTCCCACCTGGGTGCACGTATACGACTGTTTTTTATGTCCATAAATAAGGTCGTAATGCTGTCAGTGCGGTGCAAGGAATATAAATTAAACATTTCGGACTTTTTCGGTATGGAAAGAAATGTGCCTGTAGGTTTATATTTGAACATTATAACCTTTAGCGGATCCATAAGTTTTTTAATTTCATTTGCGTATACAGCTCCTCCACCATAGTCATTTGCCAAAGCATAACCTCCGAATTTATGATGATCATTAGCAATGCAATGGGTTATGTCATCGTAGTCCATGCCCGCATATTTCTTCATGTGAATAATATCAAATTTTTTATCCGGAGTAACCCCGATAATGCAGTGTGCAGTATATGAAGCTTTGGATCGCGCTGCGGGGTTATAGTCAGATCCTCCCCAGTCGCATCCAGAAACTTTAAAAATATATTTAGGAGGAACTGCTGAAATTGCTTGTTTTTGCACGTCACGTGTGTCTCCTAAAATGCATATATTCTGCAAATCTCTGGTTGTTAATTCTTTGGTTCCAGATTCCGTAGCTTCACCCAGATACTCTTCCAAGAAAGATTTTTTATCTGAAGATTGAGAAGCTTTATAGATATCCAAATATATGGATTGTTTTTCAGTATTTGCAGGAACGATAATCTGCGGAATATGGAATCCCCATAGCCCATACTTTAACATTTCCGGCGCTTCGAAATCCCAACAACCGTCACGGACATTTAAGACACGTCCGCATTTTAAACAGCATAATCCCTTGGGTTGAATCATATCTAAAACATTATGATTTAAATCGGGATAATTGTCAAAGTGGCAAGCAGGACATGTCATACGCCAAAGCCCCCTCGAAGATTCTAACCAACGTTGTTCTAAAGGAGTATCAACCGATTTAGATGTACCGCCATATACGACTGATCTAAATTCGGAACGAGATTGGGTAGATTTAATAACACGCTCCAATGTGTCATCAAAATCTTGATATTCGTCAAAATTTATCCAATCGAAAGTAGGCGAACGCATTTTCGACGCATCGGAAAGAACATAATACATTCTATGCAAAGACATACGCGCTTTGCCATGGTCGTATTCCTTATAATAAAGATTTGTTTTAAACTTTGGATTACGTTTATTGGGTTGAAATCTATAAGCCTGTTCAATTTCTTTGGATTTATATCCCAATGTTCTTAACTGATCCATTCGGGGCACAATTGTTGCAATTCTTAAACCGGGAATAATACGACAATATAAATCGGCAGCCAATAGCATGTTAGTGGTGTTATGGCTTAAAATACCATTAGTAAAATAAGTATGAGAAGTGTCATTTTTTAATGTCACGTCATACATGGGAACTGCAGGACCATTTTGCTTATCTACAGAGATAATCTTGGAAATACCCTCTTTCGTTATCACCGATTCATCCAGAGAATCCTTAGCATGAATCATTTGTCCATCCTTGGAAATAATCCCGTGTGTATCTGCACAATTTAATGTCTTATTGTTGGCCGTCTTAATTTGCCAGACATCAAAAGGTATCGTTTTATGAATAATATCTATGTCTTCCCAGCCATTCGGAGTTTCTATCTGCCAATCTTCAATGGCGTAACTTTCGATAAATTTGGGATTTAAGGATTCAACTTTCTTGGACATTTGCTAATAATCCAACAACAATAGTATGCAATCTGCAAGGAAAAAATATATAATGGATATCGAAACTATTTTTCAAGATATTATAAAAAATATAGATCAATACTCTTTAGAAACGCAAACTTTTATAAAACAAAAATATCTTCCATTGGCGAATCGTTGTAATCAAGTTGAACATTTATTGCAACAAACTGCCAATATTTGCCAGACCGAACCTGAACTACGCCGTTTTGGCAAGATACTTGCAGCAGAGCTAAAACGAATACAAGAACGCTATAGCTAAAACTATATAAATTACTAAATAGAAAATAACTAATAAAGGAAATATTATGCCAAATTGGGCCAATACAAATATCATCTTTTTCAGCAATAATGAAAAACAATTACAAGAATTATATAGCGTAATTTTTTATCGTGCGCCTAATGCTTATGAGGAGGACATAAAACCGCTTTTAAATTCTAATTCTATAGGGAGCGGGTGGCTTGGTGCAATTCTTTACGAGTTAAAAGAAATTACTTTAGAACAAATCGATAAGGACAATATTCCCGCAGATTTGCATTGCAGGGGTTGGGTGGAATTTGGTGTTGACAGTGAACTTGTTCCAGAAAGAATCCCTAATCCTTATTTGCAAAAGGATAAGCCAAGTTGGAGATTTGAAATTCTTACAAATGATGCTTGGGAACCCAACATGAAAATGTGGGATTATATTGTCAAAAAGCATTTTCCCGATGTTAAATTTGTTTATCGCAGTGAAGAAGGTGGCAATGTTTTTTATGTAAATTCTGACTACCTTCATTTCTATTTTGACGAAGAATATATAGTTGATTTAACCATCGATTTCGATAATTGTTCAGAATCAATCAAGAATATTTTTAAACCCGATGGTTCAACAGGAACCTGTGATTATTGTGAGTATTTTGAATATTATCATTTTCAAGATTTTTGCGATTTCTTGAAGAGGAATTTTCGAGATGTTGGAGAAATCACAACCAAAGAAGATGCAGAGAAAGAAATCAAAAGAATAACTGATGCTTTTGCAGCAGAGGATAATTCTGATTCTTGGTGCTACATTAACACATATGAAACTCCCAAAGATAACTATGGGCTCTGAGAAAAGAAACAACGAAGAAATCATAGATAAAGAACAATGGTTCGGTACTGTAATAGATCCGAACCAAATAAATGATTATGCAATCTTTTATAAAGGCAAGTGGATATCTCTGCAAAACAAAGAACACTCAGAGAGATTCGAAGCTTTACGTGAAACTGCAGTTTATTATCCGGATATTTACAAATATAAATACAGAGGAGATTTAAAGTTTTTATTTACGACTTACACATACCCCGACTTGGATAAGGATACTTTAGTATCCGAACAATGTCTAAGACGAGGTGTTGCAGGGTATTATGAAGCAAAGGAACAAACAATTTATTTTGTTCCTGGATATAGAACGTATGAAGAACAAGATCTGCATACGTATGTTCCGGGACCTAAAATACTTACCTTCAAATGCGATAGAATTATAGACGGCTATTTAGCTGTCAAAATGATTAACGAGGATTGGATAGAAAATTCACAAGACGTTTTTTAAAAACAGAAAGGATATTGATATGAAAAACAAAAAACACTATATAGTTCTTAGAGTAGAAGATAATCAAGTAATTAATTCCGGGTTTGACTACACGGATTATTTGCCACAGGGTAACAAGCCTGGAAAGTGGACTCCCAAGATTCCGGCTGCAAAAATCGAAGACTCCCACTATAAAGTTTCTACCAACTGGATTTTTGCCTTGTATGGTGAAATACTTGAGGAGGCGAGAATATTCGAAGTAGACGTTAATGGTAAAACTTGCATTGAACACGTAGCGGGAACCTCACCTGAAATATTGTGTCAAACGATAAGGCTGGTCAAAGAAATTACTAAAACCTGTAAACGCAGGATAAAATATTATGAAGACCGCGCTTTAGATAACCTACCCCCGCGTCCCAATTACAACATTGGATACCAAAATAGTCAGGGACCAAATGTGGGAAATCTTAACACCGGAACTCGCAATAAAGGAGATTGCAACACTGGTCACGGTAATATCGGAAATTATAATACCGGGGGTGCTAACGTGGGGCACGGAAACAGTGGATCATATAACATCGGCATCGAAAATACGGGAGATGGGAACAGAGGTAACTACAACACTGGTTTCTTTAACATTGGGGACCGTAACTGTGGTTGCTTCAATACCATATCCCCTAAATGTTATTTCTTCAACAAAGAAACAGACGTAGATCCTCGTAGAATTCCTTGGCCTCTTTGGATTTTGAGGGTAAAATATCCTGAAAAGGAGATGTTTAAACTCGAATTCGATAGGGCTACAGTTGCAGACGTGCGTCTAACGCTTGAGTTGCCAAACTTTGACTATGAAGTCTTCGAGGAGATAACCGGCATATCCAAGGCAGATTTCAACAGAAAGCTGAGAAATAATGAAGAAAGACAAAAACGGGATTGAGAAAAAGTGTAGCAACTGTCGCTATTACGAAGTTTGCGCAAGCAATGAAGTGTGTGAAAAATATACAATCACGGTTAAAGCCTACGAAGCCCGAATTGCTGAACTTCAAAAGGAGCTAGCTGTTGTTCAAGAGTCCGAACGAGCGGAAGCACAAGAGGCGGATAGGCTTCGAGGGGAAGTCAAAGAGCTGAAGGCGGATAATGAGGTGCTTCAAAAGAGAGTGGAGGAGTTTTCAATGGAGCTTCTCGACCGAACCATGGAAGAGAACAAGGACGTTTTAGAACGGCTTAAACAGGCAGAAAGCGAGGATAATATCTAATGAAAGACGAAAATGGTATATCCATAAGCTGTGAGAATTGTGTATTTTATAAATACTGCGAAGCAAAATGCACCAAAACAGATTGCTTAGTTGGTGAATATTTTACCCCAACTGAGGAATCGCTCAAAAATCGCATTCAAGAGCTACAAGCTGAAAGTGATAAATATAAACGTGAAGCCATTCAGTTGAAGAAAAAGAATATAGAGCTGAGAGACTTCTTAAAAGAGATAAATCGAAAGCTTTACATTTGGAAAAATGAGGCGAAGTCTCTGCAAGTTTTGTCAACCAAGCTAATTGATGAAACTACAAATAAATCCATGTCATGAGTAGAACAAGCAAAGATACGCCTAAGGCAAAACATGCTAAATTATTAAAAAGTGATGGTGGTGCCTTTTCTTGTGCAGACGTGCGGGATAATGGCAAACCGTTAGGATACTGGGACGATACCGGTAGGTGTAATAGGTCTCGTCGTAATGCTCAAAAGCTAGGCTCTCATCGCCGTAGAGCAATTTTAAAACGAAGAATAAATAAAGAAATAAGAAAGGAACTAAACTGATATGAATATCGCAATTTATTGTGTAATAGCTGTTTTAATAACCATAGCAGGAGCTTTGATTGGGATGTCAGTAACTCTGTATACGTTGCGCCCAATAATAATAGCGTATAGACGCTTGCTTAACAAAAGAGACAGAGAGATATTAAACTATCCAAAAGCATCCGAGCACAAAGATTCAGACGACGACCAAGCTGTAGTTCAATAAACGAATAACAACCAACACCAAAATTTTTAAACCTAAATCAAAAAGGAGAAAAATTTATGAACAAAAAACTAAAAATCCGATTCGTAAAATTTGAAAGAGCCCTCGTAATGCAAATATTGGAGCAACGGGGAAGCTTTCGCGATTCTGAACATGTATGTACGGGACTACCCGCACTTTCTGGCGACCGTATTTATCTTTGTGAAGAGAGAGAACGCGACAATTGGGACATTTCCGAAAGGTCTTTTGTGACAAACGCCGAGCGCGACGAATACCTTAAAAACGTCATCCGCTGGATAAGCGAAGAGCAGTTTGGAAAAAACAATGAAGGCATGCTGAAATCAGGGGAGTTGTGTGAAGTGCGAGATTGCGCGTATGATGAATGGGAAGAAAGAATACTTATAGCAATTTTGCCTGAAAGATTTTTAAACCGTTATATCGTGGAAACCGACCGGGGCAATAGTTGGACATACTTTGCGTATGCCCGTCCGATTAGGCGTCAGATAGAACCGAAAATTGATGGAGATATATATACTTGGGAGGAAAAATAAACATGAAGAAAAAGTTGAAAATACAGTTTTGGAAGGCTGAGAAGGTTCTTGTCATGCAGATTCTTATGCAAGATGGACTTCCTGATAAGAAAACGGACGGTTATGTTAGAATACTAGATAAACCCAATCTTTGTGATGACGGAGTAGTTTTGAGGGGAGTAAATCATGACCATGATTTAGATATTTCTTATATATATTTTAACTCAAATATAGAAGGTAATAAATATTTAGAGAAAGTGATTACTAATATTACAGAAGAACTTTTTACGTCTATATCTACAACAAAGACTTCTTGGAATTATATAAAAACAATCAAAAAGAAAGTAGAACCCATTATTACAGGAGCAGGTAATGTTCAAACCTACTATTGGGAGGAGAAATAAACATGAGTAAAAAATTAAAAATTCAGTTTTGGAAGGCAAATAAAGCACTTGCAATGCAAGTGATATTACAGCAGGATCTTCCGTTGGATAAATATGAAGGATGTATTAAAACTCTTGCCGTAAGCCCTTACCTCGAAAGAAATGCTATATTTCTGAAAAGTAAAAATTCAGTGGAAGATTCAGAGATTTCAAGTCTATATTTTCCCAGTAACGAAGAGCGCGATGAGTATTTACGAAAAATGGTATCATTAATCACGCAAGAGTTATTTTCTTCTGACAAAGAACTTAAAATTGGGGAAGTTTGTGCCATAAGTGATGATCCTCAATTTTTGGATTGTTATACGGGTAAACTAATAGCTATTTTGCCGAAAGGGTTAAAAGATAGATACATTATTAAATCTGATTGGGATACAGATGGATGGGTAAGTGGAGAATACGCACGTATGTTGAATAAGACTGAAATACCTACTATCGAGGAGTGCGGACAATTAGTCACCTGTACTTGGGAAGAGAAATGAAGCTGAATCGCTACGAAGCATGGCATTATCATTCTATCGCTCAAATTAAACATCCCTTTAAACTTTGGATAAAAGAGAAGCCCCAAGGCAAGATGCAGTTTTTTGGCGAGTGGGAAGATAGTGGAATATACGACGTTCCCGAGGCGGACGATAACGAAGAATTTAAAAAGTGGCTTTTAACCGAAAGGAAGAACAATGAAAAAGCTGAAACTAGCCTTTTGGAAGGCTGATGACATAACACTAGTGATCAAACTAGTGGAAAGCGCAGGATTCCATAAAAGCAAAGAAAATGGGTATATTCATGTAGGTGGGGATTGTCTAACTGTATTTACCTATTACGACTTTCGCCTAATTTTACCAGAAAGTAAATGGATAGCTCACGACGTGGACTCCATGACTTATACAAGTAAAGAATCAAGAGATAGGGACTTAAAGAAAATTGTTGAACATATTTCTAAAGAATTATTCACAAGTCAGCCTACAGTAAAAGTTGATGGTCCCGTAACAATATATACTTGGGAAGAAAAGTAACTATGAGTAAAAAACTAAAAATCCAGTTTTGGAGAGCCGAGAAGTCTTTGGCAATGCAAATCCTCGAACAAGAGGGGTTGCCAAGTTATAAAGATGACGGTTTTGTCAATATAAACACTTGCCCGTGGATAAGTAAAACCTGCGTAGATTTGCGAGGGGAGGAACGAGACCGTGATCTAGAAATATCAAGAGTAGTATTTGATACTAACATTGAGCGCGACAACTATTTGCAGGAAGTCGTAAACGCAATCACCGATGAGTTGTTTACGGGATATAGGGCATTAGAGTTCGGTGAGATGTGTGAAGTATCAAGAAGAAAATCGGATGGTTGGGTTAAAAGGAAACTTTTAGCAGTATTGCCGAAGAAATATAAAAACAAATATAAATTTATCACAGAATCGGTTGACGAAGGTACTCTTGTAGAGTTGTGGACTTTCGCTCGTCCTATTGTCAAGCGCATCGAGCCCACGCTCAATAAGTGCGGGAATGTCTTCACTTATACCTGGGAGGAAAAATAACTATGAGTAAAAAATTGAAATTGGCTTTTTGGCTAACGGATAAAACTTTAGCTATGAAAATAGAGGAACAAACCGGTTTGCCCCATCTTAAAGAAACAGGGTTTGTGAGAATTAAAGCTTCACCTTATCTTGAAGATTGGGGGATTTACCTAAGGGGCAATTACTGGGCTGCTGATAATGAAGTTGTATCAAAATGTTTTAACAGCAACGAAGAGCGAGATGAATATTTGCAGAAGGTTGTCAACGCAATTACCGATGAACTTTTTATTGCAGACGAAAAACTTGAATTCAATAAACCATGTAAAGTAGATAACAATATTACCACAGGTAAGTTTGAGCTTGCAATATACTTGGGGAAACTGCGGTTGAACGATAAGTGGTATCATATTACAAAGCCTTTTGATGAAGATTCATCAAACCCTACTATGTTGAAAGCTTGGAGCATTGTTTCTCCAGTTAAGACGTGCCGTGGACCAATCAAAGAAGAATTTGGTCCAGTTGTAACTTATACCTGGGAGAAAATATATGGGAGTTATGACTCAGAAGAAATTATGTAAAATACTCAAGCTCAATGAGAAATGTATTGAAAAACAACTGATAATTGGAGAACTTATGAATGGATAGCTCAGCTTTAAATTGTTCTTTTCCTAAAGTTAAAACACAACAAGCGGAATTTTTTAATGCTCTTCCCAGTTATGTTAAGAACTACTTTAACTATATTTTTCACGATTCAACAACTGATTCCGTATTGGAACTCAATTGTCTGCCAATAAACAAGCATTTGTTAGTTCAACTAAATTTCATAAATGGCAGTAATTTTGAGGTTAAAAACAGAGAGCCGTATATTAAATTAACTAAATCTTCAATATTTGAAATAATTTTTGACTCAGAAGACATAACATCCGTAATTTTACCAACACAAAGTAAACAAAATGATTGTTATGTTGCTAAATGCGAAACGGACAATCCTATTCGTTTGGAGACCCAATTGGTCAAGTTTATTTCAAAACATTTATTTGAAGGTATAGACCCTGTATTTGTAACTAATACTGCAAGATTTAAAAATGGAAGGACATATCGCTGGTCCACAGAGATACCAGCGATATTTAAGTCCCAACTTATGGAGTTAAGGACTATGTTGTCAGTAGACTACCAATTACTTTTAGATCACGTGCAGTTTTCTAGAGATGCTTCCGTTTTTGAAATATTTGAATTACGTGATGAGGCACGATTTATTTTAAATCGCTTTAAATGAAAATGCTTGAGTTTTAAATTAAGATTTGCTGGCATTGAAATATGTCAACAAATCTTATGCCTAAAACAACTACTTTGCCTGCCGCGACTTCTGATTCAAACGGAGGATTTTTTGATATTGAAAAGTTGATTCGTACTGACGCTTTTTTCTTTGATAAGGTGGAAAAAGCCGTAAAGCATTTGATGAAAATGCACGAGCAGCTAAAAGCTAACTATAGCGACCAAAATTTAAAATTATATAGGGAAGCTTTCTTTGACTATTTAAAGTTAACTCATTTTAGCATATCGCCGCTATTGGGATATTATTATCCTAAGTATCCTTTGGGAACGCCCCTGTCTTTAAAAGACTTTCCGTTTGCACATATATTTTATAATTTAAATATAGGTCCATCATGCTCCACAGTATTTAGAGGAAGCCGACAAATTTCCAAATGCTGCACAGGGGATACCATATGCAGATTTAAAAATAAAAAAACAGGACAAGTAGTTACTATGTCGCTGGAAGATTTCTTTAAACAACAAAAAACAATTTAAAAATTTCACAATGCGAACTTTATTTCTTTTGAGAGGAGCCCCAGGAAGCGGCAAATCCACTTGGGTGAACCGCAATAACTTGGAACCTTATACTTTATGCGCTGATCAAATTCGCACGCTTATTCAATGTCCCGTGTTAAATCTCAACGGAACATTTTCCATATCGCAGAAAAATGACAAAGAAGTGTGGGAGTATTTGTTTCATTTATTGGAAACTCGAATGGCTCGTGGCGAAATGTTAATAATTGACGCCACGCATTATAAGAAAGAATTGCTTAATAAGTATAAAAAACTTGTTAAAAATTATCGTTATAGAGTTTACGTAGTTGATTTTGTTTCAGGCATATCCATGGAAGAATGCATGCGTAGAAATCAAAATCGCACGGGTTACAAGATTGTGCCTGACCATGTAATCCAAAAAATGTATTCGGTGTTTAATTCCGAATCTAAGCAAATTAGAAATGCTTTTACGACTATTTCTCCGGAAGATGCTGTTAAGCTTATCCAAAATACAAATGACCAAGTAAAAGATTTTAATTCTTGGGAAAAAATTTATATTTTTGGAGACATCCATGGCTGTTTTGAACCAATAAAAAGCTTTTTTGAAAAATATCCTTATAATGAAAAAGCCTTTTATATCTTTTTAGGCGACTACTTAGATAGGGGTTTGCAAAATAAGGAAGTATTGGAATGGGCTATAGAATTTGCCGAACATCCAAATTGTTTATTTTTGGAAGGAAACCATGAGAGATGGTTAAAGCTTTACGCCTCTAAAGATTCCGAGGATCAAAGCTTAATAGCTTCTCGTGTGTTCTTAAAAAACACCATACCTCAAATTAAGGATATTGATCCCGTTAAAATTCGATCTTTTTGCTACAAACTTGCGCAAATGGCACTATTTTCTTATGGCAAACATACGACATGGTTTTGTTGCCATGGAGGGATGCCTATATTGCCAAGTCTGCCAATTGCGGCCATAGAAATGATTCATGGTACGGGCAAATATGAAGACATAGATGAAGTACATAAAGAATTTGAACGTAGATACAGCAACTTAAATATCTATCAAGTTCATGGGCATAGAAATGTATACAAAGATGTCTTTGACGCTAATAAAATTGTTTTTAATTTAAATTCTGCAGTTGAATACGGCGAAGATTTGCGCATTTTAAAACTTACGGTGCAAGAGGACGGATCGGTTACCAAAGAGCTTATAGAAGAACCAAATCTAGTGCATCTCACAGAACCAAACAAGGTGCGCAGGTTGTATGATAAAGAAATAAACAACGACATTATTAAACAACTCTGTGATAATCCGAGCATTATTAAAGTTCAGTTGGATGATGGAATTGTATCTTATAAATACGATTCAAAATTGTTCTTCTCAAAACAATGGACAGAGCTAAATGTTATCGCCAGAGGATTTTTCTGTCGTAAAGATAAAATCATTTGTCGCAGTTATAATAAATTCTTTAATTATCAGGAACGGATAGAAACATCCCCAAAAGAACTTTGCAAAACATTGCAATTTCCTGTGAGCAAATTTCAGAAAGAAAACGGATTCTTGGGATTGGTAAGCTGGGATGCCGAAATGGATAAGGCGTTTATTGCGTCTAAATCAACCAATCAAGGCGAGTACGCTCAAATGGTTCGTGATCGATTTTATGCTTATGACTCATGGAATGAAATGTTAAATTATGCCAAAGAACATAACGTTACCTTGATTTTTGAAGTCATAGAACCGGAAAAAGATCCGCATATTATCGAATATGCACAACCACATTTAGTGCTGCTGGATATTGTCGAAAACACAATGGAAGGAAAATTGCTTGAATATGATAAACTTAAAGAACTTGCCAATTCTTGGAACATCCCTTGCAAAATCTTGGAGCATGTTTACAGTAACTGGGAAGAACTTTGGGAAGATCTAAAGCAATTAGAGCATGAAAAAGATTTAAAGATCGAAGGCTTTGTTTTTCGAGACATCAATAATTATCAGTTTAAGTTTAAAACAAACTATTATAAACGTTGGAAATCGTTTCGCAGCTTAAAAGACAAATATGCGCGTTCAAAAGATCAAATGAGACAAGTATTTGTTGATAAAGAAGAAACAGATTTCTTCCTTTGGTTGAATACCCAACCTAAAGAGTATGTAGGCAAAACTGATATTATTACTTTGAGACAACAATTTTTAAAAAAATAAAAGTCATTAAGCAACTTGAGCAATATACTGGCAACCAATATGATTTGCTTCCAAACAGGTATATGGCAAAGTCATATATTTGCCTAAAATTTGTACAAATACCAGATTTTTAATAATTTATAAATATGAAAACAAAAATTTATAATTTAGAATTTTTCTGTGAGGAAAAGATTCTATCTGGAGGACGCGCACAGGTAAGAGCAAAATCATTAAAAGAAGCTAAGGAAAAGCTTAAGACAGTGATTTATTGCGACAATGTTGATGAAGATGTTGAAGCCTACTTTTCAAGCGACCCCGAGTATTGTGGCGACACCTATAAGGTAACCAAGATAAGAATCGATAAAAATAATACAATAGAGGACTGACATAATGAATACATATAAAATAACATTTGATGCATCAACGCTTATGTTTTCAGGGGGCGTTGCTAAAGTTAAAGCCGACTCCGTAGAAGAAGCAATGAAGAAATTTAGTGAAGCTATACACAAGGGAAAAACCTCCCCGGACGTAGAATATAACTTCACATACGACAATGACATATGTGATGATACATTTAAACTAAGTAAAATTTCTATTTGCGAATCAGATGTCTATAAAGATGAACAGAATCAACAAACAATAACCACGCAAACGCAAAAGGAGAATACTATGAGTAAGGAAAAGACACATTCCAAAGAAGAATATCAGCTACTGAGAGAAGAGTTGGTTAAGGCAACTGAAAACGAATGGTCATGGATCAAGGGATCTCTAGACATGGCTACACAGAGAATGCATGAGGACAATTACGATGCATATAAAGAAGCAATAGATTTAATTGACGAGGAAAGATACGAAGATTTTGAAGAGGCATGCTCTCAAATGTGGCAACTACTTGAGGATAAGCTTGCTCAAAAATTTGTGTATAACCAAGATCAAAGATATCACCAGATCAGCGACTTCAATCCTGCGCTAAGGATTCGAGATAAGGAAGGTGCAGAACTGGATGATTTAGACGACTACAGAAAAGAGTTTACATCTTTACAAGGTGTTTTCGCTTTTAGAGTAGTTGGAAGTCATAAGGTCCCGCGTATAGTGGAACTATTACTAGAAGACGATGGGCATTTCTACCATAAAACAAGCTTTCATGTTGACTGGCTAGACAGTCTAATTAAAGCTGCAACCGAAACCAAACAGCTGATAGAAAATTATCGTATCAATAACCATAAAGAATAAAATGCAGACAACAATAGACTTTCATCAGCTATTGTTTGAAGCCCCCGTGGATGGGGAGGAATGTCTAACATACTCCCCATCTAATGGGTTTAAAGTCTTGCTCTGGGATGAGTATGAAGGGCAATTCTATGATAGCATGATTGATACTTATATTGATAATGTCGTCTTATGGGCGTATTTGCCTGCAAAACAATGTGAAGAATTAATCAAACGCACAACTACGAAGATTTAAAATATGTTTAATTTAATCACCCTGGATATTTAAAGCTTGACCCTGCGACTGCGGTGAGTCATAGTTAAGTTTCAAAATGGCTACCAGAAAACAAAACATGTCCAGCACGTATTTCTTGGAAAACGCAAAAGTTATTTCCAAGGAAACTAATCCGAATATATACTCTCGTGCCAGGCTAAGAGATATCTATCGCAAATACGATACTGCTAAATATCGTAGAGGTAGCCCTACAATTAAAGCAAAAGATGCCTGAAGAACTGAAAGAAGTTGTTGTTAAATCCAAAGATTTAATTTTGGATATCCATTTAAATTTAAAAACTGCCAATAATAAAAAGGTAGTTACTGTAGATCATAATATTCCGCTTACGGCAATATTAGAACCTATGTTTATAAAAGACGGCGCCAAAAAGATTGAGCAAATAGTAAATATGCTAGGCGTTGAAGTTTTTAATACTATGGTTCGGGATTTCTTCCTTAATAAAGTTGAAGACATGCATAAAACGCAAAACTTTATTGAACATAAGACATTGATTGATACTATCCAAGATAACCAGTCTATAATTGAAATCAACAATGCTGATGGTTCTAAGGAACAAAAAGTTCTTGTAAAGCCCGTGATTAGCGAAGAAACCAATCTTATTGTCGAGTTGGAAGAAACTGCAAATGAAGTACCTGATGAGTATCAATTAAATGACGGAGAAGAAAATTTGATTCCGGACATTGAAATGACGGAACAACAGTTAACAGAAGTAAAACCGCCGGAATCAAAACCAAAACCGCCTAACGTTGTAACTAATGCGGCGTTAGGCGGAATAGTTGACAATAGTAGTAGACCATTGCCAAAAGTTCGACTTTCTTAAACATTAAAACAATTTAACCCAAACTCCGACAAACCGTCGGAGTTTAATTTTTTATCAACATGCCTATACTAACCAGCCAACTTCCAACTTTACATAAAAATGACTATTGCGTATTAAAGGGACAATTTTTTCGTCCAAATGAAGCGTTTCCTTCTAATACCATGCAAACGGCTTTAATCGTAAAAATTATAGATCCATCCAATATAAAAATGTTTGAAGGCAGGAAATACGTTAAATGTGTACCTTTGGAAACATCAAACGGTTTTTACTATGCTTCAGTCAAAGACTTAACCAAGATATCTAAAAGACAACAAAATTGTCTTGATGAATATTTTTATAATATAGGGGACGATTGAAATTCTATAACTTGAAAAACTTAAACCTAAAAAACGAAAGAAAAGGCGATGGACAAGAGTATTGATTTAAAAGAAGTTTTGCGCTTGCACGAGCGTTGGCTTAACGGCTATGAGGATGGACGACGTGCGAACCTTTCCCAAAGAGATCTTAGCGATGCAGATCTTAGTGGCGCAAACCTTAGCTACGCAAACCTTAGCTACGCAGATCTTAGTGGTGCAAACCTTAGCTACGCATACCTACACGACGCAAACCTACGCTGCGCCGTGTTTGACGACCATATCGTTTGCCTCGACCGTATAGGCTCCGCCAAACGCCGCACGATTTATAATGCGACGAAAGACATTGTGTGGTGCGGTTGTTTTACGGGAACTTTTAAAAAGTGGGTCGCGAAAATCCGCAAAACCTATCCGGACGAAAATAACGTCTATCGTCGGGAATACGAAGCAGCGATAGCTTATTTTAAAGCAATTGCAAAAATATCTAAATAAAAAAAAGAAAATAAGATGAACCTAATTTTAACTTCCGATTGGCATCTTGGATTACAGCAATATGGAGATCCAAGACGTGAAAACGACGTTTATAATGCAGCAAAATTTATTGTTGATTTTGCTATAAATTCTAAATATCCAATTTTATTGGCAGGGGACATTTTAGATAGTTGTAATCCTGTTGAAAAAGCTGTAAGCGAACTGAAAGATTTGCATTTAAAGTTAGTCGAAGCTAATATACCTGCATTTTATATAAATGGGAATCACGATAATACTTCCGAACATTGGCTTAATGTGGTTAGCAGACCATCCGACAAGGGAGGGTTTATAGAGCTAAAACCAAATCAAGCTGTTACAATTGATAATGAAGTTATTGTTGGGATTACAGCGTATTCTCGAAAAGAAATCATAGAACAGTTGGCCGAGGCTCCGCAAAATGCAACCATTATTCTGATGCATACGAGATGCAAAGAATTTATCCAATATAACGACAAAACTACAAATTATTGGAGCATAGAAGAAGATTTTGATTTTGATAGGTTTCCCAATCTAAAATTAGTCGTTATAGGCGATACGCATGTTACGGAAACGAAAGTCGTAAACGGCGTAACTTTTATTTCCCCTGGTTCTATAGAACTGGTTAAAGCAAATGAGGATATAAAAAAGTATTTCTTTGTTTATGATACAGATAAACGTACGTGTGATCCTGTAGAAATATTCTGTGATTACATACGCATTAGATCTGAACTTATTTGTAATGAGCAAGACCTTGATAATCTAATAGCGACCTTAACCCATTACGGCGTCAATCAAAAGGGTACTAGGGCATTTATAATTGTATATTATAAACCTGAAGTGGAAAACGTGTTATCAAGAATCAACGATTTAATTGTAGAAAATAAAGAAAACGTTATTTTGCAGAGCATTGTGAAAACCAAAAAGATTACATTTTCCGAAGAAGATGTAAAAGATGTTGCAAAAGAACAAGTTGAAAATTTAGACAATATTTTATCCTTGCCCGATTTTGTAAGTAAAAGCCTAAATGATATGCAAAATCTGCGTTTAGGATTGACGGAAAAAGGCGCCGAGTTATTGCAATCTTTAGTAGATAAAAACAACAATTCTGAAGAAGCTATAAACAAATACTTAAACTAACTTTACCATGTTAAAAATTTATCAAAACAAACCTGTTGATTTAGAACTGGCTACAGATTTTCTAAGATCTGTTGTACTTAAAATTAAAACAGCGCCGGACTTTAAACGTTGTTTGCCCTTTAATGAACATAACGTGGCAGTGGGCAACCTAAAAGACCCTGAAAAGATTGCCGCGAAAATTGCAGCAGCAAAAGAGAGTTACGCTTCAGAAGGCGCACTACTTGGCGTTACAGGAAGAATAGCCAGTATAACAGTAATGTGCACATACTGCGGCGGGGCTGTTACATTTAAGTCTTTTGTAACGGACAATGTGGGAATTGCTGACAACGAAGAGGAGTTGGATAATCAAGAAAGGATTATGTTAACCAAGTTTTTTGACATGTGCAAAAGACTTGGCGACGAGGCGATTAACTCAAATGTGCCGGTAAATCTGATTTCTTGGGGCGGTTCTTCTTTTGATATTCCGTTTTTATTGCAAAGAAGTTGCATATTGAAAGTATATGATGTTTATAAGCAAATATTTATACCTGATATGGAACAATTTTACTATTTCGGTAAAAACCGTGGGGTAGAAGGTAATGTCCGTCAAATCGACTTAATGGACTTTTGGAATTGCAGCAAATATTACAGCCCGCTTAAAAAGACAACATTGCAACAATTAGCTTATTCGTTTGGATATCTGGAAGATGCCGTATTGCCTGAAGTTATTGGACGTAGTGAAATGAGGATAGGTGAAGGTGAAACCGCAATGGATAATATTATTTCTGAAAAAACTTATAAAGATTTTTGTGAAGACTTTAAAAACGGTATTGACCAAATCGAGTTATCAAAAAGTATTGTACAAGGTGACAGCCTTAAACAACTTTATCCTCTTCTTGAGACTTACATAATTCAACAACTTGCAGACCAGATAATCTGAATATGTCACGTCCCAAAGGTTCAAAAAATAAACCCAAATTAAAAAATATTATTGCTGAAGAAATACTTCAGGATACCACAGGGCGCAAAAAACGCGGACGTAAATCATCTCGTGAAAAGATTGCGATTCCTGTGGTAAATACTAATACTGCTGCGATTAAGTTAAATGTGACATCCAAGGTTCAAGCCTTAAAAGAGGATTCGGAAAAGCCCAAGCGCAAGCGTCGCACAAAAGCGGAAATGCAGCAAGCCAGGCAGCTTCAAGAATCTTCCGAAGTAATCACAGATAAACAAAAATCACAGCAATCACTAAAGAAGGTTTTGCCGAAACTTGAAATCGGCAAACCTTTATTTTATTTTGATCAATATTTGCTTACAAAATTTGACAACAACAATTTTGCGCTTTGGTTAACTAATAAAAAAGATCGCCAAGTATTTTTAGGATATTATTCCTTGGATATCATCGGATTCAAACAAGCTGTAACCAATATTGCAACTAGATTGCTGACAAAGGTTGATGACGATTCATACAAAGCCCTATTAAGCGCCAATAGCGTATTAAAAGCTTTAGATTTGTTTAGGGTATTTTTAGATACAAACTTTAAATCATAAATATATGTATAATGGACACTTATGATTTAATAGATAACCTTAGTGTCTATAGACATCTGCAATTTCCAAGAGAGATAATTAAAAATCCCAAAGTAATTATAAAAGTTAAAAATAAATTAACAAATGCTATATATTTTTTTGGATGTGCTACAATGCCATTAAAAAAAGAACTTGAAGAATTTTTTCTGCCCATAGCACTTTGGGAGGAAGAACGTTATAACTCTTTGGAATTTGAAATGCAAAACTACCAATACCAAGTTTTAACTATCAACAAATAACAACCATCACCAAAATTTTTATGACTAAAAAACTAAAAATTCGATTCACTAAATTCGAGAAAGCTCTTGCAATGCAGATTTTAGAGCAAGAGGGAAGCTTTCGTAATTCTTATCATATTCAGATAGGAATACCTGAGCTTTGCGGAGAGATTGTTCATCTTTGTGAGGAAGATGAACGTGACAATTTGAATCATGTTTCCATGTTAGAATTTGTTTCAAACGAACTACGTGATCTCTACCTCAACAATGTTATCCACTGGATAAGCGAGGAACAGTTTCGCGAGGAGCTGACAGTCGGTGAATTGTGCGAGGTACGCAATAAGAATACTGATGATGTATGGAGAATAAGAAAGCTTATTACAATCTTGCCGGAACCATATTACAGTCCTTATATTGTGGAAGCACACGAGGGTAGAGGCTGTTGTTGGCAAGCTTTTGATCAAGCTCGACCAATTAAAAATAGTAATCCGAAAATCGACGGGGATATTTATACCTGGGAAGCATAAATATGATAATTAAATCTTTACATTTAAAAAACTTCGGGCAACATTCCGATTTATTTTTGGATATTAAAGGTCCTGTAATAGGCATAGTGGGACGTAATGGATCTGGTAAATCGACTATTGTTTCTGCTTTGCAATATGCATTTACCGGAGAAACTACGAATAATATTCAAACGTATATTAAAAAAGGCGAAACTTCCGCCGAAGTAGAAGTTATATTTGAGAAAAACGGTAAAACAGGCGTTATTAGACGTGGCATTAATACCAGAACTACTACCAGAAGTCTGACCTATGGGGATCTTATTCAAAAGCCTATTACTAAAGCTAAAGAATTTGACGCCATGATGGATCAAATTTTGGGAGTAGATAAACAAAATATCTTAAGCGCTATATTTATTGCGCAAGGAGAAATTGCCAATATTCTTAGTCCGAGACTTTCGGAAAGATTGGGCTTGTTTGCCAAATTGTTAAATTTAAATTTCTTATCCAAAAGATCTTACGTAGTTGACCAGACTTTAAATAAACTGAGATCTTCCGTTACAGATGTTGGCAGTTTAAAAAATAATTTGGAAGTTAAAATTGAAAATTTAAAATCCAAAAACGAAGCTTGGGAATCTGCAGTTCAGGAAGCAAATGCGAAATATGTTAGCGCAACCTTTGTCAAAGATATATGGGAGTCCGCATCAAATTATATTCATGCTCAAAATGAACATGCACGATGGGAAACTAAATATCAAGAAGCATTAGCAACTCTTGTTGAACAAAAAAATAAGCTAACCTCTGTAGCTGCAATTGCAGGGGTAGATGAATCTACGCTTATTCCTAGTATTACGACACAAATCGAAAGCTTAGAAAGTCAATTTAACGAAATAAGCGCATTTTTAAAAAATCAACAGCTGATTATTGACGCTTGGAATAATTTAGTTTCAGCCAGAGAAGAAAATAAAATATTTAACCAGTTAAAGACCACGGTGTTTGCTGACGTAGCACCTGACGTTGTGGAAACGACTGTGCGTGAATTTGACGAGTATCAAAACAACACAACCAAATTTGAAGATTGTTGCCTAAAATCCGAAAAGTGGAAAAACAAACTGTCTGAACTTGAGCAAGATATAAACAAAGCAACTTCCAAGATACAACAGGCAGAGGCCGCTATTCCTCGATTGGAGCAACAAAGAAATAACTTGTGTTCAGTTGTGGCACAGCTAGAAACGCTGGCGAAAACCAAGCAGAAGCTAAAAGACAAGGTTAACAAGGATACTGCCAGCTGTCCTGTATGTGGTCTAAAACTGATGCTTGGACAAGAGGTTTGTGATGGAGATATTGAAAGCATAAAACAAAATATTCAAACGCTTCAAACATCCCAGATTCAGCCCTTGGAAATACAGTTAAAAGAGGCAACTTTGCTAAAAGTAAACAATGGAGCTATCTTAAAAGTTTCAGAGCAAGAATATAAGCGTATAAAAGCGGACTATGATGAATGCCAAACGCTTATGGTAGAACTGAAGTCTAAAATAGATGCTTATAAAAACGACTGGCCGCAAATTACACAAACTATTTACACAGTAAAAGAAAAGTTGCCTGAATATAAAGTGTTGTGGGAAAAAAATCAACGCAACACTTTGCAGGATATGATTGATCAAGTAACCAAAACCTTACAGTCATTTAATCTTGATGAAAACAACATAGATGTCGTCAAATTAAAAGAAATTGTCAGCGCAAAAGAACAAGAACTGTATAAGCTAAGGTCTGAAATATCTAATAAAAAAGATTTGTTAAATAAGGCCACCACAGTTACAGGATCTATTTCTGCGCAGGAACAAGAAATATCTAAAACTCAAGAGACTATATCGCAGCTTAATCAAAATCTAAAAAATCATAAGCTAAAACAAATACGCGATACACTTGAGCAAGATATAAAAAATGCCTATATTCTGGAAACGTTTAACCACTTCGTAACGATTCCTGAGGTGCAAACAATTGCATCTGCAGCTGTGGATGTATACAACCAGCTAAATGCTGAAAAACAAGTTATTGATAATTTGCAGCAGCAGATTGATAATGATGAAAACTTGATCACTAAACTAGAAGCGGAAAATGCTAAGGTTTATGGTGAAGTTGAAGAATTGTCACGCATAAAGCAACTCTTGCAACCTCAAGACGGCGTAATTAAAAATTATATCAATTATTTGTTTAAGTCGATTTCCGGATATATCAGCGAATATTTGGCATATATGAATGCCAACTTTATCATTCAAATTGAAGATAGAGCGACTGAAGAAGACTTGTCATTTAAGTTCCAAAGAATCGATAAGCCTAACGACAAATATTGGTACCCTATGTATCAATTGTCAGGAGGGCAAAAGATTAAATTGTCCATAGCATTTCAATTAGCTATTCAAAAAATTATTTGCCCTGATTTAGGATTCTTGGTTTTAGATGAACCTACTACTCATTTAGATGAAGAATCCATAAAAGCGCTTAGCGAACTCTTGGAAAATGTCGGAAATATGTTAACCGGACAAAACGGTCAAGTATGGATTATCGATCATAACCATATCATAGACAAAGCCTTTACGACTGCAATTAACCTGGATTAACGAGTGAAAACCGTACTGCAAGAAATTCGGCTTATTTCTCCATTCTTGGGTAGCGGTAAACCGGATGAAAACGGATTAAGGCGAATCTTGTTAAATAATGTCAAGAAAAACGAAGTTAAGTTATTCTTAACTTCGTTTCTTAATAATTTTAAAAAGCTTACTAATGTAACAATAGATGAAAATTTTCAGATTTATCCTGGATTAATTCTATCTGACAAAACTGTTCCCATGTTTTTTGAAAGAAAAGAGATAGATATTGATAGAAAAGGATATCAGTTATTTGAAATCTTACCGGTAGGTTTTACTGGATACTTAAAAATCCAATATAATCCTGAAGTTTGGGATGAAACATATCTGTTAAACGGGATTAAAACTATTGCTAACCATAACGGCATTACGCAATTTGGCGCTAAGCAAGGTTATGGAAAATTCATATTCACTAACGAAAAATCACATTAAATATATGACTAGAATAAAAATTCGTGTTAATAAATCTCAACCGCATTTTGATCTGGAACAAATGATACGAGATCAATACATGCAATTTAAGGTGCAAGAAACTGTAAAGAATACTTGTAGGAGGCTTGCAAAGCAAGCTAATGTTAATCCTTTTACGGACAACTATGTCAATCAACCAAAGGTTACGATTAGCTTTGATCTCACAATATCACCATTTCAAAAATGCATGCAGAAATTTATTGGACAAATAACGATTTAATTGTTCGACTGCCGAAAAGATGCAGAGAATTGGAATCGAGTTTAAAATATACTAAAAAAGAATTGGTATTTAGTCCTGCACAGCGCAAGCGAATAACTAAAAAAACGACTAAGCATATTTTTAACATCATTCCTTCTTTGCAAGACAATATGGTCACGTATCAAACATTCCAAGGAATGTTTGATACGGTTGTTGATATAGTGCGTAAAAGTTATCCTGATGCCAAGGTGATTGATAAACGCTTGGCATTTCCATTACCTTTGTATGATAAACTTGGAGGTTTGAGATTTAACCAAGAGGAAGTATTGCGCAAGGGATTGGATAAAAACCGTAGCGGGTTGTTTAAATGTCCTACTCGTTATGGTAAGACGCGACTTATTACCAACACCATTAATGTTTATCCCAATTTGCCAACTGTAGTTTTAGCCCCTGGTATTGACCTTTTACCTCAAACCATGGATACAATTAAACAATGTTGTCCTGGACGTGAGGTAAAAGGTTTATTTACCGGAAGTAAAGACAGATATCCATCTGAGGACATTACTGTGTGTTCTTTGGATTCAATGCATAAATTGGATTTTGAGAATACCAAACTGGTGTTGGTGGACGAACCTCATTCAGCTGTGACAGAAAGCCGTGCACCGTATTTCCCAAGATTCTCCAATGCTCGAATCCTTGGGTTCGGGGCCACAACAGACGGAAGATGGGGAGGTGAAGATATTCTTATCACAGGACTTATGGGTCCGGTTCTTTCTCAGACAACTTATACAGAATGTGTTAAATTAGGCGCTTTGTGCCCGATTCATGTGTATATGATAAAGGTATCTTTTACGCCTAAGAATTATGTAAGAAGAGATTTGGCGTATAAATATCTGGTGCAACAAAATGCTGCATTTAATGCGCTTGTTGGACATATATGCAATAATATAATTCCCAAAGATTTTCAAACTTTGGTATTTATTGAAAACTCCAGTCAAGCCGAGGTGTTGTCGCAACAAGTAAATGATAGCATCATTGCCATGGATAAATTAATGAAAAACAAAAAAGAGCGGCAAGAGTTATTTGCTAAAATGAAAGCAAATGAAATAAAACGCTGTATTTGTTCTAATATTTATTCCACTGGTGTTACCATCGACGAATTGCGATGTGAAATTAATTGTTGTGGGGGAGGCGCCGGTATTATGGCCACTCAAAAACCAGGAAGGCTCGCAGAAGTAAAACCCAACAAACCTGAGGGTATAATGATAGATTTTCTATTTATGCCTTCTGCTCACTGCAATCCGGCAAGCGGAGATGCAATGATTATGCGAGATTCCTATCTGCGTCTCAATGCCTACAGGGAACTAGGATATACAGTTGATATTTTGGAAAACATTGAACAACTAAAAATTTAATTATGGCAACATCAAATACTTCTAAAAAACATACAAGATATTTTGTCGCAGTTATAAAACAATTTATCAATAGCACTTACGACGAGTATGCGGAAGATGAGGAAGAAACGGATGACGTAGATTCTGATACGCAAGTAAGTAATTTGGCTGCATTGCAAGAACTGAATGCAGTGGAACTTTTTTCAGTAGGCAAACAACTCTTGTTTCTGGAAACTGATGAGCTGGAAGAGGGTGATTTGACGAGTGAAGAAGCTGAAGAAATGTTCATAAATTGGCTAGAGAACTATGCTAATGGATGGGATTATCTTTCCATGAAGCCAATAACGGTAGACGGCAAAAAAATGTATCAAGTGGACGAATCTCCCTTTGTTTTTAAATTTGTTAACATAAAAGAAATAACCAAAGAAATCTTTAACATATCTAAATATTTCGAACTGTGAAAATGGACAACAACCACAATATCACCGTTAAATATCAAGCACTTCCCGGGGTTAAAGCTCCTGAAATCAAATCAGAGGGAGCACATTGTGCAGATATTTATGCCAAACAAATGGTAAAAATTTATCCTGGAGAAATAGTTATCGCTAAAACAAAGCTATTTACAGAAATTCCTCAAGGATACGGGGCGCGTATATTGGAACGTAGCTCTATGCCTGTAAAACATAGGGTAACCGTAAAAGCTGGAACCATTGACAGCGATTATCGCAACGAATGGGGAGTGGTATTGTATAAAATGCCAGGACTAACGTTGCGGAATGCCCTGCGTATCAATATAAAAAAATATAATGAAGACGTAGAAAATGAAGAAGTTAACAATAAAGGACTTCTCTCCAAACTGAGAAATTGGGCAGGGGTACTAAGCGATACGGTGGAAGATTATATTTCCAGCAATAGGCCTACTGTATATCTGGAAGGTGATCGTATAGCCCAAGTTAAATTTGAGCCGACGGTCACGGCTAAATTTCAAGCTTCTGATAATCTTAGCAAAACTGAACGCAATATGGGCGGCTTTGGCAGCTCTGGAAAGTAATAGCAATGGAAATCGAAATTATAGATATTTCTAAAGCAAATGTGCCGAATGTGCGCTTTGACATAACTGCTTGGGAAAAAATTCAATTTATTGTAGACCATGAATCAATGGAAATCGGATGGTTCGGAACAGTTGATCATGATCCTAAAAGTAACACATATGTCGTAACAGACATATTTATTACCGAACAAAAACGTCATGGTGCTACATGTGAACAATCCGCAAAAGGAATAAACGAACTGACTTCCGAAATTATTCGTGATCTGTCATTAAGCTCCGAAGAAAAGCGGGATCGTTTAAACAAATTCAATTTTTGGGGACATTCTCATGTTAATATGGGAGTAAGTCCTAGCAGTGAAGATATTGCCAACGCAAAAAGATTTGCCGGTAAGGACTTTTTGATTACCGGGATATTTAATAAAAAAGGAGATGTTCGCTTAGATTTTTGGGATTTTAAAAATAATCTACACTATGCGGAACTTCCTGTAAGAAAGCGTTGGCATTTGTCTGATGAAACGGTTACAAAGATAATATCCGATATAAATACCAAAGTTAAAGAAATTACGTTTGAGTCGTCTTATAGTTACGGTTCACCGCAACATTTACGTTCCGGCAGGGCTTTATTTGGAAGCCCAGCATCTGTTTGGAACAGCGAAAAACCATCTGTAAGTAACGAATGGATTGACCTTGACGGCGCTATACGCAGTAGCAATGCAAGTAGCAATAAGCTCGTAGAAAAAGTAGATAATAACGATTTCTTTTCTAAAACTCAAATCTCTCAAAAATCATGGATGCAGCATTAATTGATTTTGAACGGCAACACTCCTTCTTGGATCCGGCAAATTTTAACCAAAAAAATTATCGAATAGATATTATAGGAGCTGGAGCAACAGGATCTTATGTTGCATTTCAGTTGGCTAAAATGGGCATCCAAGGCATGCATATTTGGGATGCTGATGTCGTAGAAAGCCATAACCTTCCCAATCAACTTTATGGGCTTGCAGATGTGGGCAAACCTAAAGTAGAAGCCTTATTAGAGTATCTAAAAGAAATTGCAGGTATTGAAGTTACAACACATAATGAATTTGTAAATTCGGAAACTGGAATGTTAGGGGATATTGTGTTTTTACTTACAGACACAATGTCGTCTCGCAAAGAAATTTACGAATCGTGTTTAAAGTATTACGCAACGCAATTGTGTATTGAGACCAGACTCTCAGCAACCCAAGGAAGAGTTTATGCTTTTAACCCTACTGATATAACTGATCAGATGCGGTGGGAAAAAACTTTATATTCCGATGAAGTCGCTGAAAAAAGCGAGTGTGGCACATCCATTATGATGGGCGCCTCCTCTTCAATGATTGCGTCAATGGCCGTATGGCAATTTATAAAGTGGGTCACAAAACGTGACGATACCATTGATGAAAAATATCGACTTGCAAATCCTGAATTTGAAGTGCTATTTTCTGTTTATCCGAATTATAACTTTCTTTTTAATCTTTAACCCGACCTACATAACTCAAAAACAAAAAATTCAAATCATATGACAAAACAAGAAATTATCGAAAAAATTGCTGAAGCTGTTGACTTTAACGCTACACGTGTTCTGAGGGACACTGTAATTCGTGGGCGCAGATAAAATTATCTCGGAAGCGACCATGTTTGAATATTGGAACAACTTTGGCGAACTAAAACGCGATGTCGTCGATTATATTGAAGAACATGAAGCTGAGGAGACCTGTGAAATCGAAGAAGATGAACAAGAGGCTCCTTGTGACCATGTGCCTCAGGAATCCGAGGATCCAAATGCTACCAAATCTGTAACCATTGTGCCGTTCCAGGCTATGTGTCGTGAAGTGCGTATTCCGGCATCCTGGACGTTGAAACAGATTTTGGATGCGTATCCAGATCTGAAAATTGACGTAGAAACCGGCATGTGGGATATTCGCATAAATGGCGGTGGAGATGATGTTGCGCCTGATGCAGAATTATGTGTGCCCAAGGACGGAGACTTTATTCAGATTGCCACCCATTCTAAAGGCAACTAACCTTTTTTAATTCGCTGTATATCATGGCTCCCGATACGCAAATTGTCGGGAGCCATTTCTTTTTTCAAACTTTCACACACTAAAAAACAAATGAAATCTTTAGAAACAATTCTCGCAAAACAAAATTTCGACGATTTACAAGTACAGTTTTATTCTCCTGGGAAACAAACTGTGTTACTTGAAGCATCAAAAGCTACTGTAGATTATTTGGTTAACTTTAGTAAGTTAGCACTGCCCTGCAAATGGATTACGGGAATTTTTTCTACTTATGAAGAAATAAAATCAGACGTATCACATGAATCTATTGGGCTTTTCTTTAAAAAGTACGACATAATAACAAATGCCAATTTACTTGAAATAAATCTTCGCAGTTTAGCACACGGAAAGACTTATTTAAATGAATTTGAGGTAGATTTGTGTTTCAATTATAATAAGCCTTATTGTTTGTTTCCTGAATTTGGGCGTTTAATATATGCATGTTTTACGCAAAACATACAAATAAAACGTGACATTATAAATTATCTATTAAATCATTGTTATATAAAACTGCATAGCGTATGTAGATCAAATACTTTAGAACGCCAGGATGCTTTGTTTTGCCAAGATTGGTTTGGAAGCAAACGTTTGCAAGAGAGGAATGCATTAACTCCCTTTCAAGGATTAAAAATTTGGCCTAAACTTGATAAATATTATTATAAATTTAATTATCATAAAGCTAAAAATTTTTCTCCTTATATTATAACTAAAATTTACAGTGAACACTTTGATCTTGAAATTGAAGCTGATAAAATAGCTTCTTTTATTATAAATGTAGACCCTTCGACCAACAATGTGGAAACATTTCGTGAGTCTGCAGAAAATAAGATAAGTAATTTACTTCAAGAAATATCCGATAAGTTTTCAAAAAAACTATTTGAGAACAAAAAATATATTAAACTCTTTAAAAAAGCAGAAAAACATCTCATTTTTGTTCCTAATTTTACTTCTAAACACTTATTAAATACTACAGCACACACTAAAAAAGAAATTTTAAATTTTATTTTATTCGGACTTACAAACAGTTGGAATGAACTAAATTCTTATAGTGTACCCAGTGCAATTTTAAGTAGTAATTATCAAAGTCTTGCAGAACCTATAAGATTTAAAGAAGACTATGTTCGCAATTTAATAAAAGTTATTTGCGAGTTTATATCGTTACTTTCCGACACGTACAGTAGTGTTAGAAGTATCACAAAGGCTCTGCAGTGTTTTGATTGTGTAAAAAGTTATCTTGATTTCATTGACCATGTACTAAACAGTTATAATAACAAGTTAAACCGTTTTAAATGCATAAGTTTAAATTGCAAAATTTTTTACGCTATTCCTGACAGTAAATCAGATATCTTCTATGCAGAATGGTTACAAGGCATTGATCAAAACAAAGAAACTTATACAAAAAAGTATAATTTTAACATTTTCTCCAATTTATTTGATGTTACAGCTTTTGTACCAAAATATATTGATTCAAGTTTACAAGAATTTAAGATAAAAAATCTTGCGGAAGTATTAAGCATCAATACTGTAACTCGCAGCACGCTAAATACCTATGATGAAGGCAATTCTTTTACATGGGGAGCCGTGTCTGAAAATATATTTCTCTCACCTCCACTTCAGTCAACTGTATCTCTGGGCTTAAAACGCTCGTGCAGTATTTCAGATCTACTATCTAACACTTCGTCTAATCCTGATGACCGTGTTTATTCAAGCTATGCAAGAAACTTGTTATTTTCAGAGACAACGAATGCTAGTTTCTCGCCGCTTACTACAAAAGAACATAGAAGTCTTGCAACTTATATTAAACCGCACGATGTAGAGCAATATTCAGTGTCTCCGATATTTAATTGGGATAAAATAATATATTCACAAACTAAATATCAAGTTTCTACTTCACCAAATTTTTACTGTATAAATGCTGATCCAGATAAAGATCATATTAATTGCGAATTGCCATTATACAATGATACACTTACTGAATGTTATGGAAAATTTTATCCTATTATAAACCAAATCGACATTCCGGTATGGTATATACCAGGAAAAGCCATGCATAAGCTTACTCGTTATTGCTACAGTGGTATTGGATCAACATTTTTTACAAATGTTAGAAATTTGGTTATTAAATATTTGTGTGACGGATCAAATATCATAGACCAATTATTCTATTTGACCGTGAATCGTGAAGAAAGCGTGCTTACATCCTCTTTTGAAGATTGCGTAATCGAACAAGCGTTGACCCATCCGTTGGTTCAAAGACCATGGAATGAGTTTTTTGCAAAAAAACTCCGCAATAAAAAGCCAAGTCCTCCAAATATTGTAAAGATTAATACAATTGTCAGCATTAATGGAAACTCTGTAACATCAAATGATGAGATCTTGGATTTTATTGAATCTAAAAATTTAGAACAATATTTTGAATTATATCGCAAAAATATTCAAAAAAATTGCCAAGATTTAGATGATTTAATTGAGAACAAAAATAACTTATTGCTTAAAGTAGCTAAATATCAAACAGATATTCTTGATAAAATTAATCAAAATAATGGAATTGATTTGTTTAAATCCTGCGACGAAACGCTGAAAGCTTCTTGGATGAAACAAATCAATTTGTTGCAGCAAAATAAACGTATTATAAGCATTAATTTTGATCTGGTTAATAAGCGTTTAGAAGTGGTTTTTAAACCGAAAAACATTGTAGATCCACGTTCGGACATTGAATATGATATAGGTACAATTGCTGTATCTTGGCCTTTAGATATAAATTTTAATGGTTATATTCGTCCTATATCGAATGTACACAATCAACTTAAAGTTTACTCTAAAAATATTAATCTGGAGGAATTTGGAAGTCTTTGTAGTCAAATTACTTCTTTAGATAATACGGAAATTGTTAACTTAGTGGATCAGTTATTTGAACCTGTGCACATTAAAGAAGCAAAGAATGTATTGTCAAGGAATACACCAACAACGAATTTAACAATTTACGGCGAAAAAGCTGTACCTCATAGCTATCCGGAAGGGTCAGGAAGCGTATGTTTTGGGAACTATTCTTCAGCAATCAATAAAGCTGCAGAAGAAGTCAATCTCATGAATTTGGCAGGATTGACAATGTTAAATGCTGAATCTGCAAATTTAAAAGACGCTTGGGGTAAAAGCTTGCCCAAGTTTCAAATCGCTGCGGGAAAATATTCAACCTTAGATCTTGCACAAAAAACATTTGAAAGGAAATTATTACGTAACAAAAAATACATTATTCCGGAATTAGGTAATCCTGATGTCTATGTGCAGCTTGATACCATAGGAGCTATGTTAATAGCATGCACCAATAATGCATGGCCTAAATTCTATACCCTTTGGGAAACTCACAGTAATGCTTACATGATAATACAATTTTTAGGCAACCTGTATAAAAGGATAGAACCTTTTAGGGCTAATGCACGCGAGCTTGTAAGAAAGTTGTTTAAGGAAATTTGTGCGCGTATATATAAACCATTTACAGATCAAGAGCTCGAAGATTTAAATGCAAAAACTAAATTTAAATTTCAAGACTCTTCTATATGGAGATATATAACACGTGAAAATACAGATATTGACGTAGATCGTTGTAAACGATATACAACAGATTATTATTTAGAAGAATATTTCCGTAAGTACACACTTGGCTACAGTAGCTATGAATATTTAAATAGTTTGAAAGATTATGTAGATCTTGATCCTGAGAAAATGGAGCAAGTATTTGCAGAAAGTATTGAATGTGTGGTAAAAAATTATTTATTCTATGAAGGTGATTATGAGGTGAAAAGATTCATGCCAAGACAGATTTTAGAATTTGGAGATCTAATTTTTGGCAAAGATTTTTACTTAATTGAAACAAACGATAAAGATTGTAATTTCTTACTAAAAATTTGTAATAACCATTCTTATAAAGGTATTACCGTAGAAGTTTTAAAGTTATTTAAAAAATCTTAATTTAAAAAATTGACAAATTAAAGTTATTTCTAAAGAAATATTTAAATTTTAGAAATAACTTTAAAGTGAAAAAGATTGATATTTTAAAAAAAATTAAACAACAAACATCTAATGCTAATATACAAAAGCAAGGTGTAGTCGAAAATTTACATACGCAGATCCGATTTAATCCGTCTCAAATTAAGTCCAAGACTGTAACTGTAGAGGAAATTAAAAATACCCCTTTGCTGAAGGCGTATTATCAAGATACACTTGGACTTGATACAGATGACCAAATCATAGACATTGATATCTTTAAAGTCAAAAATGGTAAAACAGCCATTTACTTCGGAATCAATTCCGAATTTTTGGACAAAAAAGGTATTAATGTGTTGACAACCCCAATCGGGGATGCTGTATTGATCGACACTTAATAATCCCAGGTAGCTCAGTGGTAGAGCGGACGACTGTTAATCGTTTGGTCGATGGTTCAATCCCATCTCTGGGAGTAGATTTTTGTTCTTTTGCAATTTCTCGGACAATGGGCGTTTTAGGGATAGCGACCCTACCCCTGCCTATAGGGGAATGATAATAACTATCAGTGAAAACGCGAGTAGCTATCGTAGGAGGGACGTATGAATGTTCCCTTGAAATATGAAACTGATGCCCGATACCGGCGAGTCATGGCTTATCGATAGCGCCTTGGCTTCGTTTTGCGGTTGAGAATAGGCGTCCGAGCCCTTTTTTAGATCGACATAATTGTTTCCAAAAGTTGAGAGTTCTGATTCCCATAGCGCATAGAATGTCTATGCGCTATTTTTTGTCCAAAAACAAGTTAAGATTCAAGGTTTAAAAGTCCTTTTCATTAAGGACTCCTTGAATCGCCTTGTTTTTACTCTATTATTTATTTCTATTTTTTTTAGATAAAACACTAAAATTCTTAAAATTATGCAAAAAACTTCATCGTTTCTCTTAAATATTCAAGCCACGCTAATTGATCCATCATTTTCTAAAGAAGCAAATATCGGAGAGTGTATCCGACTGATTATAAACAAATGTAAAGAAAGTCAAGAAATTGCTGAAGCTTGGGACTTTCTCCAAGATTATGCTAAAGCATTCAAACAAGATAATCCTAACGCAAGTATCATGCTTGGAGATATATTTGAAATCTAAAACGTCAACTACTCACCAGATGAACTGGTGAGTTTTCTGGCTTAAACTTATAAAAACCAAAAAGAGAAAATTATGACTAAAAAACTAAAAATCCGATTTGTGAAATTCGATAAAGTCCTTGCAATGCAGATTTTGGAGCAAGAGGGAGAATTTGAGGTTTCAACACATGTTAGGCTATCCTACTCTGAGCCTTGGATCGAATCGAAGTATATTTATTTAATCGGTAAACACGTTGAGTTTGATAAACATGTTTCTACGATGAGATTTAATAACAACGAAGAACGCGACGCATATCTTAAGAAAGTTTTACACTGGATAAGCGAAGAACAGTTTGCTATGCGATCGGGAAAGCTTAAAGTCGGCGAGCTGTGCGAAGCGCATGTGGAAAATAGATGGGAAAAAAGGAAGCTCCTCGCAATCTTGCCAAAGCGATACAAAAACCGCTTCATTGTGGAGAGAGTTGAGGATGGCGAGAGTTGGGTAGGGTGTTCCAAGGTTCTACATTTGCCAGATTGGAATAAATCGACAGTCGATGGAGACGTTTACACTTGGGAAGGATAAATCTTAAAATTTAAAACATTATTTTGAAATGTCGGCAAGTTTAGAAGATATCAGACAATATTTCATTAAACGTCAACGTGAGCGCAATAAATTTTACAGGTTATTGCCTAAGTTTGATCAAATAGAAGTTTGGCAAAAACTTGCCGATAATTGCAAAAAACTGGATGTAACAGAAAAATTTTATATAGATTTTGTTTTTGATGAACTTGCTAATGCAAGACAAACGATTTTTCCAAAAACGCTTTTAAATTCAAAAATTATCGGAAAAATTAAAATTTATCAAGAAACCATCGGAAAACAAATACAACTAACCGCAAAAGAATATGTTGATCAAGAATTTCAAAAAGCTTTTTCGGCTATTAAAAATTTTCTGCAAACGCATCCAGGATCATCACATTTAACGGTCTTACGCATGGCAGGATTTCAAATTCCTGCATGGCTAAGACTATCCTTGGCTCCTACAGACTCTAAAGTATACACGCATTATATAGCGGAAGCGAGAAAAGAGCTTGCAAATATCAAAGGTCTAAAGGAAGCTATCGAAGCTACAAAAGGATTATTAAACACCTCATGGATTTAAACTCCCCAAAACCACAGCCAACTGAAACAAATGTTCCAATTGCCGTTACAGAAAATCCGGCAATTAAAAGTTTGGTGCGTAGCAATACCAGAATGTTTGAGCAGTATTTAATGGCTGCAATGATTTTAAGTTATGATTTTTGGAGAGTTTATTGTAAGGACAGAATTAACGCTAGAATAAGCTCCCACAGATCATACGAAGATTTTAGTAAAAGCGTATATAACAATATTTATGACGGAATTTGCACGTTTTATAACACTTTATCCGACAAAAACGACCCAAATAGTTCTTCAATTACCCAAGTTGATGTAAGCTTTGTTAATAGTCTTTTAAAAGACCAGATGTATCTGGGACAAATAAGTATTGAAGACACGAAGTTTGCTGAAGAAAGTTTAAATGAAATTGTCCAGTTAATTAACAATTCTGCCGGAAACAATGATGTTATTTTTAATTTTGCCAAATCCGGTTTTGCATTTTGGCTAGAATTAAGACGAGTATCCCAGATAACTGAAAAGTCGTTTAATACAAAAATAACGGCTGATGAATTAATTAATAAACTTAAATCAGCTACAGATGGATTAGATGTAGATGATTCTACGTTTATGTCGTTTAATGACGCCGTAGACTTTGAAGACGTAGATAATGGCGGTTATCGTATGCCCGTGGCTACATTGCCTATTTTTACAAGAGTATTAGCCGGAGGATTAAAGAAAGGCGAAACTGGCATTGTTGCGTCACTGCCTTCAGGAGGAAAAACAGTTTTTGCATGTCAGCTTGCCGTTGGGTTGGCCTTAAATGCTTTTAAGGTATTATTTATTTCAACTGAGCAACATGCTGTTAATCTCGTGCCGAGATGTGTTAGTCTTAGTACAAATATACCTTTTAGTTTAATAAATGACGGCATTAAACATGCTATTAAAAATAGCAAATTAAATGACCAACAAATAACCGAAATAAAGGAGTTTACACAGTTAGTGCAACCTTATCTTTATTTTGAAAATTGGGGATTAAAGGGTAATAAGATAACAAGCAGTTTAGAACATGCCATTGAAAAATTTATAGAAGTTAATGGCAGTTTGGATGTTGTTATTATCGACTGGATAGGTGGTGGCATTGAAAAACCTCCGGAAGATCGCGCCAAAAAGCACGAGTATTATGACTATACCATGAAATACATTTGTAAGGTTATGAAACAAAAACATCTTGCAGGAGTGGTTATGGCACAGGTTAATCCGAAACAAGCGGAAAATGTCGCAATGATTACCATTAACGAACTGGCCGATTGTAAAACACTAGACCAAGATGCTTCTTGGGCATTGGGTATCTCGCGTTTAGAGAATCCTAAAACTCGTGTATCAAATCAAATCCAAGCTTCGTATAAAACGCAACAAACGTTTAACTTTTGGAAAAACCGATTGTCTCCGCCGTATCATTATCCCGTGCTTCGTGATTTTGCTTATCAAAGATTTGCGGAAAAAGAACAAGCAAGTCCTATGACAAATGTGGCGACCAAGGTTGAACTTGGCAGTATGGACACATTAAATATTAAACCTATTTAAAAACAATATATCTTAAACTTCTTTTAAACCGCTCACCATGCAAACTGGTGAGCGGTTTTTATTTTAAAAATATTAGAATACAAAGTCTTTCCTTATTTCATCCATCAAGTTATTATGGTTTTCCCTAATGGTATTTGCGCATACCTGAAGATAAGTGGGATACCACTTAATGTTGGATGTGCCCTTTGATACAACATTTTTCATCCAAGAAGTAAAGTATCCTATAAAAGATACGTGGTCAATTGCATTCTTGAAATCCTTAAAGCAATCGGCATATAAGCTGCCTTTTCCAGTGCCGAAAGTTTTATGCACCGCCAAAGCTACAGCTTCAAAGATTTGCTGAATATAGGGAGTTTTGTCACAATGACCTTCAGCCATTTCAGTAAACAATATTTGCAGAATGTTTGACAAATGGTCATAAATCGCAGCCTTATCTTTGCAACGGAAACCTAAGAAACGAGTATTGATAGGTCCTTGATAAAGCGGATGACCTTGATAATCCGGCAGATCATTCTCTACAGGCATATTGTTAATATAATCTACAACCTTTGAAGGCAGCTGATCTAAATTTCGCAGAAGACGCAGTGACTGCATGCTGTGAATTAAGCGCTTGGGGAACAACGCCCTGCTTTCATGACCGAATAAGTCACAAATCCTAAGTTTCTCTTCCATAGGAATGCTGTTATATTTTTCATGTCTGCAAAGATAAGAGCACATGCTCCTATGCCACCAGTTAGGCATAACATCCGCCTTTACATTCGGATTTTTGTTTAACTGATCCGCATGTAAAATCTTTTGATAATCATTTATAAATTCATCCAACAAAGACTTAGGTTCAGGAATAGATCCAGGGAACAAAGCGTCCTCTGCCATAATAACTTCAAGCGTAGGACGGAAACGCTGTACTTTACCTATGCTGCGAACATTTTTCCGAAGTTCTTTAAGTTCTTCAATGGCATCAGTTAAATCTATTTCATATTCGCTTTTATTTATTCCAGTCCAAGCATTTCCTGGCTGAATAGGAAATACCTTTTCAGGTTCTTGATTTAACCTTGCAGCCTTTTCTGCAATTGCCTTCTGCCTTTGTTCGAAAATGGTTATGCTGTAATCTATTGCTTCCTGAATGTCTTTAATATGGTTGCTGCGACGTTCCAGAGATTTAAAAAACCTAAACGGAGCCAAATAAACCGCATGCAAAGATTCGCTTAAAAATCTATAACTCATCACTGAAGAGAATTGTTTTTCAGGACGAATATATTTTCCAAGATAACGCTTGCTTATGGACTTAAGATCCTTTTGAAATCTTTCCCATTTGCGGCATTTATCCGCTTGAATTGTATCCTCTAAAGATTCTGTGCCCTGGGGCTTGGCTGGAGGGAACCATCTGAGGGCTTTTCTGTCCACCTCCATATAGTCTATTATGGTTTTATTGGAATCATTTCCTGTATGTGCGCTGCAAGCAACTCTAAGTTCATTCAACATCTTCCAATAGCTTTTTTTGCAGAATCTGCCACCCATAGAATTGATAAGATTCTTAAGATAAAGAATATTGGGAAGATGATGCTGTATATCACCTTCTCGCTTACGTTCTAAATCAAGATAAAGCGAATGATAAAACTTGGTTCCGTGAAGCTTATTGGATATGAACTTGAAATTCAGCATTACCGCCATATTCGGATTTGACGGGCAATAATCCAAAGACATATCTAAGAGATGAAGCGCATGTGTATCTGCCAAGGAGCAATGATTGTAATTGGCATATTGTATGCGCTTTAATTGAGGATTATAACCTGCAAAAAACTTAACAGACTTAAGCCCCCTTTCTGGAACATTGCAACGGCGATCAGATAAAGTCCAGCCGTAACCGTTGGTGGCTTTAGGGTTTTTTTCAGCCCATTCCTTCTCAAGCTGCACTCTTTTCTGAGCACGTTCCTTTGCCTGTTGTTCCTTTTTTAAGGCTGCTTCTTTTTCCAGCTTTTCCTTTTTTAAAGCCTCTTCCTTGGCCTTTCTTCTTTCTGCAAGCATCTGTTGATAGACTGCTCTGCCTTTTGCAATAGCTTGTCTTCTACGCTCTCTGTCTTCTTCGGAGATATTTAAAGGCTTAGTGACTTTGTAGCCCTTGGGACGGCGGAAACGATATTTGTCCAACTTGGCTTTAGCCAATTCTAAAACTTTTTCTGATACTGTATATTTTCTCTTGCCGGTTTTCGTGGCTTTATCTGCAGCCACTAGATTCATACAACATTGTACTAAAGTTTTTTGATTTGCTTTAAGCTTATCTTGATCCAAACGGCCAGTTCCACCCCCACGAGCTCTGTGTACCTTCTCGTTCAAGATACTCTGAGACATATCGCAGTATTCTTCTGTATTACCAATAGTTGTTGCCATAATCGTTGTTTTAAATTTTTCGTTATCTTTTCAAATTTTTATTAGCCAATCAAGAAAAATTTTCTTAAAACCTGTAAATTTTTTGATAAGTATATAAAAATTAATAAGTTAAAGTTAAAATTTTTCTGATTCATGGTTGTTTATGTTGAATTTTAGTGCTGGTGTGCTTTATTGGAAGAACCTATTACTATTTCTGAATAGCTAATCGGCCAACTTTTTGGTTAACATGGCGAGAGCGTAGCCCTCGCCTACACTCTGCATGTTAAATGTTGAAGATAGTTTAATGTTACAAATTAAAAGTCAACCATTAAAGATAAAAAAGTTGGCCTTTACGAACTTTCCTTGATTTCGCGTCATCGGGCAACGCCCGATGTCACTTTTTCCGTTACTAAGATCTTGCGCCCCTACGGGGCGCTGGCGGAACCCCTGTAACTCCGCAATTTTTACGAAAATTGGTGAGAAAAACTGTTTAAATTCTCCAAAATTCCATACGAAAAACTGGGTCATTACTAAAAATTACAATGAATTTACCTATTATTCAGAAGCTAAAAATAGCCAATTGATCAAAACGGAAATCTGGAACAATGGCGATATGCAGGAAAAAATGGGCTTAGAATCTTTTTTAAATTTAAAGGTATATAAATATATAGCCTAAAAGCTAAAAATCATTTTTAAGGGAGTTTATTCGCGTTTTTTAATTTTATCGCTGGGTAATAACTAAATCCTTAAAAGCTGTATTAAGGGAGATTGCGTTATATCAAAAGTCGCCATGATAGCTATTATAAAAACGCTAAGTCTATTATACTGTTAAAATAAGCCCTAGTTTCCCTTCCCCTGCACCCCTACCCTTAAATGAATATATTTTTTATCTTCGAATTAACATTCTCGATAAAAAGCTTTTTATATTCTATCTGCATAAATGCATCTAGCATATAAAAAGAAAAATTATTAACATAATTTTTTCTACCTATTACTATTTCTGAATAGCAAAATAGTATTACCTTCGGAACTGCGTTCCTGCGGTAATACTATTTATTTTCTCTTTAAAGGTGTTAAAATTTAAAGAGAAGAATCTTAAAAGAATTAGAGAAAAATAACCGAAATTTAAAATGACAACAAAAACTCATACAATAATCCTAAAGTTAAAAAGCGATTATTGCATATCCATTAAGTAAAATTTTTTAAATTAAAAAAAACAAACCATGTGTAAGCGTCAATAGAAATCTCTTGCTAAATAAATCAATCCCATGCTTCAATCTTTACAACACAATGAGCACAGCTAAAACCTACATACTTGATGACAGATTATTAAAAATAGATCTGTCCGCTTTGGAAAAAACATGCACAGCATTGAATTTTAAGTTAAGTCAACAAATACAAAGACTAGTTACACGATTGCTTACAGTACATTTTACAGGCAAGTTGCATGTTATAGACCATAACCATTTGGAACTATCATTGCCTGATCCAGAATTATTGCAGGAGGATGGTCCTAAAGAGTTAATGTCCAAACATCTTTATGTAAACTTATCAAAATTTGCAGCAGAGGGTCATAATTGCGCTGCACGCTGTGTTAAAACCAATCGGTTTTATAATATAAAAGATTTGTTGGAAATGCGTCCCATAGGATTAAGACATAAAGATAAGTCTTATAAATGGTATATAACTTGGGATCCGGATAAATTTTTAAAGAATTATAAAAATAAAGATTTATTGACCTCTTCTTTAGTATTTAATTCTGAAGATGCTTTAGAGAATAAATGGATTTCTCCCGGCACATGCATTCCATTAAATAAATTGCCCGTATCCCATCCTGCAGTCTCTTATTTAAATGACAGGGGTTATACAGATATGGATGCTCTTGTCCACCAGTTTAATGCTTCGTTTTGTACCGAGGAAAACCCGCAACTTAAACATCTAAAATTCGGTAAGGATACTGAAGGCTATATAATTGACCCTTTTAAATTCTTTACTCCTCAAGGGTGTATTATTTTTACTGCTTTTCAATTAGGTCAGCCTAAATTATGGCAAGCAAGAATTTTAGATAAAAAATTAGGCAATGATAAATTGCATTATATGCATTTTGTCAATGATCCTTTTAAAAGAGTAAGCGGGTATTATAAAGTAGCCGAAAAAGACGCCACAGGCAAATATATACCTACGCAGGGCGTGTCTGATTCCATTGTAAAAAGAAAATATTATTTATCTCCAGGTTCCAAGGCCGGTAATGTTTTAATGGGTTATGATGCTGCAAGAGAGTTTAATTTATCCCGTCCGTCGGGAAAGAAAGTTATAGGGCTTTGTGAGGGCGTTTTAGATGCCGCCAGAATGGGGCCGCCGTTTTGCGCTTATTTGGGAGGCGCTTTGTCCGTAGGACAGCTAAAATTAATTAGCAATGGCATGTTTGATAAAATAATTCTTGCCGTAGACCATGATAAAGTCGGAAGCAGTACAGCAGCTAAGTTAAGGCGTAGCATTTCTATGCTGGGAGGAATTGATATAGATGAATTAGACTATCCTTTGAAGTTTAAAGATTTAGGAGAAATAACCGACAATAACCTGATTTTAGACTTAAAAAAACAATACGATTTAGCTTGTGAACTACGAGGAGGCTAAAGCCTCTCTCGCTTCCATCTCAGATTGAGATTTCTTTTTTCCTGATTCATCGAGAACAGTTTCACTAAGAGATTTCTTTCGATTTCTTTTAGCCAGAGCTTTTCTCTCCAAAGGCTTAACTTCCGACAGTTCCTGCCGTAGATTAAATTCGTTTAGTCCAAAGTCTCTAATATTTATAGCTGCATTAATATCTCTATCTAATTTAGAATTACATTCTGGACAAACCCAAGTTCTATCAGTTATTTTTAAATTATGGTTTCTATAACCACATTGATGACATATTTGAGAACTTGGATCAAATCGACCTATTTTAATTAGAGTCTTTCCATTCCAGACACTTTTATAAAGAAGCATCTGAGTGAAAGTGTAATAAGATAGGTCATTTGTTTTTCTTCCCCAAAGTTTAGACATAGCTTGTATATTTAAATCTTCAATACAAATAGCTTGGTTTTCACTAATCAGTTTTGAAGATAATTTATGTAAGAAGTCTAATCTTTGATTTGAAATTTTTTCATGAAGTCTTGCTAATTTGATTCTTTCTTTTTCTTTATTCTTAGAACCTTTTTGTTTCTTTGAATGTCTTTTAGAAAGTTTTTGAAGTTTAGTAAGGCTTTGTTTTAAAAATTCAGGAGAATTATATTTACTTCCGTTAGAAGTAGTTATAAATGTTTTTAACCCAAAATCGATTCCAATAGTTGATTCTTTTATTGGCATTTGTCTTTCAGAAATATTTTCATCTATTTCAACTAATACAGAAGCAAAATATTTTCCAGAAGGATTTTTAGAAACTGTTATTGTTCCTTGCCTACCAATTGGTAATTTTCTATGGATTTTGCAATATATTCCATTTTTAAATTTAGGAATATATAATCTATTGTTTTTAGTGTCAAACCAACCATGTTGAGGAACTTGAAATGATTGCTTTTCTGATTTCTTTTTAAATTTAGGAAAACCTGAACGATGTGCAAAGAAATTAGAATAAGCTCTGTCTAAATTTCCTAAAGCAGAAACTAAAGATTGGGAATTAACTTCTTTTAACCATTCATTCTCTTTTTTAAGTTTAGATAATGCACCGTCTTTCCCAGTAATTTGCATATATCCAATATTCTTATTGGTTTCTTTGTAATGTTTGGTTTTATAGTCTAATCCCCAGTTATAAATATAACGAACACAACCAAAATGTTTCAAGAGTAATTCTTCTTGAGCTTTAGTTGGGTATAATCTATATTTATAAGCTTTAATCATTGTTATAAATATTTATGCAAAATATTAAAAATTTGTTAAGAAAAAGTCACAAAAAGTTTAAATTGTTGTGTCATTTAATCTTTAGTACAAAATATAGAAGGAAAAATTTTCTTAAATTGGAAATTCAAATCCAGAAACTATTAAAAACTATATTATGAATCAAGGATGAAGCAATTCATATAGGGAGCTAAAGCTCACCTATCTTTCTTGCTTGATTTCTTGTAAATTATTTTGAAACTAAAAGTCAACTTAATTAACAAATAACAGGAATCACTTATAATTTCTCCGATCAGATAAACTGATCGGTACCCTTACGAAAATTTTATGGAAAATATCAAACAAGTAAAAACAAAAACCACGGATAATCCGGATCCGTTTACGAATGAGTTTTCCCAACAGATTTGGGAAGTAACCTATAAAACGCAAAATGAAAAGAGTATTACAGATACGTGGAAACGTGTGGCAAATGCTGTAGCCAATGTAGAAAAGGATGATGAATCCAAAAGATTTTATACGGAGGCTTTTTACGAGATTTTAAAAGATTTTAAGTTTATACCCGGAGGTCGTATATTGGCCAATGCAGGGGGAAGTTGTACAAATGTCTCTCTCGTCAACTGTTTTTTATCCCCCCAACCTAAGTATGATATGGATTCCATTGAAGGAATTATGGAGGTATTAAAGAACCAGGTTTTGACCTTAAAATCTGAAGGAGGCTGGGGTTTAAATTGTAGTTTTATTCGTCCTAGAGGTTCTTATATAGAAGGCATAGGCGCCAGAACTCCTGGTGCTGTAAAGTATTTGGAGCTGTTTGATAAAAGTTCCGAGATTATTACGGAAGGTCCGGGAGAGTATTACATAGAGAATAAAGAAAAAACGCCTAAGAACGAAAAGAAGAAAATTCGCAAGGGCGCAATGATGCTATGTTTAAGCTGCTGGCACCCTGATATTTACGAATTTATTGCTGCCAAGCAAAAGCCGTTTCATTTAACGAAAATGAATATGTCCGTAAATGTTACCAATGCTTTTATGGATATTTTAAATAGAGTTAACGAGCTTGTTAAAAACAATGCTTCGCAGGAAGAAATCGATGCTGTTGATTTTTGGCAGTTGAGATTTCCCGATACGGCTTTTGAAAAGTATAAATCCGAATGGGATGGAGACTTGGATAAATGGGAGAAAAAAGGTTATCCCGTCAAAGTTTATCGTACCGTAAGGGCTACTGATCTATGGGAAGCCTTAATGCAATCTACCAGCAATCGTTCGGAACCTGGAGTTTTATTCCTAGATAGGGCAAATGAGACCCATTGTGCAAATTATATTCCTGAGTTGCAATTAGTTGGGACAAATCCTTGCGGGGAGCAGGTTTTATATAGCGGAGGATGCTGCAATTTAGGATCCATCAATCTTACGGCATTTATAGAATATGATGAAACCAAATACGCTGCTGTTTTTAATTTTCAGAAGTTTTCCGATATTATTCCTTATTGCGTAAGATTCTTGGATAATGTCATAGACATTGCCAATCTGCCTTTGGAAGAGTATAAATATATGGCTGAAAGCTATCGAAGAATCGGGCTTGGTATTACGGGCATAGGTTCAGCTTTAATGATGTTGGGTCTAAAATACGATTCTAAGGAGGCTAAAAACTTTTTAACTAAAGTTTTTGATGTTTATAATTTCTTAGGGATAAGGGCAAGTATCGCTTTAGCTAAATGTAAAGGTGCGTTTAAAGGATGCAATCCTGCAAAACATGCTGATAACATAAAATATACGTTTAGACATTTACCGAAGTATATATTGGATGCTTTGCAAAAAGAATTGTTAGAGACTAATGGTATCCGTAATTCAGCCTTGTTCTCAGTCCAGCCTACAGGCAATACAGGATGTCTAGCCAATAATATTTCAGGCGGTGTGGAACCTGTGTTTCAGTTAGAGTATTATAGAATTGTCGGAGTGCCGATTGTTCCTGAAAGCATAAAAGATAAATGTCCTAGGTTCTGGGAGGGGGATTTTGCTCCGAACAATTATTTTAAAGAAGTTAAATACGCAGATTTTACTTACTTGTCTTATGTGACTGAAACTGGCCAAGAATATCAGATACATAAAGATCGAGGTTTGTGTGAAAAAGTAAAAATTCGAGATTATGCTTACCAATGGATCTTGGATCATAATTTAGAATATCCGCAGGAAGTTTTCGCAACAGCTATGCAATTGCCTGTTGAATCTCACTTGGAAATTCTAAAATTAGTATCTGCACATTTGGATTCCGCTGTAAGTAAAACGATAAATGTTGGCAAGGATTACCCTTATGAACAGTTTAAGAATGTTTATTTAGATGCATATAATAGTGGAGTAATCAAAGGAGTTACGACTTATCGCGAGGGTTCGATGAGTGCAGTATTGCAAACTGCGGATTCGAAAGATGACGTAAATCCCACATCTACATCAATTATTCATCCTACTATTACTGCTGAGAAACGTCCTGAGGTTTTACCTTGTAGAGTATTTTTTAGAACGGTAAAAGGAATATCTTATTACTTTATTGTAAGTTTCTTGGAAAATAGTCCGTTTGAGATGTTTATTGACATAAATGAAGATAACATCTTTGACGAGGATGGAGAATGGGTTGAACGCCGTCGCATTATACCTAAGACTGTAAAGGAAGGCACATTAAAGAAGTTGGGTAAGGCTACATTCGAGTTTGTGTCTAAAGATGAGAAATTTACATATAAAATTGTAAAAGCCAACGAGTCTTCAGATAAAGCCACATTAACAGCCCTTGCTCGCTTGGTGGCTTTGAATTTGCAGTCCGGTGTATCAGTGAAAGAGATAATACATCAGCTATCTAAAACCGAAGGGGATTTTACTTCAATCGTGAAAGCAATTAACAAAGTATTGTCTCAGTGTGCTGGTAAAGTTGATCTTGGAGAAACATGCCCTGTTTGCGGAGGTAAAGTGTTACGTGAAGAGGGATGTAAAAAATGCTATGCATGTGGATGGTCTGCATGCGGCTAATCTAAACTTAACAAACGACGGACAAGAATCACCTGTCCGTCGTTTTTAAAAAACATGAGAGAAAGCGAAATTAATTTACCCCCCGTGAATATGGATTTGCCATGTCCTAAATTGGCAGATTTTTGCGGAGATTTATCGTATAAACGTTGTAAGGATGATCTAACGCCTGAAAACGATAATGTAGTATTTTTAAATGGTGTAGGCAGGTTAAATGCGGATATAATGTTTTTAACGGCAGCTCCATTAAAAGAGGATGTGGATGCGAGATATTCTACGCCTATGCATTTAAAATCGGGCGCCGGTGAAATGTTTCGCGCAATATGTTTGCAAAATGGAATTGATATTGATGACTGTTATTTTACGTCATTAATAAAGTACGGAATAAAACAAAAGAATTTAAAAGGTTGTAAAAAGGATATCGATTATTGTTTGCCTTTGCTTCTGGAAGAGTTTCAGTATTGTCATCCAAAAATTATAGTTTGCGTCGGTACGGAAGCGTGTGACTTTATTTTAAATTATAAAATAAGCGTATCAAAATTGGAAGAGGCGTGGTTTTTTAGTCAAGAACACAACGCTCATGTTTTTGTAATTAGCAGTATTTATAATGCCTATTATAAGCCTGAATTGTACGATAAATTAGATAAAGAGATAGGCATGTTGGCTGACTTTTATGATCATTTTCTACAAGGCAAGCCAATCGAACAGATAAAGTGCGACTATCAATGTATTTCAACTTATTCACAGCTATCCAATTTGTTAAATACTCTTAAGTCTGAAGGTTATAAATTATTTGGAGTTGACTGCGAGTGGGGTAAACAATGTTTTGTAGACGGATATCTTAGATCGATACAATTTGCTTGGGCTCCAGGCAAGGCAGCTTATATAAACTTTAATAATGAACAAGCTGAGTGGGTTTTTGATGCTCCAAAAGAAGCGGTATGTAAATTATTGCAAGATTTTTTTAATTACCCCGAAGTGCATTTTGTAGGGCATAATGGAGCGGCTGATGCTCAATGGATGTCAACGCATTTGGGACTAAATGTGTATGACGGCAAGTTTATTTTTGACACCATGTTTGGTATTCAGACAGCTGATGAATATGCTGATCAAAAGTTGGAAAAATTAGCTGCCAAATATACAGATAAAGGCAGATATGATATTGATCTGATTCTATGGAAGAAAAATAATAAAGGCGTATCTTTTGATGAAGATGAGGGATATGGACAAGTTCCTTTGGAAATTCTTTATCCATACGGTTGTTCGGATGCTGATGTAACTTTAAGGCTATATCCGATTATTAAGGATATGTTGATTAAAGACGGCACTTATGATTATTTTATGAATATTAAGTTGCCGTTTGTTATTGATGGATTTACCTCCATGTCTATTGCAGGCGTGCCTTTTTGTACCGAGGATGCCAATAAAGCGCGGATAGCTTATCTGGCCGCAGGCGTAGTTATGCAAAAGTTGTTTATGCAAATGCTTAAAAAAGAGGCATATGATTTGTTTTATACGGAAGTGTCAAAAATTCCGCAGGAAACGCCTGTAGCGAATATAGCTGAAATTCAAAAGTTTTTTGATGATGGAAGATCTTTTGAAGATATTTTTAATCTGTTAAAAAAACTTTATGGGCGCAAAGCATTGCCTTTATTGCCATTTGTTGAACATTATTACTATGTGGATGCCTTTAATCCTAATTCTGCAGAGCATAAAAAGAAATGGTTGTTTGATGTAAAGAAATATACGCCTATTAAAACAACTAAGCCGGAAGAGGGTAATGCAATACCCTGGGAAAGAGTATTAAAAATGTCCCCAGCTAAGCAAAAAAATTATAAGCCTGCTGTGGATAAAGATACTCTTAAAATATTTGCGGATAAAGGAGATGATTTATGTCTGCATTTATTGCAAATGAATGCAATTAATCAGATAACCAAGAATTTCTTAAAGGGTGAAGAAGGCGGGTTGCAAAAGTTTTTAACTTCGGATGGAAGGCTGCATTCCAACTTCGTTATGACCGAAAGCTCCAGGCCACGATCGTTTAAGCCCAACATCTTAAACATACCAAGATATGTTACAGATTACATAGACAAGGGTTTCACGAAAGTATTAAAGTATTTTAATATTACAGATAAATCTGATTTGTCGGAATTTAATGAAGATAATTTTAATGAAATCGTAAATTCTTTACGTGAAACTTACGGCATTACCGAAAATATAACGATAAAAGATATGGTGCCTGCACCGTTGCGCTGGTGCTTTAAAGCGCCTGAAGGGTATTGTTTTGTAGACGCAGACTATGCTACAGCGGAAGTGTGGTCGATTGCATATTTGGCAAATGATAAAAAGTTAATTGCGACTTTAAATGACCCTGATCCACAATTTGCATTTAAAAAGATGCCCGATGGATCAGAAAAACAAGTGCGTATAGCATACTGTGATGACATTGTTGAATTTACTGAAGATGCAAAAGATCCTACACTGCTTGTAGATCCTAATGATCCTGATTTGGTTAGAAATAATGATGGGTCTCTAAAGCATCCGAAACAAGATGTCCACTGGGTTGCAGTGGAAAATAAATTTATGCTTAACACACCCCGAGAAAAGTTAAACAAGAAGAAGACGAGAGATGCTGCGGGAAAAGTAGCTAATTTCTGCTCCGGAGAAGAAAATTATATTTATTCCATATCTAAGGGTGGATATGTTAAGGCTAACACTATTCAAGTAGGAGATTATTTAAAATCTCCGTTTGATGCCACAAGAGTACTTAATGTTGTAAGGTTAAAGGATCAAGAATGCTATAGGGTACGCTTTAGTAATGGCGTGCTAGCAACATTTAAGAGTGATCATAAACTGAGGGTTTCACGTAATGGTGGAGACAATGACTACGAGAAATGGGTAAAGGTGGAAGATTTAAGTATAGGCGCCGACGTTCTTTCTTATAGCTTTAATATTCCATTCGGGAAACAGGATGTTAATGTAATCCACGACGTAGATTATTTCGTGAATGATATTATTAGTAACTCTAGTAACATGTCGTATAGACTTCCTTGCGAGTTATTTGTGTGTGACACATCCATAAAAAGTGAAATCATTCGTAAATTGTTTAAGGAAGGAGAACAAAGTTTTGAGTCTCCTAACGATGATCTACTATCCGATTTATCAGTCTTAGCATCTATGGTATGCTGTAGTACAACCTTAGAGGGTGATCATAAGTTGTCATTAACTTATTTAGACTATTTCTTCTTAGGAGAAACTATAGATACAATTAAAGTAATATCAAAAGAACTGATTCCTTCATATGACGTAATAGCTATTGAGTGTGATACACATAAGTATATAGATATGACCCTTTTGTCACATAACTCTATACCTTATGGTGCAAGTCCTTCTTTGCTGGAACGTAATATTGAAATAGCATCAGGTGAAAAACCTGAACCTGGTACGGGACAAAAACTTATTGATGCTTATATGAACACCAAACCGCAAGTTGCGGAATTTTTGGAATGGTGTAAGTCTCTGCCTGACGGGCAAGGATATTATCAATCGCCTTCGGGATTTAAAAGACATTTTAAAGTGCCGCCTTTGGATGCTCAAATGTCGGATGATCTTAGAGAAAGTATCATAAGCAAACTTCGTCGAGAAGCCTGCAATATCGGATTGCAATCTTTGGTTGCTGACTCTTTAGCAAGGGCCATACCATCGCTAAATGCCAGTTTTAGAAAGATGAATATGAAGAGTAGGGCAGTAATTCCTTTATATGACGCTATTTATATTTTATCTCCTTATGATGAAGTTGATTTGGCTGTAAGTATGCTGAAGTTTTTTATGTCTGAGAATAATTATTGGGACCTAAAAGGTGGACGCTTGCGTTATAGCATTGATGTTGAAGTTACAAAACGGTGGGGTACAGAACCTTCCGAAGAAGAACACAAAGAACTAACTGAAGGATTAAAAAACGCTTGCCAGACGTTCAAGCTTGCGTAGCGTTGGCAGGTACACAAACACAAGAATATACACATAAAATATGGCTTATTTGAATCTATCACAATCATCTATGAATAATACAAAACAAAATTCAGTTTTATCTTCGTTTTTTCGGAATAATATTCCGTGGGTTAGGCTAGCTCCTCCTCGTGAAAACGAACCGAATATGATTGTCCGAATACTTCCGGGCATGGATTTTTCATTTCAGAATAATACAGAAGCTTTGCTAAGTTCTACAGAACCTTTTAAAACAGCATCTGGACAATATACATCTTGGGCGCAGTTTGTAAAAGGTTATATGTTTTTTGGCAGTTTTAAAATGCATTTGTTATCGCCTGATACTTTGGATATGACTTCACATACGTATCCAAGAAGAGGCGCAGACGCATTTTGCGATTTAAGGAGTTTTATTTTCTTTAACACAGGAAAATATGCAACAACAAATCCTCTTACAGGACAACCTACAATTACGCCCGAAGAGGAAGAACTAATTAAGTATAGGCCATATTCGCCTAATAATACTGCTGCAAATTTTGAATCAGTTAAGTTACCGAGTAAACCTCGTACATTTGTTTTGTCTAATATCCTGCATCGCAATCCTCAAACGGAGCAAATGGAGCAGAAGATAGGCGTATATAGTGAGCAAATGTTCCAGACGCTTGTTCAAATTGTTAAACAGCAAATTGCTGCCAATTCCGGTTTGCCTGCAGTGTCGGCAAATTATCCTGAATTACTTTTTGGAGATGTAACTGATCAGGAAACAGGATGTTTGCTTGAAGTAAGGTATTGTCATAATACGTTAACAAACAATAGAATACTCACTCTTACCCCTTCGAAAGATCCAAATAATGAAACACGTTTGGGCTATTCACAATATCCAGTTTCGGATGATATTCTGAAGAAAAGGTATATATTATGTGATCCTGAAAATGTTTTGGAGATCTGGACTTATCAGCAGCAGCTCGATTTGCTGTGCAAGGATCCTATGTTCCCGATTGACTTGTTGAAAAAGGCTAAGGATAATGGAGTCTTTAAAGATGCAGAATTACATCTGGAATTGCGAGAAGAAGGTTTGGAAATGCTGGCAAGGCGTGAATCGTCTAAGCGAAATGCTGCTGAAGGCATCTATACACCTCAACCTGGTGTTGCCAAAGCCGCCGCAGCCAATCGTCCAATGCCAACAATACAAAAACCTGTGATCCCGATTCCAGCAACAGATAAAGCTGCAGCAAATCTACCTCCTGTGAATGTTGAAGCTTTGAATACAGCTTCTATATCTGCTAAAACGGCTGTGGAATCGGATTTGATTGTAGAAGATTATAAAGAGGAATCCCAAAATACTTCTCCAGTTGTGGCAGATGTTAAACCTGCGGAAACTGTCAAACGCTCAGTTCACGGGGAACCTTATACACCAACATCAAATACGGATATTCCTGAAGACACTGCAACATTGAGTCGTGCTAAAGCTTCGCTATCTGCAGAAGACTATGAAAAGTTTCGTACATTGCATATGGTAATGATAACGAATCCGCAAAAAATGACTCCTCAAACAATGATGGAGTATTTTCAACTTAACGCTAAAATACAGTAATTTAAATGCCTAGAATTAAAAAGGATCAATCAACATCGGAGGCTAAACCCTCCGATGTTGTAAGAGATGTTTTAGACGACTCTGGTATTTCTTTAAGGGCCATGGGCACAAGTAAGAAAGCCAGTTTAGCCGGTTTAAGTTTGAGCCAGTTTTTAGAAGAAGAAGCTGTGCCTGCTTTGCCGTTTGAATCGCCTTTGTTACAATATACATTTGCAAGTACAGGTATTAATACAGGTACTGCATTGGAAATTATTGGAGAAGATGGGATTGGCAAAACTACTATGGCTTTGTCTTTAGTTGGCATGGGATTGAGAAATCATCCGTATGCAGTTGCTTTATATTTAAATTCAGAGGGTAAAAATAAATTATTTAGCGAAGATCGTATTGCTTCTTGCTTAAGTCTTAATAAGCAGGAAGCAAAAGATATGATTGCTAATCGCGTGCGCTGGAGTGAAGTTGCTACGTTAAATCACGCACTGGAATCCATTCTGAATTTTGGGCGCGTAGTACGCGAAAATTTGGATAAGCGAGGAATTAGCAGAAACGATTCGCCAATTTTTGTGGTTTTGGATACCTTGTCTAAATTGATGCCGAAAAACGAAGCGGCGTTGCTTGGTTTAGGGGACAAATCCAGTAATCCTGCAATTAATTCTTTGGAAGATACCTCAAATCTGGAATTTGCCAGAACATTGCAGCGTTGGTCAAGGGCTATGGCTTATAGCCTTGAGGAGTATGGTATTTGTTTAATTTTGGTGTCCCATCAAAATACTAAAATTGAGATGAATACTTTTGCTGCAAGATTTTTATCTCAGGCTGCCTTGAAAGAAGATAATCGAACAAAAATCGGAGGAAATGCTTTAAATCAAAGTGTAACTTTACAGTTTACTTTAACTAAGGGAAAAATTTTAACGAGGGAAACTTCGACAAGTAAAACTCCCATAGGTCAAATTGTGAAGTTAAAGGTGGTAAAAAATTCTCTCTCGATTCCGCATCGCGATTGTCTGTATGTATTAAATATAGATCATAGTTTTGATACGGAGGAAGAATGGGATCAGCCGTTAAAGTTTGATTACGGCTTGCCGGAAATGTTTATTAAAGAACGCTTGTATGGACTAAAAGTAGCTTCAGTTCAAAAAGATACATTTACGTCTAAAGCTTTGAATATAGATAGCGCTCCTCGGCAGGATGTAATATCAGTACTTAAACCTTTAATATCTGATGTTTTAGATGAGTTAAATATACGCGGGCATGATCGTATACAAGACATACGAGATGTGGATATCGAGGAAGATCAGGTGTTGGAGGGCGATGAATCTGAAGTAAATACTCCTGAGGGTTCTCAAGAAACTGAAGAAACATTTGATGATATTTCAGATGCAATAGGACCTTCTTTTGATAAAGAACCTGCGGAAGAGATTACATTAAATGCGGAAGTTACTCCGAAAAAACGAGGTCGAAAACCTAAAGTAAAAAAAGATAAGGATGACGAAAGGGATCTCTAACTTTTTATTGTATTCCGATCATAATTATCTTCAATCGTTAAAAAAATTAACTGGCGTTAGGCTTCCTCCTGAGATTCAAACAATGGAGGAAGCTTTATTTTATCACGTAAGTCAGGTAGGTGACCTAAATTTGCCTTTAGATGAAGATAATTTAATTGTTGTTTATGAGAGTATTAATCCTGTTTTGGCATTTGTTAATTCTGCAGTTACGGGCAAGTTAAATACTAAAATGTTTAATTTATTGGACTCTATTTCAACAGATCCAAACATGATTATGGTTTTGGCGGATACAAGCTTTATGCCACCAAATAATCTTTTTGCGTATTCTCCTAGTACCAAACTCAGGAAACATGTTACGTCTAATACGGACGCTGCTGTATTCACAATGACTTCTGCAGATTATACTTTGGAAAAATATAATTCCAAAGAAGATCTGGAATTTATTCCTGAATGCAGACAGCTGATTTCTTTGAAATCATTTTTACTACAACTTTAAAGAATGTTGCTTAACTTACTAAAATTTACAAGTAAAGTTTAGTTTATAATCACTAACTTTTAATAAAATGTACTACGACCTTTGTCCATGTGATGGCATAATCATAATGGATAAGGTTTTATTAGAGTTAGTGAAACAAAAAAAGCTTACATATCATGAGGCGCTAACGAACGAAAAATATAGGAAATATGTCTATTGGTATGAGGCATATCCTTTATCAACAGACGAAAATAGCCAATCAGACTGTACTCGAGAATCGAGATTTGACAATTTAAAATCAAAATTTGCTCGACGAAAGCTGTCACGGTTATATCAAACTATAGAATTTCGACGACGAACGCGCAAACCTTATGATCAAAATAAATCTTCAAAGCGTACATCATAATCGGCACAAGACAAATACCACCTATCTCTTCAGGTAGGTGCCC